TGTATCCTTAAATGCGTTTGTCGACGTGTCCGATGGTTTGAATGTCGCTGGTCCAACCACCGTGACCACTTTACAAGCCTCTAGTGATGTGTCACTTAACGCCAATGTTGAAATAGCAGAACATTTACTAGTAACAGGCGATGTATCCTTAAATGCGTTTGTTGACGTGTCTGATGGGTTGAATGTCGTTGGTCCAACCACCGTGACCACTTTACAAGCCTCTAGTGATGTGTCACTTAACGCCAATGTTGAAATAGCAGAACATTTATTGGTAAAAGGCGATGTATCCTTGAACAAGGATTTGTACGTTGATGGTGAAACACGTTTGGTAGGCACAGTCACTATTGATGGGTCTTTGAATGTAAATGAGTCTTCTTATACTTACACCAAAACGACCATAAATAGCGTAAATTTGGATGTAAGCGATAACATCATAAAAATAAATGTAAAAGACATTTCAAGTAACCAAACTACCAATTTGCCTTCTGGTATTATGGTTCAAGATTCTAGTGATAATGTATTTTTTGGTTACAGTGGACGAAAAGAAGGTCAAGAACATAGTGATAAATTCATCATTACAAAAACACATTATGATGAAAGCGCACAATCCGATATATCGTTGTCTTACGATGATTCAATTGATGTGTTTATGAATGGTTCATTAGAAGTAAGTGGAAATGTAGTAATAAAGGGTTCATTAGAAGCTGCTTCTATGGTCGGGTTTGCTTACCAAGCTTTAGGCGAAACGAATGATTTATCGGCTGGTGAATTTCCTTTTGCTTATGGTGCCGGAGCATATGACCAAGATGAAAATTTTGGATATCCCATTTTAATCAAAAGTGATTTAGTAAAAGTGGGTCTTATGTTAAGCGATTTATCGATGGATAGTGGTGATGCGTCTATAAATGATGTAACGTTTGAAATAAATGGTACATCCGTGTCATTCGATTGGAATGATTTGAGTGGTTATTGTGGAAAAACGACCAAAACATATCCAACCAAAGACGTACAAATACCTTTGGATGAAGGAGATATGGTAAATGTCGAATGTACATCATTGACTTTGAATAATTTTCCTACCAGATATGATGTAGTCGCCGTTCAAAAAGCGCGTATAATAATGAAATTTTTAACTACTTAAATATATAATTTATATCATGTCAATGATAACCATTGAGATGATGGGAGGTCTTGGGAACCAATTGTTTCAGATTGCTTGTGTTTTGTCGTATAGTTTGAAAAATAAAAAAACCTTTTATTTTGAAGATAAACTACCAACTCGTAATGACAGACCCTTTTATTGGGACAATTTACTGAGTTCACTAAAAATATTTTTAAAACCATCTATTCGTTTACCAATATACAAAGAACCACAATTTCATTATACTCCAATACCTTATATAGAAGAATCGTTCAAGTTGTGGGGATATTTTCAGTCTTATAAGTATTTTAAAGAACATGAACAATCTATATTCCGTTTGTTAAAAATACGAGAAACTCAACAAAAATATAGTCCAACAAATAAGGTCTCTTTGCATTTCAGGATTGGGGATTACAAAGATATACAAGAACATCACCCACTATTGACGATGGATTATTATAAGAACGCAATGAAACAACTTATACGCGATACGCAAAAGGATAATTGGAATATACTTTATTTTTTTGAGGAAAAGGACGCGTCTTATGTAAATGAATATATTGACCAGTTGAAAAAAAACTATCCTAAACTAACGTTTGAATCAGTAGACCATAACTTAAAAGATTGGGAACAAATGATACAAATGAGTTTATGTAAACACAACATAATAGCAAATAGTTCATTCAGTTGGTGGGGGGCATATTTAAATCCATTTGAACCAAACGTATATTATCCTAAACAATGGTTTGGTCCAGCACAAGGTAATAAATCTATGAAGGATTTGTTTCCTTCTCATTGGAGTCTTATACGTTAGAGTTATCTACTTCATAATTATTTGTAGATTTGGATACTTCTTCAAATGATATTACAGGTTCTTCTTTGCGTTTCGGTGATTCGTGTATAGACTCTTCTTCGGTTGCAATAGAACTATCGTCATTATTCGACAATGGATAAGGCATATGAAGTATATTATGGTTTTTTTTACTGGAACCGTCATCGCTTATTTGCATAATTTTTTCACCTTTATTTACTAGTTCAATATTTTTAAAATAGGTTTGTTCTATTTTCATAATATCAATTAAATTTCTTTGAGACATTTTCAAGTATTTTTTGCGTATATCGGGATAAACACTTGTTTCTAATTTTTCTAACGCGTCATTGTATTCTATCATAATTTCGTGATCGAGAATATCGTGATTTCTACATTTATTCAATGTATTGGTCAACAAGGACGTAGACTGAATCAACGTTTCCATTTGTTCAGGGAATTTCTTGAATTTTATTAAGGCGGAAATAGAGGCAATAATAGAAGATAACCCAATAGGCACCAAGGCTACCAAATTATTATCCCATCCCATTTGTATTTTCATCGATTCAAACATACCTGTCATTAGAGACAACACAATAACACATTTATTCCAATCGTCATTGTCTTTTTTTAATTGTTCATGTGCCAAACTCAACGCATCTCGTTTTGCTTTCAAGTCATTTATTACTTCGCGAATATTATCTTTTTCCATTATATATACACATTAGAAATTACCAACACCTTTTTGTCACGCATTTTATGAAAAGTCGGTTCCACCATAGAAACAGATTTGGTATTATTCATTAACACCAAATTATTTATATTATAAAACGTTTGAAAAGGTTCCTTTAGTTGCTCATACAAATTCATAATCATACCATCATGAAAGTAAAACCGAGTTTCGCTACAATTTTTTACGCTTGTCTCCAAATGTTCTATAAATTTGTAATAATTGGAATTCATTGCGGACTTGTCTAAATTTATCACCTTTCACAGATTTGTCATAATATCCTGATGTGCTATATAACCAATTGGTTAAATTCATAATTTGTCTCATAATAATTTGTTTTTCACCTTCATTTAATTTGACGTGTTTGTATACCCAATTTAAAAAAAGTAATCCAGATTCGGTCATACCTAGACGCACGATTTTACTCATTTCGTATTATACTCGTAAAAATATATACAATCAAATAGTTGAATATATTATGTCTGATAAAAAATATATCTATTTTGAACCAAGAGGTCGTTTAGGAAACGCATTATTCAGATATTTTGCTATTGTATTAATATTACAATATAATCCACAATTTTCATATGGTGGTATAAATTTACATAGACGTATTGCTACCAGTTTAGGTGATCATTTGTATAAAGATATTATAACAAATAATCATTTCGAATTATCCAAAATAAATAATAATATATCATTTGGTGGATATTACCAATTTCAAGAGATTTCTAATTATAAAGATCAAATTAAATCTTTTTTACATAATAATCAAGAACATATAATTTATAATTATCCCTACGAAGAATTTAAGATTTCGGATATTATTAATAAACCGGCTATATTAAAGACCTATAACATAGTACTACACATTAGATTGGAAGATTTCATTGAAAATGGAGAATACATAACATGTGATAATATTATCAGATTATTAAATAATCTTACACCTATTTTTTTTCATAATAGTACTACAGCAATTGTTGTGAATAAACCAAAATCATCGTTTGAATTAAATTATATCGAACAAGTTAAATCATGGTTTAGTGACAACCATATTTCTATCATTATCGAATCGAATGATATACTAACTGATTTTCATATTATGAAAGAAGCCAATAAATTAATATGTAGTAATAGCACAGTATCATGGTGTGCGGCATTATTATCAGATACTATAGACATTTGTTATATGCCAGATTATAAAATTAGAACAGATAGAACTCATCAAACACTTAAGTACCCTATAAAAAATACTATTTTATACTCAATATAATAAATAATTATTTAAAAAAAATATACTACATATATAAATGAATATTTTATTTGATGTAGTTATTTGTGTCGGTCCAAATGACAACGACGTGATAGAGAGTATGATTCCGTATTCCAAAAAGAATATAATTGGATATAGAAATATTTACCTAGTATGTGCTAATCCAATAATTAATATAGAGGGTACTATTACAATTGATGAAAAAATATTTCCTTTTAATATAAATGATTTAATTCAAAAATTTGGTAAACATAATAGAAACGGTTGGTATTTACAACAATTGTTAAAATTTTATGCAGGAAACGTTATTCCTGGTATTTTACCAAACTATTTAATCGTGGATAGCGATACACATTTTCTAAAACCAACATCATTTATGGATAGTGATGGTAAATATATATACACAACTGGTACTGAATATCATAAACCATATTTTAATCATATGAATAAATTACATCCATCGTTAAAAAAAGCACACCCTTGTTCTGGTATTGTACATCACATGATTGTTAATAACAATATTTTGAATGAGCTAATGAAAATAGTAGAAACGAATCATAATACTAATCCGTTTTGGAAAATATTTATAAATATGGTAGATCATGTTGATTTTCCACATAGTGGAGCTTCTGAATATGAAATATACTTTAATTATATGAATATATATCATCAAAATGATATTATAATTAGAGAATTAAATTGGAAAAATGCATCTAGTATAAATGATAGTAATAAAGAATGTGATTATGTTTCCATTCATTGGTATATGCGAATATAAACATTGACTTATGACATGTTATTATATTACAGTGACATGAATAAATAATCGTTATGAGTTCCATCCCATCCAGGATTATCTTCTTTATTATAATTTGAAAAATTACAACATAATTTATAATTATTTTCAGTTAAATAATTATGTATATTATCAAAATTTACATTGTATATTTCAATTAATAAATAGGTTGGTCTATACTTATTTAAATTTAATCCTTTTAACACTTCGAATTCATATCCTTCAACATCTAGCGATAATAAATCTATATTCTTTACATTTACTCCATCTAATATTTTTCTAGAGTAGTTACTGATATTTCTATATTAGAATTATCGATACCCTTTTGTCTAATCCCATCTATTGATGCCATTAAAGAATTATTACCAAAATTTCCTTTTGCTGTATTTCCAATATAATCATTAGATACACACCCTTTGTTTATACATATAGATTTTGGACGATTCTTTACACATAAATTATATCCTTTTAATGAAGGTTCAATTAATATTCCTTTCCAGTTGCGATAAAATTCAAAAAATGCGGTATTACTTTGAGTTAATCCATCATTACCGCCCAATTCTATATAAAACCCATCTTCTTTTTGGTTAAATAATTTATCTAATAATTTATCAAAACATTGCTTTTTATTATTACAATGAGAAAATGATTCCTCCATATGTATATTTACATATTATTTAAAAATAATTCAATATATATATATGGATATAATTACAGGAGAAAAAATACAAAATATATGTGATTATTATATTGGAACAAATCGTGATTTTAAATATAATCCAATCATTCGGGATCAAACATCAAAACATATAAATATTGATAATTTCAACATAGAATATATAAAAACCCTAAAAATAAATAATATATTTTGTTATACTCATATAATCGATAGTGAAATTATAAATTTACCTACTCGTATTTATGATTTAAAAAATATATTATCGAATATTTCAACCAAATTTAATATATTTCTTCATAATTCAGATGGTTCATTTAAAAAAAAACATACAGAATTATTAAAAATTTCTAATCTCAAAAAAATTTATACTCAAAATTTATCCATAGAACCAGATGAAAGAATTATTCCTTTGCCTATTGGCATCACTAATAGTATGTGGAGTCATGGTAACTTAAATATATGGAAACGCGTATTAGAAACTAATATTTTGGTAAATAAATCAAATTATATCTATTTTAATTTTAAGATTACTACAAATATAATCAAACGAAAGAAATGTTACGATACAATCATATCTAAAAAAATACCTAATCTGCCAAATACCGATTATTTAAATTACCTAACTATTTTATCTTCCTATAAATTTGCAATTTGTCCAGAAGGAAATGGACTAGATACACATCGATTTTGGGAATGCCTTTATTTAAAAGTGATTCCAATTTGTTTAAAAAATCATATAACCGAATATTACAGTAAGAATTTTCCTATTGTATTACTGGATGATTGGACTGAATTAAATATAGACAAAATCAATGAAGTATTTGAACACGCCAATTGGGATAATCATCATATGTTAAATTTAGATAATTATATGAATTTTATTTTATAAAAATTGATTTTTCCATAATTATTAACATAATATAAATGAACATGAATGAGCAAATAATCGAATATTATAACGAACATCATCCTGAAAAACCTATTTCCAATATAGATGATATGCCTATTCCAACTGAAAATATTGTTAATCTTATAAAAATGTTTATTGAACATAAAATAGAAAATATAGAAAATCCATTTGGAATTTGTAAGGTAAATACCGTTTTATTGGATAAAGATACAATTCTTCCAAAGATTGAATTGTCTTTGTATATTGTGAATGAAACTCTTTATAAACTTACTATTGAAGAAATAAATATAGATGAACTTTTGGAAAAACTAGGTATACCTCTCAAAATAGCATGGTTCTTTTGGGAATATGGTTCTAGATATGAAACCGTAAAAATGGATGATGGAACACACACAACATTATTTAAACTATATGCTTATCAATGGTAAATGATTCATAATATAAATAAGAAATATTTTATTTTTATACTAATTTATTTTAGTGTAAAAATTGAAAATTAATTTATGCATAATAAATCATATAATGAGTTGCCAAAATGTGTTGTTCCAAGAAAATGTTGCTCCTACCACATATTTTCCCTTAAATTATTTAATTGAATATGGAAAGCAATTATGGGGAGAGTTTGAATATCATATGGAAGAGGATATTATTGAATATATAGAAATTTTTCAAGAATATCTACCAAATCATATACGCTTGTTCAAGGATCACTGGCAATTACACCGTCTTAGTTCTACTAATCAACATACATGGTTGTTCATGGTTAAAATAAAAGAAAATGTATCACATGAAAGTGTCACTCGTTTCAATTCATCTATAAGAACTCATAGATTTCATATGTATGGACGAAACGGACTTATTTATGAACATACTGATTTTCCGACAAATCCAAATGTTTTGAATATTGCGACATAAAAAATATTTATTTTTGTTGGAAAATGATATTCTTCTATTATGAAGATGTTTATTATAATCCAAATTATTTTGTATCATATAAAATCTTTTATAAATTGTTGATACATTTTATAAAATTTTTCTTCTATGCTTATTGGTAGAGTTATTATATTATCTAAATTATTATACTTCATACAATTATTTTTTATAGAATATGACCATAAAGGATTATTATTTTTATGATTTATAATAATATACAGAGAATCTTTTTTGTATAAAAATTCATTTATATAATCATTCAATTCATCTGGTATATTTAATACTATCTTATTCTTAAACATTTTATGCAATGTCACCGATATTTCATAATTTGTTATTGAACATTTTTTTTTCATTATAAATGATTCATCTATATCTGAAATATTTGTAGAAATGATTTGTTTTAATATTTGTTTTGATAACTCCATTTTGTATTGTATATTATCTATTATTTTATTCAATTTTATATCAAAAATATATTAGGATAAATCGTACCAAATAATGTATCTAACTAATATTCATTATAATTATATTGTAGTGATAACCAATTCACCATTCAAATCTAGTAACATATCTCTTATATTTACAATAATTAGCGAACATAAAAATGTATATCTTTTTATATTGAAAATATATACAAATCAAAAAAAAACATTTTTACAATAGGATATTCCTTATTATTATATGTTGATTTTTCTAGGTTATTTTTTTAAATTATAAATCCTTTTATATAATTGTTTAAATACATCTACATCATACATTCTATTTAAAGATTTTACTCTAAAAAATAAAATATTGGATATATCATCTGGAACTTGTTGATTAATATCATCCATTATCAACTCATGATAATTTGTAGGTAATGATATAAGTGGTATTCCTATTCGTTTTAATATTTCTGATATAATTACATCGTCATTGAGATTATTATTATATACATCTTTATACAACGTATAATCACATAATTTTAAAGCATTTATTTTTGATAATATTATAGATGTACCACTGATAAAAGTATTAAATGGCCTATATCCAATAGCTATATTATTGTTATCAAATATTTTAGTATCTATTAACCTATAAAGGTTATCTAAATTATAAAATGAAGATAAATTTGTTCTAATTACAATATCATAATCATAGTTATTATTTATATAATTTAACGATTCTATTGTTTTTTTTAATATACCTGGAATTAATGATTCTTTACCCCTAACATAAATGTTATTTTCTTTTACTAATATACTATCTGGAATAGATTCATTTAACTGTATAAAAAAATATTTTAAATTGTGACTATCTTTATATAGCTTACAATATGAATTTATTATATATTTCATTTCATTATAACATTTATTATCTTCACTAGCAATAATTAAAAGAATAATATTTTTCATATATATATATTAAATATAATATATTCATTTTTTAACATTTAATGTTGTTTTTATAACACCTTTATTTTGATATTCTGGTAAATTTATATTAAATATATGATTATTCCTACAAAATATAAATCTTTGCTTTCATCATTATAATATACATATATGAGGTGTGTTTTGATTCCAAAACGAGTGATAGATGAACAACATTTAAAATCTACCATCAACCACATGTTAAAAATATATCATAACACCACTTTTCGGGATGTTCGTTTTATAGACAACGACATCACCAATCTTCAACGCTCAAATCTAATCATTTTACGCCCTTTAGAACCAATTGGAGAGATGTGTAGGTAAATGTATATTTCAAATTGACTTAAACAATATACACAATTATAAACAACAATGCTACCAAATTATCAACAAGGCAAGGTGTATAAAATGGTAATGGGCGACTTAATATATATTGGTTCAACGTGTCAAAAGTATTTGTGTCAGCGCTTGGCACAACACACGAAATCATACAATTACTGGTTAGACACACAAAAAAAAGTATGTTATATGTCGTCCTATGAGTTGTATAAAACAGGCAAACCAATCATAACATTATTGGAGAATTGTCCTTGTAATTCAAAAGACGAGTTGTTGGCGTGTGAGTATAAACACATTCAACAATTCAATTGTGTCAATAGGCGAATGAAAGAATTTCCCGCATATGGTTGGTGGGTTCAATCGTAAAGAATACAAGGCACAACATAGGAACGCATATAAGGCGTCATATCGTAAGGCCTATGAAAAGCGTCGTCTATTGGAACGCTTGACCTACAAGCATATTGAATACGTTCAAGTGTCGTATGATATAGGGCAAATTATTTAAATATATTACAAAACATGTATATCTTTTAATCCAACCGATGTTCCATATGAATCATGAGGAGATGTTCTTCTAGTTCCATGTTCTGGTCTTCCTGTGGATGCACAAGTAAATAAAAATAAACCATTCGGTTTAAGTATATTATAAATTTTTAGAAATGATTCTTTATATTCTGGATCATGCTCAAAACATTCACTAGATATAATAGTATCAAATGTATTATTTTCAAATGGTAAATCTTTTGTTTTTGATACAATAGTTACATTCCTTCATATTTACAATTTTCAAATAATGAACGATTATTTCCATTTATATCTCCGGAACCTACATCTAAAACTGTTTTATTAATACAATATTCTTTCAAATTGTTTTTATAAATGTCAAAAAATCTATAGCTTGAATATGCATATATATATTATAAAAAAAATTTTAGATTTTTACAATGTATATGTAAATTAATTATTGGAACTTCATTATTATTAATAATAATATATGGAATTTTTTTATCATTCTCATTTTTCCAAATAAATGTATATTTTGAATAATCTATTACACAGGTTTCATTGACAAATCCTCTAGTATCACCATCCTGATTTCTTGGATCAATACCACCTAAGTATTGTCCAATTGCCGCCGCATCAAATATTGCATCATAAAATTTAAAATTTTTTGTTATCATATGTGTTACATCATTTTGATTATCTTCTATAAATATTGGTAATGTATCTACCCAATCACCCAAAGCATAATAACAATTTGAAAAATTTTCCATATCATTTAATTTTGGATTAAATATATCTAAACATTTTTTTAATATATTGTGATTAGGAATAAACATGAATCCAGGAATACATCTATCTTTAGAATCCATAGTTAATAATAGTTTATTTGTATTGTGAACATTATCTATTTTTTTATATATTAATACATCATTTTCAATATGAATTATATTGGTTATATTATATTGTTTCATATATTCGTATAGTGCTATAAATCTATAAGAAGTCAATTTCCAAAATCCATTTCTAAAAGTATTACTCATAGTAGAAATAACATTTACATAATCATCTATTAAATCTTCTATATTTATTACATGATTCTCTTTGAATAAAGGATTAAACTTTTTATCGGTTATAATTATTATATCACTATAACCGTGTTTTTTTAAATGGTTAATATTGTCAAATATATAAGATTGTAAATTATTCAACATAACTAATACAATTTTCATTATACAACTATAAATAACTTATTTATATTAATTTATCTATAATATCCATCCTAATTCTGTGCCATTTGTCTCGCCCACCTTCACCGCCATTGTGAGTCACTTGATTATCGTGTAATCTATAATGTAATAAAACCTCGGGAAAATTATAAATAAAGTCATATGTTTTTAACATACGTAATTCCATTTCAAAATCTTCGCACATCTGTTTTAAAGTGGGGTCATAATTACCTATTTCCAACATAGCAGATTTTCGAAAACATAAGGTTGGATGATTTAGAATCCAGTGCTTAGGGTTTTGTTTGTAACTTTTCCATAAAATAGAAGGATGATTGGTTACCCCTTTGTTATTGTTTTTGTCATCAAACATTTGTATTTGACCACCACACATATGAACATCTTTATAGTTTGTCATATAAATGAATTGTTTTTCTATACGATTGGGTACCATAATGTCATCGCTATCCATTCGCATGATTATGTCGTGACTACATAGTATTACTCCTTTATTCGATGTAAATCCCAATCCTCGATTACTATCATTTTCGGAATAAACTACTTTGGTAAATCGTGTTGTTTTTTCAAAATGTTGTAAAGCGTGTTTTAGAATCTTTGTATGGAGACCATCTGAACCATCGTTGATCCAAACCAATTCCATATGAAAACACCCTTCTTGATGTTTTATGGAGTCTAAACATTCTTTTAAATAAGTAGCTTTTGTATTTAAACTAGATATTAATATGGAAACATAGTCTTTAGGACATTGAAATTGGTTTGGTAAGGACATCTGGTTCATTTGTTCATAATTTCTTTTGGTAGAGCCCCATTCTTGATATGCATAAATTTTTCCATGTCCTTTGTATTCTGCGCCAGTACAATGAATCGGTAAAAAAGTATACGATGGAAATATAGTCATATCATCATAATGACCACTATTATACATTCGCGTTAATAATCCGGGTCCCACACTTTGCCAAGCCATTAACCCAGTTTTATCATAATCCACGCAGTTTTGTTTGATCCATTCAATGGCTTCTTTCACTAGAGGGTGTTTGGGTGGAAACCCCATCGTTCCAGTAGCAATCAAACCCTTTCGTAATGTTTCGTGTTCCCATCCAGAAAAGCATTTACAATTCATTAATACGTCGTCTATTTTATCGACGCAAATAGAGTCTGCGTCTAAAAATACACCCCCATATTCATACAAAATTTCCCATCGAATAATATCAGCTTGTCCATTGATTTCCTTCATTTCGGCAATTCGATGTTTACATTCCAATGTTATTTTGGATTGTATAAGACGTTCATCCCATCGTATATATTCAAAATCAGGATTCATTTGTTTCCACGTATCCATATGATTGGAAGGAGGTGGTTTCGGACCAATCCACAATTGGTGAATAATCTTAGGTATAGTCATTTATATTATTATAAAGGACTATTTAAATAGTAGCATATATATTATTATATGTATTCTATATTGAATATGTTATGTATTGGTCTGTTTTCATCATTATCTTTATTTAATCTTGTAAATGAAATGCCCCTTAGAACAATACTACTCACCTATTTTATTGTCGATTCATATAATAACAAATGGGATGTAGTATTACATCATATGTGTTATTCTATATTTACTATAGTATGTCCTTTTGAATATGTACAAAAAACGCTACTCTTTGAATGGAGCACATTATTTTTATTATTGTATAAACAATCATTACCCACCAAAGAATTATTTGTTGTACTTACACGACTTGTATATTGTCCCTATTTATGGTTTACTTTTACACACGAACATTATTTCATAAATCATTTGAGTATTCTAATACATGGATTGCATTTTCATTGGACGTGTAAAATAGTAAACCCTAAAATAAACACTATGTCCGGTTATTCTTCTATGTTGTTGATGCTTATACCACTTCACCGATTAAATTATGAGGTTTCTTTATAAACTTATTTGATCCTATATCTTCAAAGTCAGTTGAGTTTTTATTATCATGTGTTTCAGACCGATTTACTTTTGAGTTTAGATACGTGTATGATTATGTATATTTGTTTGGATTATTTGGACATATATCCATACATTAGTTTATTCTATGTTATATATAAAAGAGTTGGGTCAATTTGTTTACATCGATATGTGTTTGTAATTGCGGTGTCTAAATTATGTTATGTTTACAATGAAGTAATACCTTATGTAGTGATAGGTATTTATACTTCAATCTATTCTTACCGCGCATATTGGCATATATGCGCAGGCGTTATATTGAGTTATTGTTTTTATGAACAGGTGCCTAATTCAAACTTACTAAACACATAGAATGTAATACACGATGCAAAAAATAAGTAAACAACGACATAATTAAATTAGAAATAAACAATGGAATTAATTTTCTATCATTAGAAAAGGAATATAAAAGAGCTATAACATTGGTAATCACAAAAACAAGGGCTAAAATCATTAAAACCAAAAATAAATTACAAAAATCGACATTCAAAGGTCCAAACAAGGTATTATATAGATCCATATAATATATAGTATATTAAAAAATAAAAGAATGATATAAATAATAAAATCATATTGTATTATGTGTGGTATTATTGCGTGTTTAGGGCATAATGCTTCGCCATACATAATAAACGGGTTGAAACAACTTCAAAATAGAGGATACGATTCTGCTGGATTGTCTCTAATTCATGAAAACAGTTGGATTGTTCATAAATACGTGTCAGACCATTCGATTGAACATTTGGAAAACATAGACTATCCTATGTCAATCAATGGTATTGGACATACTCGATGGGCAACTCATGGTCCTAAAACGATCGAGAATTCGCATCCACATAAAAGTTATCATAATACATTTATGGTCGTTCATAATGGTATTATTGAAAATTATAAATTATTGAAAAACTTTTTAATAGATAAAAACTATGTATTTTATTCACAAACCGACACCGAAGTCATTGCGAATTTATTGGATTATTATTATGGACACACGCATAATGTAATGGATTCTATTGAGAAAACTATACAATCAATGGAAGGTACTTGGGGATTATGTATTCAAGTATTAAACGAACCCAATAGATTGTATTGTGTGAGACACGGAAGTCCGTTGTTGATTGGTAATGGTGGTAATTTTTCTCTGGTATCATCTGAATATAGTGGATTTTGTGGTAAAATAAATAAATATATAGAATTAGATTCGAATGATATTGCTAGACTAGAATATATAAACGACGCAATAACTCTTATCACGAAACAAAATTATACTTTACGAGACATTCCTTTGGAAATGTTTACAGAATCATGTGCCCCTTATATACATTGGACACAAAAAGAAATATATGAACAATCTCTTACCATATGGAATGTAACCAATCATGGTAGTCGTTATAAAAAGGACGGAACAATTGTTCTGGGTGGTTTAGACAAAGACCAATTGTCTAACATAGATCACATTATTTTGTTAGGTTGTGGTACATCTTATTTTTCAGCTTGTATTGGGTCAAAATATATGAAAAAATGGTGTCAGTTTACAAGTGTTCAAGCAATAGACGCAGGTGAATTTACCAAAAAAGATATCCCAAAAAAAGGAAAATGTGCATTTCTAATGGTGTCTCAATCCGGCGAAACCAAAGACCTACAGAAATGTATTGAAATGGTAGAAGGACATATTACAATTGGAGTGATCAATAAAGTAGATTCGGTCATTGCTCGGGAAGTAAATTGTGGGTGTTATTTGAATGCTGGTCGTGAAGTGGGTGTAGCCTCAACCAAATCATTTGTCTCACAAGTGACTTTATTGTCTATGATTTCTTTATGGTTTTCGCAACTACAGTGTGGTCTTCAATCATATCATTCAAAAATAATTCAAGATTTAATCCGATTGGCTCGTGATGTAGAAGAAACACTGAATCTAAACATGACCCCTTATGTAGGTTTATTTCATCAACATTGTTTTATTTTGGGAAAAGACTTTGATGAATATACGGCAAAAGAGGGGGCATTAAAAATAAAGGAACTCTCTTATATTCACGCCGAAGGATATTCTTCCAGTAGTTTGAAGCACGGACCCTTTGCCTTGTTGGAAGAACATTTTCCGGTCATTTTGATCGCACCTAGAGACAAACTTTGGCATAAAAATGAAAACAGTTATCAAGAACTAAAAACGCGTGGTGCAACTATACTCACCATAACTAACGAAGTTATAGAACGAGAAAATACAATTGTAGTATCCAAAAATAAAACGTATCAATGTATTTTGAATATGATTCCATTACAAAAATTAGCATATGAATTAGCTATTTCGCGTGGATACAATCCTGATAAACCGCGAAATTTAGCAAAAGTAGTCACGGTGGAATGATGGACGTAAAGACATCTTCTATAGGACTACGACACATCGGACAAGTGTTACTTTTTTGATACCATTTATTAATACAATCATAACAAAAGGAATGTTTACACAAGGTCATAGAATTGGCGTTTGTCTCCATACAAATAGAACATTCAGTGGTTTCAATATCTCGAAAGATTTTTATCAGTTCGGTATGATACATAATGTAACCATCTACCAATTCATATGAATAATTGGGATATACATTACATAACCAGTCTACTATTTCATAGTCTTGATGAATACACCTTTCCTTAAAGTAAGCATGATTGTTTTTAAATATTGGGATAGTTTCGAGACTATGTAACCATCTTAAGGTATCTATATGATTGGCATTAAAAAAAGATTTACAAATTAGTTTTTGGTTCAAAGCATTTCTATGATATATCCATTTTGCTAAAAATAATCCTTCTTTATATTCACACGCATATAAAAAGGCATATTCTATGTTAGCTATTTTATTTTCTATCATTAAATTATAAACCACTTCAAAGTGTCCATTTATACATAACCAATAAATACATTCGTCGTCTATATTGAATGAAGAGTCTATGTAACCATGTTTACAAAAATATTGAGCTAATTCAGGCGGAAAACACTGGACTTGTGAAAATAAATATTTGACAATGTCTAAATGCATGGTATCAATGGTTATCAAATATTGTAACATAATATACATATGATTTTTTTCAGCGGATTGAGACAAATATTGGACTATATCAAAATAACCATACAAACAGGCTAATTCAAAACCAATGCGTGTTATTGTATAATTCGTACATTGATACTTTTTGACTACATCTACATAATTTTTTAAGCACGCATTTATAAAATATTCATCACTTACTTCATCATATACATATCCATTGGATTTCATAATGTTCATATGTTCTTGATACATGTTGTATTCTATATAGTATTTAAAGTGTGTCAAATACCAACTCATAAAAGAGCTTTTATTATCCACCACATCGCGACTTATAATGGAAAATATATAATTATGATTGATATTCGAAAATAATGATTTATCCAACGTATACAACAATTGTAATGTTTTATAAGAATGTTGTATAAAACATTCGGTTATATTTATATCTTGTATCAAGGTTGAGTCTAAAGATAGAAAATAATACGATAAATCATACTGATTGTATGTAATTGCTTTTATAAAAAAGGGTTTTAATGGTATATTTGGATAGCATGATAATAACTCTTTTACAATAGGCAAAGTATCATAATGACATAAATAATACATACAATCCATAACTAGACCCTTATTTATAGGACAATGTTTCATAAGAAATAATATATTATTTTTTTTATGGTTGAATTTACAATAATGAATTAAATGATGCTCTTCTAGTACTATATCATAATGTTCGAATACATATTGTATAAAAGACCATGGACTAAATAAAATAACTTCAATGTACCATTGTGGGTCTATATAATGTAAAACCTCTTTGTCTCCATTTTGAATGAGTTGTAAAATAGAATGTTTAGTTAATTCGATATGTATATGATTGTTTTGAATCCATTGTAAAAAAGGGATACATGTACATTGTAATGTTGTCCATTTATATATGTTATACAACACAATAGCATCTTTCCAATGTCCATCACGTAATAAACATTCCATTACAAAGATAGGCATTTCTTGTTGATACAGTAAAATATTTGTTTCTGTAAGAGAATTCAATTCAAATATATTCATCTATATAATAATACAAGGTCTATTTATTATCCTTTTGGCTCACTAATTTTTAGATATTTTATGAACAAAGAAATATAGTCGCCTGCTAAATAATAATAGATAACTTTAAAATGTTTTTATTGAATAGTTCGATACATTTGTAGACTTCGTTCACGTGCCATAGTATAATCTATAATAGGCAAAATATAAATATCCGGATCTCCGTGTAGATCCCATTGATGTATTTCATTAGGAGGAACATCATTTAATTCAGGAATCCATTCTTTGATGTAAATACAATGTGGATCAAAACGCTTACTTTGTAACCACGGATTAAACACTCGCTGACTATATGGTTTTGTATCAATACCAACGGATGAAACCCATTGCCAATTACCATTGTTGACACATGGATCATAGTCGATTAATTGTTGGGCAAAATATAATTCTCCTAACCTCCAGTCTAATCCTAGCAAACGATTCAAGAAATTAGAGACAATTAATCGACCACGATTATGCATATATCCAGTTTTATTCAATTGACGCATACACGCATCCACCACTGGAAATCCAGTTTCCCCACGTTTCCACCATTCCAAATGCTTTTTATTATTTACCCATTTTATTTTATCATATTTCATTTGAAACGCTACCGATTTTTTTAATAGATTGGGGTAATAATAGTTTATGTAATAATAAAATTCACGCCATATGAGTTGAGCCTTCAAGTTTTCATCTTTGAAATGATGATATACTTCGCGTATACTGAGACAACCATATTTGATGTAGGCCGACAATTGGGTTGTTTTGATGCTCAATTGGTCTTCGTAATCTATGTTTGTGTGAAGATATTTCAATCCATTTTTTCGTCCTCCTTTGACGTTGTTATGTGGATTATATGTATAATAATCTAAATTTGGACTATAATAAGATATATGTTCGAGTGGTTTATGATATATCAAATGTTTCAATGGATGATTTTGTGTATTAGGTATAGAGTGTTTGAGTACATTATTTTTGAATGGTGTATATACTACATAAGGAGAACCATCTGTTTTATTGAAACGACCAATTGGACTCAACAAGTAATCTTCTATTTGGACACAATTTATGTTTTTCTTCACACACCACGAGTCAATACTTTGGTCACGTTCTATAGCATAGGGTGTATAATCTTTATTGAATACTATGTTTGAAATTGGAATAGTTTTATTAATTTTACTTAACACCTTCAAATTGTCTCCATAGAAAATATGTAAAGGTATATGGTCACGAAGTTCTTCCAATGATTCACAAAGAAATTGTAAGCTATTATTGGAAAGATATTTATTTTTTTTGATTTGTTCAGGAGTAAATATAAAGATAGGAATAATATGGTCAAAGTGTTTCATAGCATAGTTTAGACCTAGATTGTCGAAACTTCTATAATCTCGGTGAAATATAAATATGGTATACATAATATATATTTCATCTTTATTTTAATATAAAATTATGACAACTAAAACTACTATTATGATGGTTCCGTGTTCTTATGGAGAAATCATGGATAAATTAACTATTTTAGAGATTAAATTATCTAAGTGTATAGACGATTCTAAAAAAAAAAATATACAAAACGAATACAACGCTTTGAAGCATCACAAAAAAGAAACCGAGCCTTTGCGAAGTTTATTTCATGAATTAAAAAATATCAATACTCTTTTATGGGATTGTGAAGATAACATACGACTAAAAAGTAAACTTCGGCAATACGACGAAGAGTATATTTCAATTAGCGAACATATACATCAACACAATGACCAACGATATTCTATCAAGCGAAAAATAAATCAACAATATCATTCGTATATAACCGAAGAAAAGATTTACAACTTAATATAATGACCCTTGGACGTGTTATTTATGAAGATTACAAAAAAAATATACTTCTAGAAAATTATAGTATATATTACAAAGAATGGGATAAAAATCAATTTGTAGAGTCAATCATAAGATGCATAGACGAAAAATACAATATATTAATGTATCGCGAACCTGACCATCACGATAAACTTTTATTGGATACTATAGAAATTGGAGACAAAGAGGTGTCATATACATCATACAAAAATAGCAAAACACTGGCGCATAAATACGAAGAACGACATTTGAATAACTTATTCACCATTATGTTATATTTTCGACATAATACGATTTGTCAATATTTGAATATAGTCAATGACTACGAATATAAATTACATCATTATGTAACTTTTTTTGATATGGACAAATCCATAATCGAACAAGTTTATTTTCATTATAATATGCTTTTGTTAAATCAACAAAATTACACTCAACCTATGTATAGCATATATATGAATCCAGTAATTGTACGGAATTTGAATATTGAACCTAAAACGATGGGATTCTTTCAAAAAGAAGACATCCATAAAACATTATTGATTTATATGTCTGGTGGAATTGGAGACAATATTATGTATAGTAGATTTATAAAACAAATTGCTCAAATGAATCATAACATTATTTTTTTAGTGTATGATAATTTGTTTTGGATATATGAGTATATATATCGTGATTGTCTCAATGTTGACGTAGTCCCTTTTTGCGACCGAGGTAAAATAATCAAGTTTGATTATCATTGTAATGTATCTTATTTACATTATGCTTTAGAGTTGGATTACAAAGACATTTATATAGATTATTTTCCAGAGTTACCAAGTTATCCTGTAGATGTATTACTATACACCAAACCTATAATGGTGATCAACTGGAAAGGAAATAGTGATAATAGTCATGAACGTCATAATAGAAGTATTCCATTGTCAAAATGTATTCCATTGTTTGAATGTAACCATATTCAATGGATTACCATTACACAAGACATTACTTCAGAAGAACAACTATTGTTAGACCAATATAATGTAAAGAGTTATTCCTTAGACCAGTCGGACGAATCTTTTCGCTATAGTATTAGTATATTGAAACAAATACAAGGAATGATTACTACAGATACATCGTTAGCTCATTTATGCGGAACCTTAGGAATAAATACCTATGTTTTATTGAGTGCTGGATGCGATTGGAGATGGACAAAAAACAAGACTACCAATTGGTATCCAAATGTGACGTTGATACGCCAGTCTAAACCATTTGAATGGAACTTAGATGAATTAATCCATTTATTATAAAGAACATTATATATTCACTATATATAATGTATCTAGTTCAGCATATATTACTGCCATATATTGGACAACAAAAAATATATTTTATGATATACACCTTATTGAGTTTTATGGTGTATACTATTGGTTCCATTGTAATACCCCGTATTATCACAGAATTTATAAATGCTGGACATAAAATAAATTCGTCTATATTTTTGAACCTATTAAAAAGTGGTAATATGAAAGGTATACTTTATTGTTTGGGTATTTTATTTGTATTATTTATTATTTTAGATTATTCAAAAAATAATTTAGAAAGTTATTTACTATTTCATTTTTCATCTGATTCCAAAAAAAAAACTATAAAACAAATTTTTTACAAATATACAAAAAATTATAAGGAATTATCGGAATCCGAAGTCTCTTGGATGATACAACAAATTTATGGAACCATACGTTTTATTATTAGATATATATTTATAGATCTAATTCCGTGTATTTTTATGTTTTTAGCTATAAGTGTTTATTTTTATAGTTATGATAAAATAGTTGGCTCATTGTTTGTAGGTCAGTTTGTGGCACCACTTATGATTTTTTATATATATCATCCCGAATTATTAGATTGTTATTGTAAATCGGATACAGAAGCTATAAAAAACAATAACTACATTGGAGACAAAACTAAAAATTTGATGAATATATTGTTTGACAATTCGGTGGAAAGTGAATTAAATCATATTATGAAAAAAGAAGACGACCACTTTAAAATTATAACTAAATGTTATCATTTGAATAATAAAGTTTTGTTTATAAATAATATTGTATTTTATAGTGTATTTTTTTTGATACTTTATAGATTATTATATAAGGATAAAAAAATGATTAGCAATATTTTGATTACTTATTTGATTTATAAAGGAATTCAAAGTAATTTTTTACATAATACATTATATCAGTATTATGGTGTTTCAAAATTCATCAAAATTAATCGATTCATTGAAGAAATGGAAACGAACGAATCTTGTATTCCAATACACACATTCAAAGGTATAAAACTAAATAATGTAAGTTACAAATACGATGAAAAATCAGATTATATTCTAAGAAACGTAAATATTCATTTTAAGCCGGATAAACTCAATATACTGATGGGTAAGTCAGGATCTGGAAAAACGACCATTATGAAATTAATTATCAAAATGGCTAACCCAACCAAAGGAGACATCTACTTAGACGATACGAATAGTAAAGATTTATGCAAAACAGACATTCGAGATAATATATATTACGTCAATCAACGAACCATTTTATTTGATGAAAGTGTATTGTATAACTTACAATATGGAAACAAAACTTCCAAAGAAGATATGATATCTTTGCTAAAAAAACATGATTTGTTTGATTATTATGAAAAATTGGAATATGGTATAGATACTCCTTGTGGTACAAACGGATCTAGATTATCGTTAGGTATGCAAAAAATAATTATGGTAATACGTGGTATATTAAAACCCAATAAATCTATAGTGATTTATGATGAACCATTGACCAGTTTAGACCAAGAGACTCGTAAAAAAATAGTCAAATTAATTGTCAATGAGACAAAAGGTAAAACAATCATTGTCATTACACATGACCCAGATATCTTACCATATGCTGACCATATCGTTCGTTTGTAAACCTTTTTTTAAATTTATTTTTTTAAATTCACCATCTACTTCATCGTGTGTGATCATAATGATGGTTTTACCACGTCCGATTTGTTTGATGGCTTGAATGACCATTTTTTTATTGGGTTCGTCCAAAGATGCTGTGGGTTCATCCAATATAATAATAGGCTTGACCCGATATAATGAACGTAACAACCAAACCAATTGTCGTTGACCGCCTGATAATAGAGAACCATCCCGACCAACTTTTTGGTCAAGTTTTTTAGTAAAAACGTCAATATTCATAGATTCTAGAGTTTGTATGATTTGTGTTTTACTAGGTGGACGTTTCAATCCATATACTATATTATGGTATAAAGTTCGGTTAAATAATTTTGGACTTTGTGGAATATACATGATGTGTTTCGACAATTCGTTGGTAGACAACTCATTTATATTTATGCCTCCAATAGTAATGGTTCCCATAGATAAAGTCTTATGTTTCATTAATAATTTAATGATGGTAGTTTTACCAGAACCACTTTCACCAACAATTGCGATTTTTTCACCCTTTTGTATTTTGAATGAGACATTTTCTAGTGAGTAATGAGTTCGATCGTATTTATGGTAAACGTTTTTGAATACAATATCACCATTTTTGAATATTTGTTCACCTACTTTACAATGATAATCTTTTGGTATTTCCTTATTGAAAAATTCGTTGATATCATAAATTTGTCCTAAATTGTCTGATAAAGAACGTGATACAATGCCAATGGAATCGCACATAGTAATCAACAAAAGAACCACTTGCGAACATTGGAATAAATATTGTTTGTTAATCTTTTTATTCAAGTAATCCGTCCAAATCATATAGCCTAAAACAATACCCATCATAAGATTCATTAATTTAGTCATCGTATCATAAGCAATAGAAAAATTTAATGATTTATAATATTCATAGTTATAATGGTGTAAAATATTATACAAAATAGATTTTTCTTGGTTTATATTTTGAAACGATTGAACTACACCAATGTTTTTTAAAGATTCGCCTAACTTTTCAAACGTATCGTCTACATGTTCTTCCTTTCTTTTATTGATGTCTGTAATGTGTTTTATATTTATAATTTGAAACGCAACCATTGCTAGAAAAAATCCTAAAAATACAACCAAGTATTTTAATCCTAATTTAATATAAAAATAAAAAATGCCTATCATAAATCCAAAAAAGACATGACAAAATTCTTCTTTGAATGATTTCAAAGCACCCTGTAAAATCCAGGGCATTTTCGATATTTTTATAATGATTTCAGTAATATTTAAATTTTCGTAATTACAATAGGAGTTTTCATAAATGTAATCATAAATACGTAATACAACAAATTCATAAAAACGTGGTATGACTCTCCACGCTAACCAGTTGATGAAAATATGTAAAAAATTAAATGCGGCAATAGAAGCTACAATATAATATAAATAAACTTTTTTGAAATGAGTATAAAAATGACCGATACTTTCAGGCAATATTATATTATGAATAAAAGATGCTAATGGTATCAATAATAAATAAAATAAATAATACACCTTATTTTGTAGAACAAAATCTAACAAATAATGAAAAATATTTATCATTATAAGTAGAATATATTTTTTTACCACTTCGTTTTTTTTACGTTAATTTTAGGACCTTTCTTTGATTTATAATCACCTGGATTGTATACATCATCTTCTTCGTCTGAACCAAGATTTTTAGACAATTCCCAAAATTCTTTGGATCCTAATTTAAAATCCTTGTGATTTTCGGCTCGGTACCAAAAGATTTGTTCTTGTAATTGATTTGATTTTACATTATTGTCTATAACCAAACATTCATAATTTTCAGTACATTGATCCATGACTTGACAAAAGGATTCAAATGTAGGAAACATACCTGCATAATTTTCATAAATACGTTTTCGATTAGCGATGTAAGGTTCTCTCAATATGAATACATAATCAATATTTGTTCTTAGTGTTGGTGGTATACCTAACGGATATTGCATTGTAATAATAAGCATGACCTTCCAGTGTCTACCATTCATAAATAATAAACGCATCATTTTGTCGCGTGCCCATCCGTTGTCATATAAACAATCATCCAATATAACAAATGCCCTTGGGTCAATCGAACTTTTTTTGTAGGTTTCGATTTGCTTGTTCACTTGCTTGATGACGGCTTTTTGTCTTTTCAAAACGTTTTCAATGATACCTGTATTATATTCATCGTGAATAAATAATTTAGGCACATGACATGAATAAAACCCATTACCGGCTTCTGTGCCAGAGATTACCGTACCAATAGGTATATCTACGTGATGAAATAATAAATCCCGAACTAAAAAACTTTTGCCAGTGTCTCGGCGACCTATTAACACCACCACTGGTCCCTTATTTTCATTTTTTAAAAAGGTAATACGTTTCATATCAAACTTTCTAAGATTCAGCGTCATATAATAATATAATATAATTGATTATACGTGAAACGACGCAATTAGTTTAAAACACTTGATAAAAGTATATATAAAGATATAATGGAAAACTCAAATTATAATCCTATATTGGACTATTTTAAAATAAACTATAATCCTCTAGTAGAAGACTATAAAGATAAAGTAGACTATAATAATCATATTATAACCATAGACCATAAAGATTATAATTGTTTTATGAAAACTATTCCTTTAGTGGATTATGTTAAGTTATTGATTGGAAAATATAAAAAATATGAATTATGTGTATTACCTTCTAAAGAAAACAAATGTAATAATATATACGAAGAATATATACACTCTATACACAATTATGCTTACGTAGATAATTTTTTTTATATGCTATCTAGTAGATTGTCGCAATTCAAACATAGTATAAATGTATACAATAGTTTCATTGGCATAAAAGAAAATTGTGAAATCAATATTGTGGATGATTTTGAATATTTATGCGATTCAAATTATTTCAATGAACATTTGAACAAATCGTTTCGATTTAAGGACCAAGATATTCATTCTTTATTTTCGAATTTAAAGAAACCACCCATTGAATTAAGCGATGAAATTTTAGATGTTGATTATGAGACATTAGACGATGATATTCAAGTAGTGGAAGAACAATTACAAGAAATAACAATAGATTTAATACATGAGAAAGACCTATCTAACGAAAGTTCTGATGAGCAAGAAGACAATAGTGACACAGAAAGTATTTCATCGGAGGAAGATGACGACGAATGTTCTTCTAACGATGATCATTCATCTCAAGACAATGACGAAGAATCTAGTAATACTTCTTCAGACGATGATAGCATTATGGATAAACTTATATTAGTAATTGATAAAATACCTTGCCAACATATTATGTTAGAAAAATGTGTAGATACAATGGATAGTTTATTTGAATCCGACGATATCAATATCGAACAATTGACAAGTGCCATATTTCAAATAGTGCTTATATTATATGTTTATCAAAATGTGTTTGAGTTCACTCATAACGATTTACATACAAACAATATCATGTATGTTGAAACAGAAGAAGAGTTTTTATATTACAACATAAAAGGGAAATATTATAAGGTACCTACGTTTGGAAAATTATATAAATTAATTGATTTTGGTAGGTCTATTTATACTTATCAAGGCACTCGTCTTTGTAGTGATAGTTTTTCTCCAAATGGAACTGCTCACGGACAATATAACTGCGAACCTTTTTATAATGATCGCAAACCAATATTAGAACCAAATTATAGTTTTGATTTATGTCGGTTGGCGTGTTCTATGTTTGATTTTATAATAGATGATTTGAAAGATATAGATACATTTCGAAAAATTCCGATTTATGATATGATCATCGGATGGGTTTATGATGATCATAATAACAATATATTGTACAAAAAAAATGGCGACGAACGATATCCAGATTTCAAATTATACAAAATGATAGCCAGAAATGTGAATCAACATATTCCTGAAAAACAATTTGACCATATCGCGTTTCGTTCTTATAAACAAGATAATTTGGAACACTTTTTAGATATAGATAAACTGATTAAAACGAAGGTTCTCCTGTAAATATTTGTGTCTTTTGTTCTTGTACTTTCATATAATAATCTTTTAGAATAAATACTCCTAAAATAATAAGAAACAAATAAAACGATTCCTTAAAAAATAATTTGTTTTGGTTTTTTATTGGACTTGATCTATATAAAAATTGTTTCCATATAAAAAAAATCACTGAAATAATAAGAGATATATAAATATATTCATAAGGTACCATTAAAAGAATAATAGGTTTTAATTATTATTCTTTTACGAAAGATTTATAATTCTTCTATGTCTAAATGAATATTGTCTTTTTCTAAATCCTCTACATTTATTTTAATTTCTTCGCCTATGTTTAAGTCATCTTTAGTTATATCAGGATGAAAACGAATACTATTTTGTTTTTCAGATGAATCTTCTATTTGGATAATATCCGAACCAACAAGTTCATCACATACTTTGATTTCATCCACAGGTTCAACACATACTTTGATTTCATCCACAGGTTCATTGTATACTTTGATTTCATCCACAGGTTCATTGTATACTTTGATTTCATCCACAGGTTCATTGTATACTTTGATTTCATCCACAGGTTCATTGTATACTTTGATTTCATCCACAGGTTCGACCTTTTCTTTTTCTGATTCAGGAAGTGGTTTATTTTCTACTACAGTTTCTACCTTACTGACATCTACTTCTTGGGTTTCATCGATATATTGTCTCAGTAGGTTTTCCACTGGAAGATTATCTCGAATGGTATTCATAATGCTAGTTTGGACTAACCACTCAAATTCTCTATTTCGGCGTTGTTGTTCTAAAGGAGGAATGTCTATTTCAAACAAGTAAATATTTGAGTACAATTTTCGAGCAATATTGATATAAATTTTATGTAAAAATATAGTAAAATCGGGAATGTCTATATTTATTTTTTTATTTTCACTTCCAACCCTTACACAACTTAGTAACTTCAATTGTATTATATGAACACAAGTAATCAAATCTTCTAAATAGGAACACTTTGACTTTGCAATAATGCGGTCTTTTTCAACTTGTATAATATTCTGATTCCAATTTGGAATACGAGACAATAAATTTTGATATGTCATCAAATATTTATCAGGTTCATCGTTGGTTTGACATAATTGAATCGCTTCATTGAATATAGAACGAAACCCATCAATAATATGAGATGTAATCAAATTAATCAATAAAATGGACCATTCATTTTTAGAGTCATTCAGTATATTTGAAGTAAAGTCATCCATAAAAAAGAATAATATTTATATTTCTTTATTATTACGAAAAAGACACACTAAATAAAATAAACATAAACGTTCGCTTTTGAATTGTTTAGTCCATGAATTAAAGTTACATTCTACATTATCCTTCAAAAAAAGTACCAATTGGTCAGCATAAATTCCATTCGCATATAATTCTTCCACTACAATATCAATTGGATTGTTCTTTTCTAATATTTTTTTTATAGATGAATTGACCACCTTTATTTTAGGAGGTTCGTCCAAAACATACACAGAAATAAATCGCGAACGTATTGGTTGTAATAGTTTGTCTTTGTCTTTGGTGATTATAAAAAAACGAGTAGAATGACTATATACTTCAATACTTCGTCTCAAAGAATATTGAGCATCTACCGTCAAATATTCCGCATCATATAATACAATACTCTTGAACAAAATATTTGGAGACAATTGTTGTTTTGAAAATAATTTTATATCATCTCTTATGTTTTTTATACCTTTCGAGGTACCACAATATAATTTCATAATATATTTATCAGACAACTTAGGTGGATAATATTGTTCGAGGTGTTTTATAATGTCTTCTTTCACATTTCCATAAAACAATATATGAGGTATATTGTCCTTGAATTTATCAAAAATATCCATAGTTAAACTAATATATTACTTTATTTTATATGATATTAAATGATATATACATTTCATATCAACCAGTAAATAATACTATTTTGAAAGAAGCCATGATTCATTGTTACAATAATATTTGTTTTTCAACGTTCCCTTACATAGATTATAATACACCTTTATCCAAAGATACCATTACAAAGTATAATTCAGGAAATTGTATTGCTATGTCTTATTTTGTAAAAGGTTACTTGAAAAATAATTATAACATAGATAGTCAACAAATCGTGGCCTCTGTTCCCGAACATTTTAGAATAAAAGGGCAAGATGAATTATGTCACGTGGCCTTATTTATTTGTAAATCTAACAAAGAATTTTATATTGTAGACCCAGCATTTTATTTCTTAGATCCTATTCATATTAAAGACGATAAAGAACATTCTATAAATACTTATAATATACACGAGGATAAATCAAATGTATTATATTATAGTTTAAATAAATGCACGAATGAAAACATATTACCTAATAGTTTTTCGTGTAAATGTTATTTTAGGGATTATCCCAATCATAAGTATGAATATATATTCAATGAGATTATGAATCCGGATGATAGCATTGGTAAATCATATCATTCTATAAAGAAAGACCCATTTTTACTCAAAACGGAGTATGAAAACAATATTATCAAAAAAATATATCATTTGAAGAAAGAAAATGACCAAATTATTGTTATACATAATTACAAAGTAATTCCTTATAATTATAAAAAGTTGTACAAAGATTTATATAAATATTTAGACCCCAATATTAGGCTACACTAGAAAGCGAATGTGTGTATGGATTTTCCTTGAATGCCTTTAATATACTATTGTCCATAGCAGGTAATTCATAAGATTGGTTTTGTTTTGTCATTTCCCCCATAATGGAGTCACTTTTAGGTACATATAAAGCATTGGTCCGAGTATTACATTGTTCATGACCATTTATAGAAGCATTTATGTCTCCATTGTATAATTTCATATTTCCATTTGCCGTCCGATTCTCATATGGTTTTTGAATATTACGTTGATTATATTCCGCATCGTAAGATTTGAACTGAGCGCTACCATTTGCTCCACCCATAATAGAATGGGATGTACTTTGTCTCTGAGTATGATTCATATATGGATTCGAATGAATATATATATTACTAGACTGTCCTTGAACATTCAAATGTCCCTTTGATTCGCTAGTCATTTCGCGATTGGTGGTTGGTGTGGATTGATACGGATTGGTCACTGGTTTTTTAGCGGTGATACTCATAAATCCAGATGGATTGGGATGTTCTACTACTTTCTTTTCTTGCTTAAAATGATTTGTAATAGGAGAAATTACATTACTTATAAATTGTCCAGTTATATTACCAAAATAATCTTGTTTTGTAGTTCGATTGTTTTCCAATAATTGGAAACTTTCTTTTCCGTGGTCGGATACTTGAAAAATACCATTAGACGATAAATTAGTAAAGGGTTGAGTAGGTAATTGTTGTTTTTTACTTTCTTCGTTATTGCTTGTAGTATAAGATGTAGTAGAATTATTACCACGTACTCCATAATAAAGAACACTGGTATCTTCCCGATTTTCATTGGTTAACATTTGTAGAGGTTTTTGTGTAGATTGTTCTATACCACGCGCCGGACCAACGCCACCACAACCTTCATTCATATGATAGGTATCAGGTGTTTTTTTTATTACCTTTCCAATATTTCCTGACTGATTTGGTTTGTAAGCGGGTGACTTGTAATTTAGATTATACACAGATTTAGGATTATTTGAGGTACGGAGTTGATCGACCGTTTTGGGTTGAGTTTGGTCTCGATATTGCATCGAAGAATTAAACCCTAAATCACCTGGCCCTTCACGTATTTCCTCCCATGGTTTAGAATTGGCGTGACGTTTAGATTCATTTACTCGAGATTGTAAAAAATCATTTTGGTTCTGGTTACCAAATACATTTTGTAGATTATCTTGTGGTTTAAATAAAGTTGCGGTTTCTTGTTTTACAATCGTATTACTACCAGAACCAGTATATGTATCCAAACGATTATCATTGACAAAATTATTTGTACCGTACGAATTATTTTTATAAAAAGGAGTCATATTATTATGTGTAAACGAGCTATTATTTGTTGTTTCCTTGTTGAAATGCTTATCCGCACTGGTAACGAGTGGTTCTGATTTTGGGTTTAAAGTTGTTTGATCCATTCGATTTTGTAAGACATTGGTAATCACAGGTTTTTCTATTTGTTGTTCAAAATTCTCTTTTTTTTTTTGATTAGATACTAAATAAGCACTTCCTAATAATACGGTAGCAATAACTACTTCTGTCATTATAATATAAATTATTTTTTATTTTTTGTATAATAATCTTTTTCTAAAATTCGAGTATTTAAATTATGTTTAAATGGGGTAAAAATATGTTCTTGTGGATTAGAGTGTACATAATCATAACGTGAACGTTCTACATCTCGTAATTTCCACGCTGGCATAGTTGTACGAGTTTCATCAATTGAAAAATTGGTTTGATTATAATTAAGACTACTAGATTTGAATTCATTATAAGGAGTCGTGTCTCTTCCAAGTGGTATCGTTCTATTTTTCAGTTCACTTTCTATATTGGTTGTATTTTTATGTAAATTCGCGCCCCATTTTTGTAAACGAATGTGAACGTCATTTATATATGGATTATCTAATCCATTTCCGGGGGTATTTAAATGATATATTCCAGTAAACGTGGATTCTTCTAATCTTTTTTGTTGTAAGGCTATATCATTCGAAAAACGAGTAAAGGCCATTATTATTATACTAAAATATAAAAACTAATTCAAGAAAAGCGGACGATCTAATAAAGAATGAATATGTTGTTCAGGAAGAATCGTGGTCGGTTTTTCAAACCAAGATTTTGATTCTAAAGATACAAACTTGGGTTCTACTTTGAAAGAAGGTCCTTCTAAATTGGTAGAACGAATTCCTCTTAGCATACTTTCTACATCTACATAATTTTTAGATAATTGTTCACCATTCATTTTGGCCATAGACCCTAATTCCATAAATCGTGTATCGTTGTGAATAGAATAGGTTTCATTCATTCGATACAACTGATTTCGTTCACTTTCGCGCTTTTTGACGTTGTAATCAGACATTTGATTTTTATTACGTGTAGAAGACATTAATATATCTTACTATTTTTTTTTACAATAGTCTACATTTTGATACAAAATACGTGTATCCGTTCCACCACGCATCCATAAAGGATTCACATCCGCTTCGATTTTTGCGCTTTGTAATTTTTTTTTTACATCTTCTTGCATAGGATAATTCGCAATATCTTGAAAAGGTTGTTCGTTGAATTGAGAGACACTTTTCTTTTCTTTGAACGTGTCTCCTAATCTGATTTTATTTTCTTGGTATACATCCACATTTCCTTTTCCTAAAAAGGGGACGGTTTTATAGGGGCGTTCATGTAAAGTTAGTTTTACATTTGGGTTGGTTAAAATACCTTTCTTCAATATACTATTGTCTTTTACATTACAACCCAGCGGACCTAATTGATGCGTAGATTTATTCACAAATACATTAGGTTGTTTTACAGCAAAATCTAAACCGCCTAAACAATCGTTCGAATATGGATTGTAAGTATTGTAGTTAGATATGTTATTGTTCATAATATTATCTTGCGTATAATTTATTTCGTCTTGTCCAATTCGCGATAAGCGATGAAATGTATAATCAAAAACTTGCGGCATAATTAATATAGTATAATATTTTTTTAATAAGAAATAACAGATTTATCACTAGGTAAAATGCCGTAACAATAAGTTAAAAATCCAGATTGGTCGTTCGGTATAGTAGTATTTGGGGTTGTATGAAATGGTCTCATTTGATGTTCGAATTCAATTTGGTCGCCTTTATCTTGAAATAAATCCTTTATATTTTCGTTGTCTTTGTTATGTTCATAAATAAATTCTTTGGTTTTATCGTTTATAGATTGTTCTGTATCAGCACCATACTCCGTTTCAAACGAAGGCGTTTTTCCATAACTTTTATTAGATGTAGTTGGTAATTTTGGTATAGAATCTTTTTTGTTAGTATTGTATTTGTAATCGCTCATTAATGTATTACCTAAAGGATTTATGATAGATAAATCTTTTGATATAGTACTATAATTATATTCTACATACCCCTCTTTGTAAGAATGAAATATAGCAATCATTCCTAATATAACAAATCCTAATATCAAAATAATATTTTTTTTTAAAATAATATACCCAAACAAACTAATCCATATAACAAAACGCGATAAAGCATTTAAATTTTGAGTGTTACTTTGATGTTCATTTGGTAATACATCAAATATATAGTTAGAGTTCAATAAAATAGTAGGGTCATCCATCCAAAAAGACATTCTTATATATATTTATTATTTCTTTTTTTGTTTTCTTTTCGTTTTTTTGGGGGCATCACCTTTTTGAAATACATAATCTCCAGTTGAGGTTTTTTCTAATTCACGTTGTTCCATATTTTTTTGCATTTTTTTTTGCATTTTTTTTCGCATACGTTCTTTTGTGTCATTTTGTTTTTGTACTTGTTCCATTTTATTCATCATACCTTTCATATCTATATTTTTCATCATATCTTTTAATCCAGGCATATCTTTCATTTGATTCATAATATCAGAAGCTTCTTTCATCATATCTTCTTCTTTCAAATCGCTATTTTTTAGTTTTCCCTCTAATTTTGAACCTACATTTTTAACTAATCCCATCATTTTACTTGGGTCTTTCATAATGCTATTCATAAAATCCTCAGGGTTACCAAAATCGTTAGATGTTTCTTGAGCAATTTCTTTCGCAATTTCTCCTATTTTTCCATTCATCATTTTATCCATAGGATTATTGGACAAGTCGCCAAACATAGGGTTATTGGACAAGTCGCCAAACATAGGATTATTGGACAAGTCGCCAAACATAGGATTATTGGACAAGTCGCCAAACATAGGGTTATTGGACAAGTCGCCAAACATAGGATTATTGGACAAGTCACTAAACATACTATGAATTGTATTTGATAAATCATTTTGTTGAAACATGTTTTTCATATGTTCCATCGTTTCTTCCATTTTTTCGTGAGCACTATTTTCCATAGGATTATTTTTTTCAACTACATAAAATAATATCAGTTGTAAGTATTTCCATAAAGTATTACGTGATTTATCACTTAATTTTTCGTCTTTCATCAACAAAGAAAAATCAATATTTGGTAATAAATATACAGTATCATCAAACAAGGACATTTTTTCATATAAAATATCAAAAAAATGATTTGGAAAAACACTCAAACAATATTCATATACAGTATCATCGCCTAATTGGTTCAATGTATCTGTCAACTCAGGAAACGTAAGGATTAAATCCTTTTTCAAGTCATTATAAATTGTCAAAAATCCATCCATTATACTATGATATATAAATTGTTTATATATCTTTCGCGTTAAAATACATATAACTTAGACGAGTAAGATTTTTGATATATCCAACAAATTCATCCACAATGTTTGTTTCGAATTGTTTGAAATTTTTTTTAAAATAATTAATATATTTTATCATGTCATCGGAATTATTTTTTACATCTTGTTCATAATTCTTATTTAAAAAAAAAGATATATTTCCATCTATAATATCTTTATGATATTTACTTGTAATATGTTGATACCACGTTTTGATAAGTAATTTTATATTCATATTTTTTACAACATGGTTTTTGTTGTAAAAACTTTGGAATAATTTGTCTCCATTCGAATATTTTTTCAAAAAACCCAGAAAATCGAAATACATTTTATTGAATTGTTCAAAAATTTGTTTCGACATTACTTAATATATATGTATTACTTTAAATGAATATCTTCATTTCGTTTTTTTTCTAATTGTTCTAAAGAATAATCTAATTTAGTTTTTTTATCGTCCAACAATGGGGTCGGAATAGAATCATTGGATTCATTTAATGTAGAATAATTATACATTTGTCTTATTCCGCCATTGCCTTTTGCGGAAAGTTCATCCGGACTCATATCCAGAAAACTATAAGAATCACTTACTACACCGGTCATCGTATTGGTCATAGAGTATTCGCTCGGTTCATTGGATATTTTAGTGGTTTCTTCTTCTATATTTTTGGATTGGGGTTTGATATATTCTAATATTTGATTACCGCTCAAAATTTCATAATTGGGTTTCAACAATAATATAGGCACTCTATTGATCATCGGTGGCAATAACTTTTGAGTACCGTCTAATAAATTTATGTAAAAGGCATTGTCTTTTAATGTTCGACTATCAATACATATATACGTAAATATATCTTGTAATCCATGTTTGTTGAGTTCTTCTAAAATTTCAGAGGAATGTTTACAATATTTGCTATAATACAATTCGGGTTTACTCATTTATTAATCGTGATTTTAAAAAAATGAGTTTTTACCTAAAAAAATTGATTTAAGATTAAATATATTATATATTATAATGAGTAAGATTGTTGTAGATTCTATGATTGAGACGAAAGACCATTTAGAATTTGACTTGACTCAAATTGATTTATCTTTGATCAATGCTTTACGTCGAACATTGTTAACCCAAATTCCGTCTTTGGTCATTCGTGGATTCCCGCATAAAGAAAATTGCATCGACATCACAAAAAATAATACCAGATACAACAATGAATATTTAAAACATAGATTATCATGTATTCCTATTATATACTCAAACCAAAAGCAGTTTAACAAAATAATCAAAGATTATGTGTTAAAGATTAAACTAAAAAATGATACTATGGATAAATTAACGTTAACTACCGAACATATCAAATTATACAACAAGGAAGGAAAACCAAACAAGGGAAACATATTTTTAGAACCACCGATTCCTATTTGCTATTTATATCCACGCATTAGTCTAAGCGAACCAAGTGAAGAGTTTGAAGCTACTATATCTTTATCTATTGGAACCGCTAAACAAGATGCTTGTTGGAATATGGTATCCAAATGTTTATTTTACAACAAAGAAGATGATGAAAAAAACGAAACCCTATTGGAACAATTGCCTGAACAAGAGAAGGTCGATTTCAAACTATTGGATGCTCAAAGAAATTATATAGAAGATGCCTATAGATTTGTCATAGAAACTATTGGTGTATATAACAATAAAACACTCATTACTATGGCATGTGAGAATCTTATAAAAACGATACAAGAATATTCTTCATATATGGGTGAAGTCAAGATTACTTCTTATATTCCAAATATTCCCCAAGAAGGTTTATTTCATATATACAAGAAATCAATGATAGATAAAGATGTGTTATATATTATTAAAATAGAAGACGACGACTATACTTATGGTAAATTAATAGAAAAATATATGTACAATAAATTTTCTTCGTCTCTTAAATTTGTAGCTTTTAAAAAAGAACACCCACACGATAAGCATAGTTTAATTCAAATTGTGTTTTTAGAACAAAATAGTGATTTAGAGGATAGTTTAAAACAAAACTTATTGAATATTTTCAAAGACATTATAGTGGATTTGAAACACATTCAAAATGAATTTAAAATATAAAAATAATTATTATATATAATGGAATATGGTTTTATAGTGACTAAAAATGATGAATTATTTTTTGTTCATCGTGTGGAAGAAAGTAATATTGTCTTAATACCTAGTTATGATACAAGTATTAAAATAAATGATATACCAGACCAATATACTATTGTATATAAACCTAAATTAAGAGGTGTTTGTGAATTAAATAACTTTTATTTAAACAATCAAATTGTATTACATTATGGTGATACGAAACGCCAAGGAAAAATTGTTAAAAAAAATAAAGATATGATACATGTATTTTTTTCAAAAGAAAATACCACCGAAGTATTGGATTTCAATTACAAGGGATTTCCGAGTAAAATCGATCATATTGAAAAAATAAATATGGAACCAAGTAGAAAACCTAATACAAATAAAAATAATATAGAACAAGAAGAAAATGAAGAAATCAAAGAAGAAGAAGAAGACGACGATATTTATTATTTTTCATTAGAACAACAAATACAACAATTGGTCGAAAATTTTAGAAAACAAATGGAGGATAAATATTTGAATAAAATCATTTCGCATTACATCGAACTAAATAAAAAGTATTTTACATATGAAAATAATTATATTTTCAAAAAATTAAAAGAAAAACCGATTTATAGTACGATTTTGAATGGCGATTCTATTTTTCATTATTATACTCGGCATTTGAAATCTTATTATTATCGCGATGAAAATTTTGTACCAAACAACTTAAATGAAAAATTAAAAAAGAAAATATTTGAACATGAAAACTATCCAGTAAATATGCATTTTTTTGAACAAGTAGACCAATTTAGTTTAGTCTCCAATGATAATACAAATATTAGTCATAGAGAAATAAATCGTATTAATAAGAACAATCTTGACCATTTATTAATTGAAACCTCTAAAAAAAATAAGAGCACGTACAATGGTAGTCACTATACAAATGTATGGTTAGAAGACATGAGCGAGGTTCCGGTAGATGGTTATGACCACCATTTATATCCTATTAAAACCAATACGGAATTTATTATAGATGGTGTTGTGATTCCTAGTGAACAAAAAATAAATCATTATATGAAACAATCCAAAATGAATCAAATGATTCATAAAATAAGCGAACCACAATATAAAAAAGAATATTATGTGAATAGCGAATTAAAAGATGATCCGTGTATATTTACAAAACAAAATCAAATTATAAAAAAGGATTCGTCCAAAGAATTTTATACGTTTTTGAATAGTATAATACCAAATACAAGATATTTGTTGAAATGTTTAGACATCACCTATTATAACGTGTATGACTATATTAAATTATTGTCTATATTTGATATATATGAATTATCCAAATTAGATTATGATTATATAAAACGTTTGGTGTTTATGAATATTCGAAGTTATAAAAGTAGAAAAATAGAAAAAAACACAATCAAAGAATATTATACCAACTCATTTATTATGAATTCAATGAGTAAACCTGATGAGTTGAAAGATCGTTTTTATAGTTCCAGTGAATTATTTCAAATATCCTTATATGAAAATCATACGTTATTGATGTTTGATTTGATAAAACAAAATTTGGACCATAAGTTAGATACCACCAATAGTAGTATAAAACAAGTGATAGATGAATTCAAGCAACAATCCAACGCTATAGATACAACTATATATTATGACAAAATATATTATACTAGAAATGAAGTTTCCACAGAACAAATGCCCATATTTATGGATTTGACGTCGGCAGGAACACCGATTACGAATGTAAGAGACCCCTTTATAAAATCGTCTTCCATAATATGGAATGAAATCGATAAAAGTAAATTCAAATCGTTTGAACAGTTTGAGATCATTTTGAAACAATATGTCTCTGATATGGATGAATCCTCTATATTAAAATCTTATAAAACAAAAATACAAGATTGGTTTTCAAACTATAACGTAGTCTCAGGATCAAAGGGATATGTATTAGAGACCAACGAAACGTTTGTATATGAAAATAGAAGGTGGGTTCTATATAGCGAAAAAGAACTCGTCAAAGGGTCTAAACAATTAAATAGTTATATCAACAAACGTATAGATGAAATTACAAAAGAAGACTCGACCAACTCACTTAAAAAGTCCAAAATGAATCGCGACGACTATGTCAGCAAGTCGAAATATTATGTATCGATGTTCAATCCATTTATGAAATACAACCAAATGAAAAGAATATATAGTCAAAATTATTCCTCTGTGGATGTAAAATTTTCGCGACATCAACCTATGTTTGATAAAATACTCCAAATTGAAAGCAATGATGAAAAAAATAAAGCCATAAAAATTTTTTGTGAACAATATACTACAGAAGGTTCGGATCCTTATTGGCTTTATTGTATCGAAACCGAGACAAAATTAGTACCGATGTTTATAAAGACATTGGCCTATTCAACCAATTATAATGAAACCATACAAAAAATATGTTATGAACAAGGAAAACAAGAAGATGAATATTGGGTAGATAAATATAGCGGATATACTATAATAAAAATAGATTTTAATGAACAAGAAGGATATACAAGTGATGGATTCAAAATGGTTTCGCGTGAAATCATTCCAACTAGTGAACCTACCACTAGTGTAGACAAAAAAAACATAATGAAAGATATTGAAACCATCTTAAACGCTATTGGTGTCCCAATTAGTCACGGACCTTCTATTTATAAAGAATATAATAATATACAAAAAAATTTATCCAAACATTCTTTGTTACTTTATTCCATCATTTTTATTTATATCCAAGCGAATGTGAATACAAGTGAAATTACCACATCCTTTTATTCGTGCAAAACATCCTTTGATGGATTTCCGATGGTAAAAGATGAAAACCAAACAAAAGGCATTGAGTATATGATATGTATTTATAAAGCATTGAAAAATATTAAAAAAGAAGTAGATAAAAACGATTTTATCAAACTCATTAAAAATGTATTGAAGAATCGACCTATGCTGAATCAAAAATTATCGATAATTAAAAAAGAATCATACTCAAAAGACAATAATAAATCATGGGAATTATTTTTACCACGAATGACGTCTCTAACCATTAGCAAAGTATACGACGCATATTATAAATCATTCAAATTTCAAGAAGAAATGAATAAAATCATTTCGGAAATAGAACCGACTGAAAAATTATCCAATGGTTCATATAAAGTCATTAATAATTATGTAAAAAATGACAAAGTTATAGAACCTATAAAAAAGGGATATGTATCTAAAGAAAAATTTAAAAAGGCTAACCTATATTATTATCCACAAGTAACCAAACCCGACCAAAAGTTTGAAATAACCGAACCTACTTATTCGCTAGAAAAGATTAATCGTATTATGGAGAATAGTTCATATAGTGAGATAAGTGATGAATTATTAAAAGAAGTAAAAAAGAAATTACATTCTAAGAAACAAATAAATCCGGTAAAATCAAAAGAATCGTACGAAGAAAAAACATCTATGTCCAAAGAAGAACGTAAGACAAAGGAAAAATACATAGAAGATTATTTGAGTATCCATAGTGGATTGAATTTAAATAAATTATTAGAAAAAATAGAGGGACTATCCAAAAAAAGAAAGGACATTGTAACCAGTCGTGATGAAAAAGATAAAATGACCCATAGTATTCTGTATAATTTATTGAATGAAATACAAATAATGTCTAAAATGAAAGATAGTGCCACGTATGAAAATCCTAAGTTGCGTCCTTATTTTGCAAGTCTTTTGAATGTTTCGGACCAATCTAAATTAATAGAATTTATAAAAAATAGTTTTAATAGTTTAGAAAAGGTTGAACCCAAAACGTTCGTGAGCCACTTGTCCTTTTCTTTAAAAGAACAAATTTTGATGTATAAGTATTATTTATGCGAATTATATAAAAATGCTAGTCAAGATGAACGAACTATGTATGAACAAATGATTGGTGTTATGATAAAAAAATTGGTTATAAAGGTTGATATCATCAAGAAAAATAACGAGCAAGCAAAATACAAAGAAAAAAAGGAAATCACTGACAAATTCAAAGAAATGAGCGACGAAAGTCGTAACGTTGAATTTATGTTAAAACAAAGTAAATTAGGAGATTGGAGTTTAGGTTTAAGTAAATCCATATACAAATACAATAAAGATGCTCCATCTAAAGAACAAGAAGACGAAGAGGAAGAAATGGACCCTATTGAAGAAGAAACCGAATACGAAGAATATGGCGATGAAGAAGAATAAATTTTATAACTATACAATATAATGGATTTAAAAGATTCCTTTACGATTATTGTCGTAATGTATTTGATATTATATAGTTTGTTGGCTTATTTGAAACCCAATTTTATATTTGACAACGACAATGAACTATTGCGGCCATTTGGGGTAGGCTATAACAATACTACTATTATGCCATTATGGTTGTGTAGTATTTTATTAGCTATTTTTTCGTATTTCATTATTGTATATATATTACATTTAAGATACAATACCATTTTTATTCAATAATACAATCTTGTAACAACAACGAATTGGCCGAAATCAAAGAGGTTACAATCCCAGCAAATGTAAGCCAAATAAAATAACCGACGTTTTGTTTTACAAAATATTGTCGTTTGATGATTTGATGTTGTTGTTCAGTTATTTCAATGGTTTCATTTAGTAATTTTCCCAATTTATAATTTAGTGCGGTTCTACTTAATAAGTCATTGGGTTCTAATTCTTGTAACAAAATATTTGGGTCGTTATAGAAAAAACTAACATTGGGATTTTTCTGATTAGAACTCAAAACAATTTTAGGTGCTAACATCATCCCGAATGTATTCGCAAAAATACGATTCCAATTCATATTCACTAAAAATATTACAATAAGTCCCATGACTAAAAACAAAGGCATTATACTATGAATAAACAATTGTCCGTATTGAACAGAGCATTCGGTTTCACCTATAAAATATATATTTTGAATCGCAATGACAAAAAATGAAAGTAACACATAAGCATACATCCATTGTGTATTTTCTTCATAAGGTTGATTTGTTTCTATTGCCGACTTATCGATTACAAAATGCTTTATTATCATAAACAATAAAGAAAATATAACATAAACCGAAATGGATAAAATAGCAATATTCATTATAGTATAACATTATATAATTTTATAATTTTATACTTATATGAATCCTATATTAGTTGAACCAGAAATTAAATACGTGTTAAATCATCATTTAACTACGTTAAAACAAATAAATGAAACTAAAAAAAATATATTATTCAATGTATTATTATTTTTAGTATTATTAACCATAATAGGTATTACTTTAAAACTGAAATACAAAGGTAAACAAGACATACAATTACAACGAATAAAAGAGAACCGAAAAAGAGATTATATTTTGGCTAACTTAAGAAAATATCAAAATATGAAACATCCCATAAATTAAAATATATATTTTTTATAATGAATGAAGAATTAATACAAATCAATAAACAAATCTTATTGAAAGGATTATTTGCGATGAACTTTCCACAACACATCAACGAACAGGAACTCAATCAAGAGTTGGATGAACTTGAAAAAAAAAGGGGTACTCTTCAATCTATGGTGGATGGAATGCCTAGTGACTATAATAAAAAAAAAGAAGAATACGAACAAAAAAGAATTGAAACCAAACATAAATATGAGTTAAATTTAGTGAAAAATCCGAACGCCTCTATAACCGAAAAAATAGAAGATTACAAAGAATATAAGGCAATCTACGATGAATATTATGATTATATCAAAGACGTAAAAGGACTTTATGTTTTACCCAAAAAATATGATAATATAGAATATCATTATTTGATTACAAAAATATAATCTTATACTATATGATATTTAAGTATTTAGATTTAAAACTATTTTTGATAAGTTTATCGGTTGGATTGTTTTATATTTACTTGGCTGAAGAATACAAAAAAGTGATTGTAATATATCCTACACCCGAAAATGCGAATAAATACCAATACAAAGACCAAAGCAATGAATGCTTTTCCTATGAATTAAATGAAGTCAAATGTCCATCCAACTATAATAGTATACCTATGCAAAGATAATATTCTCCTTATATATATGTTTAACATTCTACGATTTTTTAAAACTCAATTAGGAATGAATATTTTATCTATTTTACTCGGTCTAGGACTTGCTAGTTTATTCAAAATGAGCTGTGATAATAGAAGTTGTTTAGTATTTAAAGCGTTCGATCTCAAAGACAATAATGTAGTTAAATATGGAGACAAATGTTATGAAGCCACCGAAAAAATAGAAAACTGTAACAAAGAAAAAGAAATTATATCATTATAATATAATGAATCCTTTAAAACGTGCAAGAAAAAAAACACGAAAATCTCCTTTAAAACGTGCAAGAAAAAATACACGAAAATCTCCTTTAAAACGTGCAAGAAAAAAAACACAAAAATCTTATTCAAATCTTGCTGGTGCCCCGCCTGATTTTTACAAGGATAGTCCTCCGTTAGAACAAATAACTATGGTTTTAGATTTAGTAAAAAAAAGTAAATTGGATGAAATAATTATCGACGAAAAAACTCGCTCGACTTTAAAAATAAATTCTACTTCATGGAGTAAATTAAGTTATTGGAACGCATATAATATTATGATGAATCATGGTTCATCTAATATAGATGATATGAGAAATATAGTATATATGTTAAAACATGATGTATATGAACACAAAAAGAAGAATAAAGATATATGGAAAAAACATATTACAGATGCTATATTTAAACAAAATGTTTTAGTTTTATTCCAAGATATAAACTACAACGGTCCTATGATAAAGCAATATAATATGTCACGGACTTCACTGAAAGACCTTACAATCATATTATTAGAACATCGTATAGAGATATTGAAATGGTTAGAAGAAAAAAAAGGTGCTAATAACAAAGGTGCTAATAACAAAGGTGCTAATAACAAAGGTGCTAATAACAAAGGTGCTAATAAAAATATTGTTGTATTTGAGAAAAGAGAAAAAACCCCTGATGATTGGGAAAATATGGATGAATAAGTAAAATTTACAAAAGTAAAATAAAATAAAATGTAATGGATACCCATACTACCAATATTGCTGATTTACCTATCGATCATATTCCACAAAATACCGAAATACCAGAAAACATACCCCCGCAAATAAACCGAATGGATCAAGAAGTATATGAATCGCCTTCAAAAGTAACCTTTCATCCGAATGTGGAGACAAGAATCCCAATAGATAGTTCTATGAAAGAGAGTCATAAAATGATTCTTTTAGCCTCTTTGTTATTTATTTTATTGAATGAACCGCTTTTTCGAAATTATATTATGAATATTTTAGTAGTTATTTTTGGAAATAGTTTAAAAAACGAAACAGGAACCACTTCTAAAATGGGTAATGTATCTTATGGTATATTTTTCGGTCTTGTACTTTATGGACTTAGCTTAGTAATTGACATACCTTCTTTATGAAACAATCCTATGTCTCTTAATTGCGAACTATTTTTATAATCTTCAATATAATAAATATCTTTTATACCAGCACTATACAATAATTTCGCACAATTCAAACATGGATAATGTGTGATATAGGCGACTGATTTATCACACGAGACTCCGCGCTTAGCGCAATCAGTCAACGCATTTTGTTCAGCATGTATCGTAGCAATTTCATGATTATCCACCACTACCGAAGTATGAGGTAATCCGGGTAAAAATCCATTGTATCCTTGTGAAATGATACGATTGTCTCGAACAATCAAACAACCCACTTTTAGACGATTACATGGAGAACGTGTGGATACGTGTTGAACTAGTGTTGTAAAATATGCTTGCCAAGATGGTCTTTCCATGTAAGACACTATATAAGATTTTCTTAAATGGATAACATAAAATACTACTGCATAATCAAATTTATGTAAGTACGTGTTTCATTATAATATTATTAGATTATAATGAAGTTTAAAAAAAACTCATGTTTGTTGTTGATTGATTTACAAACCGATTATCAGTTTCTTTATGAGCGCCTACAAGAAAATGTTTCTAAGTTATTGAAAAAAGCCCGTAAAGAAAATATAACTATATGTTTTGTATTCAAAAAGGATAATTCGCTTTCTTATTTTAAACCTTTTTCAGAAGAACTAAGAGGTACAAGACCACTTGATAAAGGTATACCTTTTGATTTTGCGATGCCTTTGAAAAACGAACACGTAATTATAAAACACGGATACGATTCATTTTTTGAAACCAATTTGGATGAGTTTTTGACTCGTCATCGTATTGAAACCCTTTATATTGCTGGTTGTTTAACAGGCATTTGTGTATTAAATACCATATTTAGCGGTTTTAATCGTGGATATCGTATACATATGATAGAAAATGCTTGTTCCGATCGTACAAAAAAAAGACAAAATGATATTGTACATCATTACAAAGATTATTTGTTTATAGAAGAACACATTTAAAATGGACTTACCCAGTACTCATTCCGTTGCCGTTGTTGTTTGTATTTTTTATAGGGTTCAATACAAGGTTCATTACAAAACGATTGTTTAATCTTATGGTCGTTTTCTTGACGATTTCGTCGAAAATGTTTGTAGTGTTCATAACTATGATCTATGTTAAAAAAGGTTGTCTCTAAATTGTCCATATAACTCCGAACATGTTTGTATTGTAAATAAGACTTTGAAAAAGTTTTTATCATTATATACATATAAGATATAAAATTTAACCCTTTTTTTTTCTTGTTTTAGGATAATATTTTAAAAACCACCTTTTGTATTCATCGCTTTTTTTGTTTTTTTTATATCTTGTATATTTTTGATCGCGTTCCTTTCGTATGTCTTCGATGGTGGTTTGATGCCCAATACAAGGTAAATAAAAACGCCTTAATACATTGGTTTTGTTATTCGAATGTATCGTTTCTAACAAATAACAGTACGATAATATATTCACCATATTGATAGTAGACTCATTTATAAAATTAAACGCATAATACATACTTAATATGGTATCTATGGTTGCAATATGGTAGGGTTTACCTTTATGTTTGATGATATTAAAGGACTGACAAGAATTTGTGGTAAAAATGTACAACATAGATTGTCCTTCTATCACTACTTCATAAAACGAATTTATAAATTTATAATCACCTTCATGCGGTATAAGGGTATACTTTATAGATTTGAGTTGTTTCAAAACGTCTTTGTAATTATCCGATAAAATATAAATTTGTTTTGTTTGTTTGGAGTCTATTATTTTTTTATATTTATTAGGAAAATAGTCTTTATAAAAGGAAAGACCAAAATCGCCAAACAATACATATTTTTGTTTGACGCAAATATCAACCAACTTATCATATACTTCGTTATAAATTAAATTATTTTGTGTTAAATCCACGTCATGTTGGAAAGGATGGGTTTCATTCAATAATGTGAGTCGATTGTATATTTTTTGCCACCGACTTAAATCACCATATGGACGTGATAATTCTTGATATAAACTCATACGCAAATAACTTGGAGGAGCATATAAAATATTCTTTACGAGAATTGCCTTATTTTGAATGATATTGAAAATAGTTGTATCTAGATACGTAATATCCGCAATGGGAATAAAATTAACAAATACCTTGTAGGTACCATGAAATAATGCGGATTTTGCTTCCACATTTTCATAACCCGATTTTGCGTATATCAAGGCTAATTCTTTGGCATCCTCCAACGCATTAGGTGAAAAAAAGTCGTAATCTGGTATATCGAGTTGTTTGTCATAAAATTTTTTAGAAGCAGGTAAAATAGAATTAATTGCTATTCCACCGTAACAAACCAATCCTTTTTCACGAATAAAATTCTCTAAAATTTTTATCATATCATTTTGTACATATTTTTTCTTTTGTTTCTTTTGTATTTTTTGATTGGTTTCTATCGCATCTTCTAATATGGAAACATAGGACATCTATATATAGATTATATATTTTCGGAATATGATTTTTGAAAAGACGAAGAATGAGTAAAAAACTTTAAATAATTTTTTAGGTATGCGTCTTTCTTCTGAAAATTCATATATATAAAATTAAATCGGTTACGTATACCTTTATCATTATAATCGTAATTGTTGGCATAACTAGATTTATTAGGATATAGAGAAGATAATTCAATACCGGATTGTAAGGAGGCTTCGCTTTCATATAAAGAATGATATTTGAATCCTGTACCAAATGTAACCAATGTTAATTTACTTAAGTCTGTTTTAATAAAACTATCTTTCATTTTAGGAGAAGCATTTAAATCGACCATAATAATAATTTTATTTTTTAGATCATTCAAGGTATATTGATTTAATTCTTTATCGACTGGAGTTTTTAATAGTATTTCGCTACTACCTGAAAAAGTTTCTAATAATATTTTGGACATTTGATTATAAATATCCATATTGTTACTATTTATTCTAAAATTCAAGAACAACACTTGATTGTTATTTGAGTGTTGTAATGCATTCAAAAACATATAATTCACTTGATTCATTGTCTCTGAAAAACTCAAATAGTTATATAATTCTTTATATTCATTTTCATTTACAGTAGATGCAGAAATAACTGGGAACCCATTTAAAGAAAAAATTTGAAAGTCTAATACTCTTGCACCAGCCCTATAACAATGTTTCAAAGCACATATGTCTACATAATCGTGTTTCAAACCACCAATACAACAACAGTTAAATGCGGATTTGAATACAATATCCTTTATAGAAATACCTGATAAATCGGTGTTTGGTAATTGAAACTCTCCGTATTCATTATATTTATCTAATTTTTCACATGTATCTTTTTGCTTATTTATGCTAAGAAATATGTATATAATTACAATGATAACAAACAAAGATATAAATAACAATATGTAATTCTCCATATATGTAATATAAAAATATATTTAATTTATAAGTAATGCCTGGAGGGTTATTAAATATAATCGCTTATGGAAATCAAAATATAATATTAAACGGAAATCCAACCAAAACATTTTTTAAAAGTGTTTATGCTAAATACACCAATTTTGGTTTACAAAAATATCGTATTGATTTCAATGGCGAACGAACATTACAATTAAACGAGTCTTCTAAATTTACATTTAAAATACCACGTTATGCCGAGTTATTGTTGAATACTTACTTGGTAATTACTTTACCCAATATATGGAGTCCCTTTTACAAAAATGGAGACTCCTATAATCCATATGAATTCAAATGGATAGAAGATATTGGGTCGTTGTTCATTGAAGAAGTGACGTTATCTTCTGGAGGCCAAATATTACAACAATTTAGCGGAGATTATATTAAAAATAGGATTGAACGAAACGAAACCCATAATAAAAAGGAACAATTTTATAAAATGACTGGTAATGTAGATGAACTGAATAATCCATATAGAAATGGTTATTATCCACATGCGATTACTACTGATCCGGACCAACCACCGGAACCGTCTATTTATGGTCGTAAATTATATATACCATTGCCTTTTTGGTTTGCTAATTCCACAAAAAGCGCGTTTCCATTGGTTTGTCTCCAATACAACGAATTGGTCATTGATGTTACGTTGAGACCAATTCGCCAATTGTTTACTATTTTAGATGTAACCCAAAATTCAAATTCACAACGAATACGACCTGATTTTGGTTCATCATTATTTCAAATGTATCGGTTTTTACAAGTTCCACCAGAAAATGAATATAGCAATTTACAAAATAATTGGGCTAGCGATGTAAATATAATTGGTACATATGCTTTTTTATCGGAAGAAGAAACAAAAGTATTTGCGTCCAATGAACATAATTATTTGTTTTTAGATGTAAAAGAAACTATTTATAATCATATAGTAGGTTCACAACGTATAAAAATAGAGACCAATAATTTGGTATCCAATTGGTTTTGGTTTTTACGAAGAAGTGATATATATCAAAGAAATGAATGGAGTAACTATACAAACTGGAAATACAAAGATATTCCCAATGTAGGATTGAATTTTATAGAGTTAAAACATCATAATGAAATGGAATCATTTGCTATTACTAAATTTCCAGATGAAAATAATGTAAAGCATATGTTGATTCAAGTATCTTTATTGATGGATGGAAAATATCGCGAAAATGAATTTGGTTCTGATATATATCGATACATTGAAAAATATGATAAATGTTTAGGTAATTCAGATGATGGCTTGTATAGTTATAGTTTTTCATTGAATACAAATCCATATGAAACCCAACCTTGTGGAGCAATGAATTTAGGTAAGTTCAAAGAAGTTGTTATGGATGTATTGACCTTAACGCCTGATATAGATGAAACTCAGACAGTTAATTCTGTATGTGATGACGAAGGAAATGTAATAGGTTATATTGATACAGACCCTACTAAAATTTATAAGTATTCATTTGATATGACTTTTTTTGAGGAACGCTACAATGTGGTTCGGTTTATGGCTGGAAATGTGGCTCTTGTTTACGCCCGTTAACGCATGGATAAGTATTTGACGCATATTCCGATACATCAAATGAATTTACGCGAGTCATAAACCCCTGTTTTGTACGAATCAATAGAGCAACTACTAAACATAAAAATAATATCCAATTCATTTTATAATAATAATATATAATAATACTATGAATGATATTGAAAAATCGGCATTAATTGTAACCAATACTATAAAGGAAATTATTATTTTATTTTTAGCAATGATTATAACGCTAAATTATTGTATTAATTTTATAAGAAATGATTTAAATAAATGTGAACCGACTAAAAATAAAGATGTAGAAAAATATGGAATATTAAATTATATCCAAGATATTATTCGTTCTACTATAAATGAAATGATGAATCGTATGAAATGTTATATTTTAAATAAAAATCCAAATATACCTTCTGATAATGAAAATACAAATGGAGATTCTAGTAATGGAAATTCTGAACAAGATATGTATGTTTCTATATATTATGGTATATTTATCGTTGTTTTATATCTTTTTTTTAATATGAAAAATGTAAATAACAACTCTTGGAATGATATATCCAATGATTTTTTCTATAAACTTATATTTATTGTTTTATTTCCAATGTTTATCGTAATTAGCATATCATTGCTTTCTGTTTTGGTAAAAATAACCTTTAGTGTAGATACAATAGGAGCTCCTTATTATGTTTTTATAAAAGGGTTCTCTTATATTTTATTTATGATGATTTTACTTATTCCAATACCTATTTTATTATTTGAAAATTTATATTATTTGATCGTAAGAGGTAAACATTATAATTTGATGGATAGTATTACAGGACTAAATATTTTTTTGTATGTAATTTCCTTTATAATAATTTTTGTATTATGTATGCTTGGATTTTTCAAGATGATTCGTTTTAATTTCAATAGTACTTTTTTACCATTTGAAAATATAAAATATATTCAAAATAAATTAAAGGATACGTCGTTTGATACTAAATTTTTATATCTTATTGTTCAACTATTTGTTTGTATTACTATTTTGTATAAGATAAAAGATTTATTTTCATTCGAACTTTTTATTTTTGGAGTTATTGTCTCTATTATATTTACCTTTCTTATTTTATTTTACGATTTAATGAAAATAAAGAATTAAAGACAACATGAACATAATACAAATGGGTAAAAAAAATAAAAAAAAACCAACCCGTGTAAGTTTATGTACACCAACATTTAATCGACGACCTTTTATTTTACAAATGGTTGATAATATACTAAAGCAAACGTATCCGAGAGAATATATGGAATGGATTATTTTAGACGATGGTACAGACCCAATTGGTGATTTAGTAAAAGATATACCATTTATCAAATACATTTATTGCGAAGAAAGAATGAGTCTGGGAAAAAAACGAAACTTGATGCATGAGTTTTGTACGTTTAAAAACGATAACGACATTATAGTTTATATTGACGATGATGATTATTATCCACCTGAGCGTGTAAGTCACGCGGTTGAAACACTGAATAAATCCAACGCTTTATGTGCTGGTTCAAGTGAGATTTATTTATGGTTTAATGAATTAAATAAGATGTATAAATTTGGACCCTATGGACCAAATCATGGCACGGCAGGAACCTTTGCGTTTAAGCGAATTATGTTAAAAGATACTCATTATGAAGATAGCGCTGTTTTGGCAGAAGAAAAATTCTTTTTAAAAAATTATACAATACCATTTGTTCAGTTAAATCCATTGAAAACGATTTTGGTCATTTCTCACGAACAAAATACATTTGATAAAAAACGATTAATCAATACCAATAGTCCTGTATGTAATGATTCCGCGTTAGTTCCTTCCACATTTATTAAAGACCATAACACACTACATTTTTATACAAAAGATATTAAAGATACACTAAAATTATATGTAGAAGGAGACATAAAAAATAAACCCAACGTTTTAGCCGAAATAAAACGTCGAGATGAAGAAAGAAGTAAACAAACTCAACAACAAGTGGTTTTAACACAACCAGATGGAACAAAACGACCTTTACAAATGAATGAAATCATAGAAGTATTGAAAATGAAAACCAACGAAAATAATACATTAAAAGAAAAAATAAGCGAATATGAACAAAAAATAAAACAAATATTATCGGTGATAAGTTAAATATTTTTCAAGTCGACATAATTCACTATCACTTAGCGGATAAGTCAATGTAAATAATTGTTGTTTAGATATATTTAGACGATTACATAAATCTAAAATAAATTTTTGATTGTTATATTCGTTGCTATATTTAGTCAATACCTTGGTAAATCTATATTCTTCTTTTTGTGGTTTGATTTGTACGTTTGAACGAACATACAAGTGATAATTATATATCATTTTTAAGTAATAGGTCATTTCATTATAAATCCATAATTGTTTTTGAAAACTTACCCTATCGTAATAATCGCCACTGCAAAAATTATTTAAAAATTCTAAATAGAAACCTATATCTTCCTTTTTTAGATGATTTATGATATTTTCGTGAAACATAAGGCATTGTGTAGCCTTTTCATTTTCAACAAAACGACCTATCTTTTGTTCGATTACATTTTTGATGTTTAATTGAATATTTTTTTCATATTCATTTATGGTATCCTTTAAATGAATTACATTACATAATTTCATTAATTCTTTTACTTTTTTATCATAATGGTTAATGCCTATAAAGATAAATTGAAATGATTTTGTCTCCTCCTCCTTTTTTTTATTTAATTTTATTTGTTTTATTAATTCCCCCAATATTTTTTTTTCACCATTGTTAAGAATATCAATATCATCTATGACTACGATATTCTTTTTTTTACTTTTATACATCATATTCATAATAGAACCATGCGTATATTTAAAAATATCATTCATATTGGATATTTGTTGTATGGATAAATAGTTTAAATGATATTGGCAATGTTCTTTAAAATAATTGAGTACCATAGAGGATTTTCCGCTTCCAGAACAACCTACAATATAAATATGTTTATCCCCATATAGATGTTGTTCCATACTACTATAATAATAATAAAGTATTTATATACATAATTCGGAATTGTTTGTAATCCCATCCCACGAAACATTACAATTTATTGCCCATTGTTTTTTCTTACATAACCCAATTGTATTATTTTGATACAATGTTTTATTAAAATTTTCAAGATAACATTGGTCATCATTTTTGTGTATCACTTCATTTTTATCATAACAATCCCCAAAACTATTTAGTTGATAATAATCCGGGCATTGATTAATATGCGGTGGATATAGATATTTTTTTTTGGTTATCTTCAAAATATAAGCTACTATGGATAAAGTTACTATCAATACTACAATCGTAGAAATAAAAATCGTTTTTTCCATTTATATTAAAATAATATTATATAATAATGTCAGGTAGAGTTGATATAGAAGGCGGAACCCCATTTTTTTTGAAAGAACAAATACCTTTGGATGATAAAACCAATTACTTCAATGCTACTAAATATACGTTTCAACCAAGTGAATTATCCAATACTTATTTTAGTAAAGAAAATATCAATAAGGTGCATAATGATATAAAAAAAAAAGTATATGATTTGTCTCAACAAAAATATGTTATCGATGACCAAAATATGGATGTATTAAAAGTCATTATGCGAAGTATCTTTTTACAATATTCGAAATTCCAATTTGACAACATAAAACAACAAGTGGATGAAATGAATGTTATGGTGGTGGAGTATAGTTCAAATAATATTTTTGGTGAAATTCAGGGTTATTTGAAGTATAAAAAAGATGCGTCAAATATGTATACTCTTATGGATAGACCGGTTTATTTACATAATGATAATAGTTTAGAACTGAAGAACTTTTTTTAATTGCTCTAGTTCGTCTTTCCATATGTCTTTATGTGAACTATTCCACATTTTATCATATTCCGATTGTTTTCCGTTTAATTGTTGGTTCAAACTATCCACATTTTCTTGACATACACTATCCATAGACATTTTAATCAAATAATGATAGGAATCATTTATTTTTGTATATTTCTTTTTTTCTAATATATCGCAGATATCATTGTTTGTTTTTTTGCGTAAATCTAAAGTATCGTTCAATAATTCATTGATGTAATTACATTTGTTTTTCAATACTTCCATTTCTTCTTTTAAAATCTGAATCAAATGTAATCGTCGTTTTTCATAATAGTCCAAACGAATCCCTATAAAATCATCGCAAATTTCGTACACTTCATTGTAATGTTTTAATTTATCATTATGGTCAAATAGATTCATATTGTTGATGGATAATGTAGTGGATAATTTAAATGTTTTTATAATGTCACTTTCTTCCATAGGTTGTTTTAGGGTAAGTTTAAAATAAACTTTTTTATCGGTGGACTGGTCTTTGTAGTCTTTTAAAATATCCATACATTTTTCTAAATGTAAAATATAATCTTCATTCCATACGCCAATAGGCAATTCGGTAATAGTGATGACTTGCTTGTCAATCGTATAATTACCCTTTGTAATAAATCGGCGGTCGCCATCTTTTTCTATGGTTCCTTGAAATCCCTGATAAAAGGGTACAAAGTCTCTAGTATATGCTTTATCCGCCAATTTGTGTTGAATATAGTTTATGAGTTGAACCGGGTGAAAACATGGAATGTCCGTACTAAATCCAGTACCAATACCCTTTGTACCATTGACTAGAATCATTGGAAGAATAGGTAAATAATAGATAGGTTCAACAAAGGTTCCATCGTCTTTCAAATAGGTCAAAATAGCATCATCTTCTTTTTTAAAAATCATTCGTGTAATTTTGTTCAAGTTCGTAAATATATATCTTTCTGATGCGCTATCTTTACCTCCTTGCAAACGAGTACCAAACTGACCATTTGGCATCAATATATTTATATTATTTGACCCCACAAAATTTTGAGCCATATTGACAATTGCTCCATTCAAACTATTTTCGCCGTGATGGTAACCAGAGTGTTCCGATACATAACCGCTGAACTGAGCCACCTTTATTTCATGAACCAAGTTCTTTTTGAATGCGCTATATAAAATTTTACGCTGAGATACTTTCAATCCATCCATCATATTTGGAATGGATCGGTCGCAATCGTATTTTGAAAAGTGTATCATTTCTCGGTGGATAAAATCTCCCAATGTAATTTTAGTATCTCTTGTATCCAATACATTATTTCGTTCATAGTTCGACAACCATTCTTTTCTACAATCTGACTTTTTTTTGTTGAAAACCATATCAATGGTGTCGATGTCTTTGTCACCTAAACGAATATCCATCGTTTTTTTATCTTTGAAATATTCTTTGAACTCTTTACCAGTACTAGTACCCAATCCTTTATAATACTTGATCGACCATCCTTTTGCGTCTTGATGTTCGGATTTCCATAATTCATATTCTTGTTCATTGTAAAAGTGAATCATTTTTCCAGATTTGGTCGCTTTCAAAATAGGCGTATTCATAAATCCTAAAAATCCTTCGATGTTCATCAACGAAGGCCACAAACATTCAAATAAATTAATGCATAATCCCTTGATGTGACTCCCATCCAAATCTTGATCGGTCATAAATAGAATTTTATTGTAGCGCAATTCATCCGTATTTTTATAGGTTTTGTTGGATTCTAAACCCATAATTTTTTTAATTTCAATGATTTCTTTGTTTTCGTTTATCTTTTTGGTCGTTTCTCCACGAACATTCAACAATTTACCTTTCATTGGATACACTCCAATAATATTCCGATCACTTGGCGTCAATCCTGATAAGATACCGGCTTTAGCGGAATCTCCTTCACATAGAATTAACGTACACAATTTAGAGTCTTTCGTACCAGCATAATTCGCGTCTACTAATTTTGGAATACCGCGAATGGTTTTATTTTTGTTTCCATCGGTTTTTTTAGAATTATTTTTTTCTTTGATATGACTTAATTCGCATGAGTTTTCCATAATACCTTGTTTAGCTAATTTTTCAATAAACTTATCACTAACTACACATGACGAACCGAATTTACTTGGTGGAGTATTCAAATAATCTTTGGTTTGACTATCAAATGAAGGGTTCACAATCGTACAATTCAAAAAGATATGCAATTGTTCCTTAATAATAGATGGTTTTACGTCTACCTTTTTCTTTTTTTCAATATAGACAATCATTTTTTTTACGATTTGTTGTACAATATAATCTACATGTTTTCCACCTTTGCTTGTGAAAATACCGTTTACAAAGGATACTTGTTTGAATTCTTCGCTTAAGCAAATACTATAACTCCAACGTTCGTGTTGCTCACTTATTTTGTCACAATCATTATATAAATCTACATAATGGTTAAAGTTTTTTACATCCAACGCTTCTCCATTTAGTTTTACTTTTACGTCTTTGGTAGTAATACCGGCAATATCATAGACTCGTCGTTGAAACAACGCAATCATATCTTTGGACAATTCATTTAGACCAAGACGTTTATAATCCGGTTTGAATTTTACTAAGGTATATGGTTTTTTAGAGCATTTTGTAATAGAAGGTTTATGAACAACGTCCAAGTTAGTCTCAAACTCTTGAGTATATTTTAATTTACGAGTATAATCAATCGTTTCAATCATACCATACGTAGACCAAATGAGTACCAACTTGAAACCAAAACCATTTTTACCACCTGTGATTTTTTCTTCGTCTTTATTGTAATTGGTAGATGTACGCAAATGTCCAAAAATTAATTCAGGAATCCAAATATCATAAGTGGGGTGTTTTTCAATATCTATACCATTACCATTATTCATAAGAGTAATCATATTATCTTGAATTTGTATATCAATCATATTAACTAATTGGGTAGTATCGTCATGTTCCTTTTTTTGGAGCATACGAACCACGTGGTCTCGACAATTGACAATACCTTCATCAAACAACTTGAATAAACCGGGGTTATAATCGATGTTCTTGTTTACAATATGTCCATCTTCATACACATACATTGGTCCATTTACGTTTTCGATAGATCCAATATATGTATCCGGATTATCTAAGATATGTTCCTTATCTGTTTTTTTTTGATATTGATTCGCAAGAGTAGCCATAGGGATATTATGGTACAATTTCTAAATCAATTTTATTAACTATATATAATGTTGTTCGAAAGAGAACTATCAGGAGAAATAAGTCCGTATTGGGGATTTTATGATATAAGTGGCGTTCTTACTGGTTACAAAAATGATATTATTATTGAAAATATAACTGACATTAATGACGCAATGATTTATTTGTCGAATGAAGACATATCAAGCGTTACCGGAAACCAATATGGATTTAGCGTAAGTACCGATGCGAATAATAGATTCTATTCAGATGGAGTATTTGATCAACCCTTGTTTGGAGTTTTCAAAGATACTTATTATTTTATTCGAGACAATAATATTTACGAGGCAGTATATAAATGGCGCTATGATAGGTTTGATGCCTTAGCTTTATATGGTCATATTAGTACATGGACGATTGACGGAGTTACGGATATGAGTGGGTTATTCAAAAACTATGAAGATTATAATGAAGACCTGAGTGGATGGAATGTATCTAGTGTTACCAATATGAGTGAAATGTTTAAAGGTGCCACATCATTTGATCAACCAATTGGTACTTGGAATGTATCCAATGTATACAATATGTCATTTATGTTTAGTGGTGCATCGGTATTCAATGGAGACATTAGCGGTTGGGATACTGGGAATGTAATCACTATGGAATCTATGTTTCAAGACTCACCATTGTTTGACCGGCCAATTGGAAAGTGGGATACAATTTCAGTTGAAACAATGGAAAATATGTTCAGTGGAGCAACCTCGTTTAATCAATCGTTACACAACTGGTCTATTGACTTTTCTGACGTGGTTGGTTATAATCCAATCAAAGATAACGTTAGCACTACAAATATGTTATCCAATACGAATTCTTTGAAATTTTATATATTAAGTGGTGATGTGTCCAATGATAATTTGTATCAAGCAGTCTCTTTGTATAAAACCAATAAGGTGGAATATGCATATATTTACAAACCGATTGACCAATGGAATACAACGTCCATTACTAATATGAATAGTTTATTTCAAAACGATGAATTCTTTAATGAACCCATTGGAAACTGGAATACCCAAAACGTCACTTATATGGATTCTATGTTTAGTGGTGCGTCAGTATTTAATGGAGATATAAGCGGATGGGATACTGGAAATGTAATCACAATGGAATCAATGTTTCAAGACGCGTCTTCGTTTGACCAACCTATTGGTAAGTGGGACATCTCCAATGTATTCATTACGAACAATATGTTTAGTGGAGCAACGTCGTTTAATCAATCGTTACACAACTGGTCTATTGAGTTTACGGATGTATCCGGGTTTGATCCGTCTTCATCATCTATTGATGTTAGTAATATGTTACAGGAAACCAATGCTTTACAATTTTACATCTTGACTGGGGACGTATCCAACGACAATTTATATGATGCCGTGTCTCTACATAAAAACAATAGAAGTGAATACGAATTATTTTACAAACCAATTGATTCATGGAATACATCTTCTATTGTGGACATGAGTGGACTATTCAAAGACTATAGTACATTCAATGGGGACATTAGTGTATGGGATACAGGGAATGTATCTTCGATGAAATCAATGTTTCAAGACGCATCTTCGTTTGACCAACCGATTGGAACATGGGATGTGTCGAATGTAATTACAATGGAATCTATGTTTAGTGGTGCGTCAGTATTTAATGGAGATATAAGCGGATGGGATACTAGGAATGTAATCACAATGAAATCAATGTTTCAAGACGCGTCTTCGTTTGACCAACCTATTGGATCATGGAATACATCTTCTGTTTCTAATATGTCATCTATGTTTCAACACGCATCAACATTTGACCGACCTATCGGATTATGGGATGTTTCCAATGTCGTGACAATGAAGTCGATGTTTCAAGATGCGTCACGATTCAATGAAGATATTAGTGTATGGGATACTAGGAATGTAGCTACTATGGAATCTATGTTTCAAGACGCATCTTCATTTGACCAACCTATTGGTAAGTGGGACATCTCTAATGTATTCATTACGAACAATATGTTTAGTGGAGCAACGTCGTTTAATCAATCGTTACACAACTGGCCTATTGAGTTTACGGATGTATCCGGGTTTGGTCCATCTTCATCTTCTATTGAGGTTACCAATATGTTGGAGGAAACCAATGCTTTGCAATTTTATATCTTGACTGGGGATGTATCCAATGACAATTTATATGATGCGGTGTCTCTATACCAAAACAATAGGAGTGAATACGATTTATTTTACAAACCAATAGATTCATGGAATACATCTTCTATTGTGGATATGAGTGGACTATTCAAAGACTATACTACGTTCAACGAAGATCTTAGCGGATGGAATACAGACCAAGTCACCAATATGGAATCAATGTTTCAAGAAGCGTCAACATTTGACCAACCTATTGGTAAGTGGGATGTATCCAATGTATCCATTATGAAAAATATGTTCAATGGAGCAACCTCGTTTAATCAATCGTTGCACAACTGGTCTATTGAGTTTACGGATGTATCCGGGTTTGATCCGTCTTCATCATCTATTGATGTTAGTAATATGTTACAGGAAACCAATGCTTTACAATTTTACATCTTGACTGGGGACGTATCCAACGACAATTTATATGATGCCGTGTCTCTACATAAAAACAATAGAAGTGAATACGAATTATTTTACAAACCAATTGATTCATGGAATACATCTTCTATTGTGGACATGAGTGGACTATTCAAAGACTATAGTACATTCAATGGGGACATTAGTGTATGGGATACAGGGAATGTATCTTCGATGAAATCAATGTTTCAAGACGCATCTTCGTTTGACCAACCGATTGGAACATGGGATGTGTCGAATGTAATTACAATGGAATCTATGTTTAGTGGCGCATCGGCATTCAATGGAGATATTAGCGGTTGGGATACCAGTAAAGTCACTACAATGGAGTCTATGTTTCAAGACGCGTCTTCGTTTGACCAACCGATTGGAACATGGGATGTGTCGAATGTAATTACAATGGAATCTATGTTTAGTGGCGCATCGGCATTCAATGGGGACATTAGTGTATGGGATACAGGGAATGTATCTTCGATGAAATCAATGTTTCAAGACGCGTCTTCGTTTGACCAACCGATTGGAACATGGGATGTGTCGAATGTAATTACAATGGAATCTATGTTTAGTGGCGCATCGGCATTCAATGGGGACATTAGCGGTTGGGATACCAGTAAAGTCACTACAATGGAGTCTATGTTTCAAGACGCATCTTCGTTTGACCAACCGATTGGAACATGGGATGTGTCGAATGTAATTACAATGGAATCTATGTTTAGTGGCGCATCGGCATTCAATGGAGATATTAGCGGTTGGGATACCAGTAAAGTCACTACAATGGAGTCTATGTTTCAAGACGCGTCTTCGTTTGACCAACCGATTGGAACATGGGATGTGTCGAATGTAATTACAATGGAATCTATGTTTAGTGGCGCATCGGCATTCAATGGAGATATTAGCGGTTGGGATACCAGTAAAGTCACTACAATGGAGTCTATGTTTCAAGACGCGTCTTCGTTTGACCAACCGATTGGATTATGGGATGTGTCGAATGTAATTACAATGGAGTCTATGTTTAGTGGCGCATCGGCATTCAATGGAGATATTAGCGGTTGGGATACCAGTAAAGTCACTACAATGGAGTCTATGTTTCAAGACGCGTCTTCGTTTGACCAACCGATTGGATTATGGGATGTGTCGAATGTAATTACAATGGAGTCTATGTTTAGTGGCGCATCGGCATTCAATGGATATATTAGCGGTTGGGATACCAGTAAAGTCACTACAATGAAATCAATGTTTCAAGGTGCGTCACTATTCAATGAAGACATTAGTGGGTGGGATATAACCAGCGTAACCAATATGAATTATATGTTTGAAGGAGCATCGTCATTTAACCAACCTATTGGACTATGGGATGTATCTAACGTCACTACTATGATTTCTATGTTTAACGGTTCATCCTTGTTCAATCAATCCTTATACAACTGGCCGATTGAGTTTACGGATGTATCCGGGTTTGTTCCGTCTTCATCTTCTATAGATGTTTCCTCTATGTTAAACAATACAGCTTCGTTACAATTTCAAATATTAACTGGTTCGGTAGACCAAGATAGAATTTATTACGCATTTTCTATTTTAGACACGGATCTTTATTCCAAAAACTTTCGACCTATTATTGAATGGGATACTATTTTAGTCAATGACATCAGTGGTTTGTTTAAAGATACTATGTTCAATCAAGATATTAGTGGATGGAATGTATCCAATGTAACCTCTATGAAGTCCGTGTTTCAGGGAGCCATAAATTTCAATCAGACCTTAGAAAAATGGCAACTATCTAAAGTAACCTCTATGAACTCTATGTTTTTAGGAGCAATTCGTTTTAATCGTCCAGTCAACAATTGGGATGTATCCAATATCATAGATGCTTCTGGTGCGTTTATGAACGCATTTAGTTTTAGTCAAGATATTTACAATTGGAAAATGATCCGTTGTATAGATTTTACAAATATGTTCAATGGTTGTGTAAGATTACAAGCATCTAATTTAACGTTAGATGTTAGTACAAACTTTGAAACAAATAATAATTTTTATATGCAATTATTAATAGATTAATATATTATATGTTTATTGTAGCAACTGCTCCCAACGGCATAAATACCACGAATATGTTTGCCAATACCAATATAAATTTTTCGGATTTAATTCTTTGGGATCCGAGTGTTCCGTGTAATAATTGTGAAGGATTAGAGCGTTTGAAAGTAACGAACGATAAACAAAATAATGGATCAAAAAAAATGTTGCAAGCCAAAATGATAAAACAACGAAAAACTATTTCTTATCAAAATACAAGCAAACAAAATGCTTATAACATAATATATTCTCATATTTTTTACGATAATGTAAATTTGATTTCAAAATATAATTCACAATACTATGTGAATTTGATACAAGTCCTTCTAAGGTCAAATAATGTCTCAGGTGATAGAAAAGAAAAAATTAGGGAATTCATGAGTCGTATAATTATATAGACCTATATATAATGAATTATAGTTGTCCAAATAAACAATATGTTCCACCTTCGAGACAATCCTCCGTATATCAAGGCGGAGTATTGATGATAAATAATAAACCATTCAGAACATTAGACTATAGTCTGTATTTGTCTCACAAAACCGGTAATTGTTCTATCATAAAAAATCATAAATATAGTTCATATCAACGATATTTATACAAACGAAGAAAACGATGAGCATTAAATATTTTATATTTATATATAATATAATGAAAACATTTGGTTCACGAGCGGAAGTATGGCACGGAAACGCAAAAAAAACATCAGGTGGTTTAACAAAAAAAAATTTAATACAAAATAAATGGGGAGAAATTGTGTCTCGAAAAAAGCATATGACAGCAAAAAAAGAAAAACGTTTAGAAAAATATGGTTATTTTGCTAAAAAGGGGGCGTTTGGGGCAATCAAGAAATCACCCAAAACAAAAAAGTCCACCAAAACAAAAAAATCACAACCGAGAACGAAGTCTGCGTAAAGACTGGATAATTTCGCGTTTGTTGTTGTTGGTATAAAAATGCTTGTTTTGTTGACTACCTATAGAAACCATTTTTTTATGATGAGTATAGGAAGAAGAATCTCTGTAGGTTTGAATGGACTCATCGCGAACGATATTTCGCACAAACATTTTACGCATAAATGCATAACTATTCTCATTATTAGAAGTCAAATCTTTGGGGTTCATTATATAGTTTACTAATATATTATTATACTTTACTGATATATTAATGTAGGCTGTTGAATAAACAAATTATCATCCATTGGTTGTATTATAAAAAAATAAATAAAATGAACCGCGCTATCCATCGTATAATATTCAAACGAAGCATGATTTATTTTATTTCCTATTTTTTTATAATAGTGGATTGTATCGATTGGGTCACGTTTATTGAAAATATCGTATTGTCCGACAAGTTCTCCTTTATATTGAATCCCAATTACACCTTGTAGTTTATTTTTTTGGATGATATATTGGAAGGAATCTATCAAAGATTTAGGCGTAGTATAAATGAGTCTACAATCTAATTCTCTTGATAATCGCGCAATATTGTCCATACCAAGAATACATTGTGGTTGTGTCCATATATTATAAATAATAATAGAATCTTTACAAATAATAGATTTCAAAAAATCATAACTAGTGATGTCTCCATATTGGAAATCAAAACAATCGTCTTTTAAATATTCAAAATCCCACGTGTAATGACGAGAAGAATACTCCGACGAAAGATTGTCTATCCAAGTCAAATGAAATGATTTTTTCTCAGATAAAAGTTTACGCATTAAATCTCTACCAAGCCAATTAGACCCTCCTACTAAAACGATTTTCATTATATGGTTTCTTTGTCTTTTTCTTTTTATATGTTTTTTTTCGCTTTTTACCTCCACACATATTACGAATAGGAACATCCACGTCGTGATTAAGTGAATGTATTGTACCTACTAACATATCCATTATACTATATTTAAATATAAAAAAGTATTTTATATAATATAATAATGAATGATAGTCAGCGTATCAAATTACAAGAAATGATAGATGTCAATGATACAATCAATCACACCGAAGAAATTAGACAATTAAATCATAGTTCGCTAATTCGAAAAGATGTTGTAAAAATTCAACAAACCAAACGCAAATTAAAAACAACCCATTACAAAACATTGGACAATGTCTTACAAAGTGAATGCTTCTTTTTATTTCAAAATTATACGTTGATTTACAATAAACTTTTGAAAAATGATTTGGATGTAACTATTTTATATACCTTCTTAGATGTATTAGAAAGTATTGAGAATGGTAATCGTGACCAACACGAAGCTTCTTATGAAATTGGAACATTATTAAAAAAAATTTATATTGATAAAAAAATAGAAGATGCACCACAAACCAACTTTATTTCTCCAGTTGAAAATATTAGTTGGAAAGAATATTATGCCAAAAAATTGATATAGATAAATAAATTTTATTTCTGTAAACATGAGAACATTGGTCATTGTAGAATCTCCATCCAAATGTAAGAAAATCGAAGAATATTTAGGACCTTCGTATAAAGTGGTGGCCAGTTGTGGACATATCACATCCTTTTCTTCTTTGGATCAACTCAATATGGAAACGTATGAAGTGAATTATAAAATAGAAAAACCGACCGTCGTAAAGATGTTAAAATCTGAAATCAAACAAGCAACAGAGATTATCATTGCTACCGATGATGACCGTGAAGGCGAAGCCATTGGATGGCATATTTGTAAAGTATGTAAATTAAATGTGGAGACAACGCCTCGAATCCTATTTAGTGAAATCACCAAAGAAGCTATAGAAAACGCCATTCAACACAAAGGACTATTGAATATGAATCGGGTATACAGTCAACAAACTCGGCAAATATTAGATTTGTATATTGGATTTACCATTTCACCCAAGTTATGGAAATATATTTTAAATAAATTAAGTGCTGGTAGGTGTCAAACTCCGGCACTACATATGATTTATGAAAAAGAAAAAGATTATGAACAGCAAAGTATGGACACCCACTACAAAGTGGAAGGATGGTTTACTGCTAAACTCGTCAAGTTTCATTTATCACAATGTATGGATAAAGTGGATGATTTTTTAGAACAATGTAAAAGTCATAAATTTGAAATGTATCCTATTGAGAAACATAGTACAAATGAAAAAAGACCTTCTATTTTGATTACTAGTTCTTTACAACAAAAAGCACATCAAGTATTAGGATATAGTCCATCACAAACAATGAGTTATGCTCAAGCATTATATGAACATGGTTGTATTACTTATATGCGAACTGATACCCCGAGTTATAACGATACATTCAAACAATCGTTAGAACTGCACATTAAACAACATTTTGGAGATGATTATTATAAAGAAATCCCTAGTTCGACAAAAAAGGCTCATGAAGGCATTCGTGTTACCAATCTGAAAGTGACTGAAACAACCTTTGAAACATCACAAATCAATAAGTTATACAAGTTGATTTATATACATACATTACAAACCTCTATGAGTGATGCCAAAATAGAAACATCGCATTATAAAATAAGTGCCCCGTTTGATTTATATTTTATATACAAAGAACCTATGATTTTGTTTGAAGGATGGAAAAAAGTAAATAGTACACCCAAACACGATAGTCTTTCCTTGTATTTATCGCAACTGAGACAAATCAACTATAGTTCTATTGTTTCTAAAGAAATATTACAAAAACCAATGTATCATTATTGTGAAGCTCAACTGATACAAAAACTAGAAAAGGAGTCTATTGGTCGTCCATCCACCTATGCGTCTATTTTAACTAAACTTTACGACAAACATTATATTGTAAAAGGAAAAATAAAGGGAAAAGTATTTGAAACAACTCAATACGAATTAATAGATAATGTTATTACGAAAAAATCTGAATCTTATTCGAACGACGAGACCAATAAAATTACAATTACCAACACCGGTAAGAAAGTTGTTGAATTTTGTTATCAATATTATAATCATTTATTTGACTATGCCTATACAAATAAGATGGAAACTCAATTAGATATTATAGAAGAAACAGGTCTTTGGAGACACATCTTTACTGAATTTAAACGCGAAGTAGACCAAGAAGTCGTCATTGATATGGTGAAATCAAAACAATCGAGTTTACATTGTGGGACATACAAAAAACACCCGGTTGTTATAAAAAGCGGACAATTTGGTTATTATATGGAATATAAAAAAGTTACCACGTCTTTGATACATTGGATACATTATGATCAAATAGAAGATTTCATTGAAGAACAAACATTTCCGAATGAACTTATGGAGTCATTAATGAATATCAATGTATTAATTGGTAAACATACCACGATTCGAAAAGGAAAAACCGGCGACTATATTTACCATAAAACCCCGCAAATGAAAAAACCCAAATTTTACGCATTAGACATTGACAGTCGAAATGTAGAAGATATAAAAGAATATCTACAAAAAAAATATAATCTTATCATATGAATAGTCGAGAAACAAGTCAGTTGTCTTTTCCAAAAATTGTATTGATAACATTTACTATGATAGGTATATTTGTAAAAATGATAATAGGGTTGGTGACGTCTTCTAAAGATGGTTCATTTGGTAAAGCAACCACAAGCATTTGGGGGAATTTGATTATTATATTTTCAGTAATTTCTTATTTATGCATTGACTCCAAAATAGAAAATAATGTGATTTATCCAATATCATTACTAATTATGACGATGATGTGGGATACTACAATGTCATACAAATATTTGGAACGAATCAATAAAAAACAAATCCCGAAAATATATGATTCATGGTCTATGTTTTCAAATTTAATGGTATTATCTTTTTTGATAATCATGATATATAATTTATTTTATAAAGAAGAAACGAATAGTCAAATTTCTAGTATATTGTATATCATTGGCGTATTTTCTCTTTTCATTACAGGTGTTCAACAAACTATATTGGACAATTTTATGGTAGACAAGGATCATTTAGAAATAAACTTGTAAGTAATACCAATTTTATCATTTGATTCCCAAATACCAGATATTCGTATAAATAATTGATTGGAAGGTTTATTCAAATGTAATACATAATGTTTATACATACAATCATTATATAATAAACGTTCTATTTTTTTGTTTGTAATTAAATTTATCTTTTTCAATAATTCATATTCAATATAAAACAACGAATACAATAAGTCATTATTGAAACTAATTTTGTAAGTTTTGTTATGATAATTTGTAATTATATGTGATTCTGGTATAGAAATAATTACATTTTGTATGGTATAATAAGCTTCATTGTATAATATTCTATAAAAATGGTTATAATATTTTATTTTGTTTTCTACTGGTTTTTGAAATACTATTTTATTTATTTCAAAAATATTATAAGGAATAAATAAGTTCATAGTAATAGTAGTATAATATATTTAAATATCACTTTCATATAGTATAAATATGGAACATATACTTATTTATGGAAAGGAAAATAGTTCAAAATATAATTATGCGATGAACCTAATAAAACCATATAGTAAAACAGAGTTGAACTATAAACGAAAAATAGAAATCAACTTGAATGACCATAAATATTATTTCAACTTAAGTGATGCTCATTTTGAAGTAGATTTTGAATTATTGGGTACAAACGAATATAGTTTGTGGGTAGCATTGTATCAACAAATACAAACCATTTGTAAAGAAAATATGGGTAAATGTATCATATTATGTATGAATGTACATAGTATCAAAGATGAATTGTTGGATATTTTTTATATTTTTATGAGAGACACAAATATTAAATTTATACTATGTACACAAAATATGTCGTGTTTACCTGATACTATAAAGAAATATTGTAAAATAGTATCTTTGAAAGATAAAAGTAAAAAAAAAATGTGTATTCCATTATGTGAACCAATCATTGAAATGATTGTCTCGAAGAACATCGATTATTTCTTATTAAGGGAGTTGTTGTATAATTTATTGACTTACAATATAAACATACACGAATCCTTTTACTTTATATTAAATCGTTTGTTAAATATGAACTATATGTCCACGTATGATATAGAAAAAGTGATGCCCAATTTATTTGATATTATAAAAAAATACAACAATAACTACCGATCTATATATCATTTGGAAAGGTTTGTTATTTTTTTAATAATATTAAAAGAATAGTAATAAACAATGTATGGATAAAAAAAGGGCATATGTGATTTTAAATATTGACCCACAAGATCATTTAAACTATGCTCTATTGCGTAAAAAATACTTAAAGGCTTCTTTGAAATATCATCCTGATAAAAATCAAACGTCGGAATGTTTTGTCGATGTAAAAGAAGCTTATGATTATTTATTAGATGATTTGAACCGTTTGTCTCCATTGTTTTATTATGACGAAGAATATACACATACTTTATTTATTCTTTTAAAACAATATATTTATGACCCATTTGAAAAACATATACATAGTTATCAAGTTTTTGAATTAAATCCATCCTTGGATCATTTATTTCAAAAAGAATTATATTACATGAAAGACTACGACCTTTACATCCCTTTATGGCACCACGAATTATGGTATGAAACACATAAAATAAAGATAAAAATAAAACCTAATATACCTGAATACATTTCAATAGATATATATAATCATATACATATATATTTAGAAAACAAAACAAAAAAAATGGGCGATGTAATTGAGTTTAAAATATGTGGAAAAAGTTTTTCATTTTTATATGAAAAAAATATAACTACTTTAATGAATCAAGGTATACCTATGATTCGGTCCAATATTTTTGAACATAATGAAATATCGAATGTAATTATTCATTTATCTAATTCTTTTTAGTTGTTTTTTTAGGTTTTTTTTTTGGCTCTTCAGGTTCCTCTTTTTTTGAGACTTCTACATCTTCGCCATCGCTATCGTAGGTAACTTGTGATAGAGACTGGGACGGTTTTGGAACATCTTCATCTTCATCTTGAGGAGTGACTACTTCTTCGGTAGTAGTCATTTTAATGTGGCATTTACCGCGTTCAAGTGATTCTACTTGCTTGACCACTCCTTGGTACAACTTCCAAGTTACCCCAAATTTACCATTGGCGAACCAAATACCACCGCATTGAATAATACACGCTACATTACTCCCTTTTTGAATGAACTCTTCAGGACCACGGCCATCTTCATTAGGAATTAAACTATTTTGTTCAATATCGAATAATTCAAACTTGAACTCGCCTTCCCATACTGGAAGTTTTAGTTTCAGAGTTGGACTACGCGTTTTGTCTGGCTCTCCAGTTGCTTGGTCTTTTGGATATTTTAGCATTGGACTCCATAGAGCATCGATTACTTCAGACGACATAGATGCCTTACCAAACCAGTCCCTTGCGTTTTTTTGAGCTTCGGATTTTACTTTTTCTTCAAATTCGATCATCATATTCAACAAACTTTGGGTTTCGTCGTTCCCAAACTCTTCACGAGGGAATTGCAACGTAAAGTCATAACTTTTAGAATTATTCGCATTATCATATACGTTTACACCCCAATTCATCATAAGAGGTGTTTGAATGTGCAACGATTTCTTAGATAGACTATTTAAAATACCCACACTTTTCCCACCAGCATTATTTGCTTTTGGTTTGGTGAAAATCATGTTGGAGTTAGGCGAGAAGTCTTTTGCGTTTACAATAATAGTTGACATTGTTACTTAATTATTAATAAAATCTTTAAATCAATTTTTATAATTGTTTTATAAAATCTTAGCAATACCTATCCAAATAGTAAATGAAATATAAAAAAATATCGTGATTACTATAAATGGTCGAATCTTTTTCGCAATATAATAAATTATTACAATCTAAATACACCATAAAAGAAATGAAATGCGTTATGAAGCGATTTTCTTACAAACCTAAACAAAAAACAAAAAAAGATATGGTATATGAATGTTATCATTATTTGAAACATAGTTTTTATATCCGCAAAATAATTTATTGTTTTAGAAATTATCTTGTATTCAAACTAAACCAAACGCAAGGTCCAGCAATGTTTCACAGAAGCTTATGCAACAATACGGAGGATTTTCTAACAATAGAGTCTATGAACGATATAGAGTACAAATATTTTATAAGTTATAAAGATAGTCATCATTTTGTATATGGATTCAATATAATTTCAATTAGTACTCTATTAGATAAGAAACAAATAAATAACCCATATACTATGGAACCTTTTCCAAAGCCCTTTATACAAATGGTAGAACAAAGAAAAATATACAATAAAATATTTCATTATGTAGATGAATATGTAAAACCCATCAAGCAAACCATAGATAATATGTTTGTCTCTATATTTCAAAAATTAGATTCTTTAGGAAATTATACCCAAATCGAATGGGTTACCAAGTTGAACAACAAACAATTAAGAAAATTTATTTATGAAATACATGATATTTGGAATTATAGAAGCGAAATGACCAATGAACAAAGGAGACAATTATGTCCACCAAGTGGAAATCCATTTTTACATATTCCAATGCATTTATTTCAAAATCGTAATATTCATATTGAAAATAATACTTTGAAACACTATATTTATAGTATTTGCGATCACTTGATCAATAATATACATATAGATGATGAAAAACAATCTCTTTGTGCTTTTTATATTTTGACTACATTTACTTTAGTCCATCCTCGCGCCGCCGAATCGTTACCATGGCTGTATCAGTCTGTTATATAATAATTGCGTAAAAACAATATAAAAACATATAATATGGTTATGTATAATGTCTGCTGTAAAACAATCTAAAAAATCCAAATCTGTCGAACCAAAAGTCGTTGAGCCAAAAGTCGTTGAGCCAAAAGTCGTTGAGCCAAAAGTCGTTGAACCAAAGGCAAAGGTAGAAAAACCAAAAAAGGTAAAAGGCGACGAACCAAAAGAAGTAGATAATGTAGTAGTACCAGTTCATCAAACAGAAGGTTCCCTACAAGAATCTTTCACCGGAGTGGTTTCTTTACTAGTGGATATGAATGGTCTTTTATCTAAGGTAAAATCAGAAGTAAAAGTTTTAGAAAAACAAGTCTCCAAAGAAATGAAAGTATTGGATAAAATCAACCAAAAAAAAAATAAAAACAAGGGTTCAAGAGCCCCAAGTGGATTTGTAAAACCTACCAAAATTAGTGATGAACTGGCTGGTTTTCTAAAAAAGGATAAGGGTACTATGATGGCACGAACGGATGTCACCAAGGAAATGACTGCTTATATCCGTGAGAATAGTCTTCAAGACAAAACGAATGGTCGCAAGATTCTTCCTGATGCTAAACTAAAAAAACTACTCAAGGTAACCGATTCAGATGAACTTACTTATTTCAATCTACAAAAGTTCATGAGTCCACATTTTGAAAAAAGTGTAAAAGCCTAAATCAATAGTTTAGATTATTTTTAATATTTTAATAATTTTTAATGTAAAATTATTAAAAAACTTTTTATTTTATATCATACAATGCCATATTTCGATTTGTAGTGGAAACATGGTTGATTTGGTCTAAGTGATGTAACCATTTGTCTTTTTTATGTAAATGTATAATAAAATTCATAAATTGGTCAACACTTTTTTCATAATGAAATAAATGTTCCGACTCAAAAAAATCCATAGTTTCTTGTATGTGAAAAAACAATAAACTTGTTAATATAACATAGCAAAATATGTTCGTTTTTTCTTGGTAATGATTATTATGTTGAAGCAAATCTTGATACGTTAGGTTCTGTTCATTCAATAACTTATTAGTCATTAGACATGCATATAATTGTTCTCTTTTGAAATACTTATGAAATCTATGTTCAAATATGCGAAATGATTTATGTCTCGACAACCATGAAATATTTATAATTCTTGCCCAAAATTCAGTATAGGTCTCAAATAATAAAAACTGGCTTTGTATTGGAAAATATTGTTTCATTTTAGAAAAATCATTATGATTATGAAAGTCAAAATCAAACAAATGGATACATTCGTGAATAAATACTTTAAACCATTCTTCCTTACGATATAAAACAATATTATTCCCATATGTAAAACCAGTATTCATATATTCCTTTGTTTTTTCAAAGTCGGTCAAATAAATCGTAATATTATTATAGGTTTTTTGCAGCGAAGGTTTACATCGAATAAACATTACAATAATTGTCTTTATTTTTTTAATATACTCTTTAATATGTATGGATGTCTCGCTATATAATTTTATCATAAAACGATAGTTTTGTTTATGTATCTTAAATATATATTCACGAAATCTTGTTTTATTTATATAATTTACAATTACACTTGGAAAAAAAAGTGATGAATTTTCAACAACAGCTACATTAGAATGTTCTACATAAGAATGATGTTTTATATGAATTTTGTTCATTGCATTATGTATTCGTCGCAAAGTATAATTTATATTTGGTTTATGTGGGTCTAAAGAATAATTGTTCTTTAAAAACTGAATATTTTCTATAGTGTTCTGGGTGAAGGTCATATATTATAACTTCATTTTTCTTTTCAATAGTTTCATTTTTCCACCTGACTGATTTGAATTCGAAGAGACTGTGATAGAATTGTTCGATCTTTCTGAATTCAAATTTTTTTCTTTACCTTCTCCATTGGTATTTTCTTCACCTTGTTCTTCACCTTCGCCTTCTTCTTCGCCTTCGCCTTCGTCTTCGCCTTCTTCTTCGCCTTCGCCTTCGTCTTCGCCTTCTTCGTTTGCATTACCTTCTTCGTTTGCATTACCTTCTTCGTTTGCATTACCTTCTTCTTCGCCTTCGACTTCTTCATTGTTAGCATTTTTTTCTTCTTCTTCGCCTTCGCCTTCGCCTTCTTCATTGTTAGCATTTTTTTCTTCTTCTTCGTCTTCGCCTTCTTCGTTTGCATTACCTTCTTGTTTAAGTTGTAAATTTGGATTTACTATATTTGTCTCTAGAGTATTCTTTTCCTCAAAAGAATCTAATTCATCCAACAATACTAAAGGATCCGCAAATATCATTCGTAAAAAATCATTGTAGGTCATATTGGCATACTTTGATTTGTATTCGTTTATTAAATCATGATTTATTATGGTTTTGTCTTGTATGAAATCTACAACACCATGCGTATCATAAAACCTGAATGTAGAAACCAACAAATCGTAATCTTTGGCATATTTTTTTTTTAATGTTTCAAATAATTTTTCGTATTTTTGTTCAAATGGCTTTGTGTCTTTATTTATTTTATTTTTAATTTGAGTAAGCATTTTAAAATCTTTGCTTAGAATGTATTCATATTTGGTTTGAACCATTTGGTCTAGTTTCAGTTTATTCATAAAATTATCAAAAATCAACATAGATGCTTCGTTATATTCCGTATTATTTCCGCCACGGACAAATTCATATAGACCCAACTTAGAGACAACCTTTTCATATTTGACAACATAAACATATTTATATTCTATTTTATCCAACGATTTTATATCTCCTATCGCAATACATAAATCGTAATGCGAATCGTTAAAATGGACACGTATTTTATATAGATTAGTAGTTTGTCCATTTTCTTCCACAGAATTTAAATCTGTTTCATACATATAGTCTTTCATTAATCCAGAAGATACAGAAGCCATATTTTCCATAATTATAATATATATATATATATAAATGTCAAATAAGACGAAAAAGTGTAAATCAAAATGCGTCAATTTACCAAGAGACAAATGTTACAAAGGATGTATATATACCGACCATTGTAGATTATCTAGTAAATACAAATTAGATAAAAAAACGTGTAAATTATTAAAAAGAACAGAACCGCCTAGTATTCAAAGTTTTCGAATACCTAAAAAAGATATAGCTTCTAATATTCTTCATCCAAGTATTTTGTCTTATTCGCCTGAGATAAATAAAATATTGGTTCAATCGCGATATAGTCCAAAATATGATATATTTGACGCCATTACACAATGTATGAACATAGATGTAGAAGAATACACCCTAAAAGATTCTATTTTGAAATATTATATTAATCCTAAAATCAAATTAAAAAATGGTGAATGTGTGGCATATTGGAATACAGACGCCCAAGCATTATTTTTAGATAACTTATCAAAACACAATATTATAAATATAGATAGTTTGATTGTCCCTAAACAATCGTATTATAATTGTTGGTTTAATACATCTATTATGATGAATTATATTAGCGATAAAGGTCGTAAATTCAATAAGTATTTTAGACAATATATGATTACAGGTAAAATGAAAAATCTTAATCCCTTTTTAAAAAAACTAAAAGCTCCATTGTTTTTATTCAACATAGCTATAGAGGCAACATTACACGGAAACATATTGGCAAAAATTATGAATACAAATGATTTAATTGAAAAAATACACGAAGGAATTCCAAAAGAATATAAATCTAATATTGTCAATAAAAAGGAATATGGAAATCCATATAATTATCAAATCGCCTTATTGAACTATATATCAAATGAAAAATATGCGTATCATACTCAAAACGGGTTTTTATTATATAGTTATATGAAAGATTATGGTTATGTAAATGTAAATTCAAGCATTATTTGGGCGGAAATAAACCAAAAACGATCAAAGATAATAAATAACAAGGATATTTACTTAATAGACCAATATAAAAAAAAATATATATTAGATTCTTTATTGTTAAGAGACACGAATAAAAAACATTTTTGCTGTTTATTGACTATAAATGGTAAGGAATACAAGTATGATGGTGCGTTTACCCCTTCTATTATTCCTTTTCAGTGGAAAAATAAAATATTTTTAAATTCAAGTAAAGATTTCTTTAATGAAGATTTATTTATGGAAGATAAATCTGTAGCATGGAATATGCGTAATGGTTATCAAGTATTAAATTATTATCGAATATGACCTTTTACAAAATCCATAATATCCATACACTTAAACTTTAATTTTGCATTCACGTTAGGATGCGTTTTTATTTCATTTATATTATTATATATTCCTTCCCATTCTGAATGAAATAATAAATAATCCAATAATTCTTTTATAATGATAAAAATACTTTGTAATAATTCTTCTTTATATTCCATCTTAGTTTTATGTTCTATTTCACATTTTAGCGTGTTCATTAGTTCTTTACATAATTCAACCAAATTATCCAAAGAACAAATATTATATTTCATTAAATTACTAAAAAAAAATAGACTAGCCTTTAATTGTTCTATCTTTTTTACATAATCACAATATTTATCGTAATCATCATTTGGGCTAAAATATTCTATTTCACTTAGTAGTTTGCTATGTTTTGAAAAATTTTCTTGAAAAATCTCATAAAAAGTATTGTTTTTTTCAATTAATTCTTTGTATAATAAAGAAAATAATTTAGATAAATGTATATTAGAACTAGCAATTTGAAATATTTTATTCGTAATAATATCTATATCCTTGGTTGTGGTTATGTTTTCAATCATTTCAAACATTTCTACTTTTAACTTATCATAGTTTTTTTCGGTTAATTTATTTAATAATTTACATATGATTCCACAATAATCTTCTTGTTTGTGTATTTTAGTTATTTTGAAAGGTTCGCTTTTGTTATGGATAAATAACTTTTTTTTTATATTCGTAATAATCTCTTTGGTATGTTCAGGAAATTCGTATGGACTATAATCCATAGAAAGCATTATTATTTTATCATAAGAATAATACATTATAATATATAAAACCTATTTTTATATTCGTTCTATATTATCTTAAAAAAAAAAATAACTATATAATGGAATTCAAATTGCCAATACAATATATAGATCATAAATCTGTTTCACCTACTATAATAGATGATATTGATATGAAAAATGCTTACAAAAAAATTTTAGGAGACACCCCTTTAGAATGGTCCTCTTATTATACGTCTAATAAAGAGTTTTTACAAGATAGTCAACTCGTCATTAAAAACTTAGATGTTTCCTGTGTTGATTGTGAATCTATGATGGAGAATTATATGAACTTTCGTTCTGAGACTAATTTTAATGATAAATATCAATACATTAATATTTCAGCACTTGAACCACTCAATCGTTCTGTTTTATTTTTACAAGCACTAAGTTTTTATAATATAACTTCTCCTATTTTTTCATTGATTACTCCTATTTTTATTTTTATTGTTCCTTATTTTATATTAAGATTCAAAAACATTGAAATTAGTACATCTCAATATAGCGATTTATTACAAAATATGATGAAAAATACAAATCTATATAAATTATTTTATACAAATGAATCCATTACATTTCAACAGAGAACTTCTATATTTGCCTCTATTATTTTTTATATTTTTCAAATTTATCAAAACATTATTTCGTGCATTCAGTTTTATAATAATATCCATTCTATTTCAGAATTTATCAGCTCTTATAAAGGTTATTGTATAAATGCGATACACCAAATTGAAAAACTAAATCATTATTTGTCTCCATATAAATCATATGCTTTATTTATAGCACAAAATAATCATCAGAAAAATATTATTCAAAACATTGTAAATAAATTATCACTGATTTTTCCTTATCAGAATACGTTTAGTCGTTTAAGTCAAATTGGGTATATTATGTATGTTTATTATGCGTTGTATTATGATAAAACCTATCATAATGCCTTTTGTTATGCTTATGATTTGAATCACTATATCAACGATATATATTCTTTACAAAAAAAACACATTTCCAAGAAAATAAATACGGCTACGTTCCAAGATACCCATACAAAAATGAAAGGGTCTTATTATTTAGCAAATATAAATGATAAACCTATAAAAAATAATATCACAATGGACAAACAGATTATTGTTACTGGACCAAATGCCTCTGGTAAAACTACTTTGCTGAAATCTATTTTATTGAATACCATTTTGTCTCAGCAAATAGGATTTGGTTGTTATAAACGCGCCAATATTCGTTTATATAATCATTTTCATTCTTATTTGAACATTCCGGATACATCTGGTCGTGATAGTTTATTTCAAGCCGAAGCACGTAGATGTAAAGATATTTTAGAACACGTAGAACAACATTCTAATGAGAGACATTTATGTATTTTTGATGAGTTATATTCTGGTACAAATCCAAACGATGCCATATTATGCGCAAAAATATATCTAAAAGGATTAAAGAGTTATCCATGTGTTGATTTTATTTTAACCACCCATTATATTCAACTTTGCGAAGAATTAGACAAGTGTGTCTCTAATTACAAAATGAATGTTATAGAACACAAAGATCAAATAGAATATTTATACAAAATAAAAAAAGGTATTTCTTATGTACACGGTGGTAAACAAATATTAAAAGACTTGAATTATCCAGAATATTTATTTTGATTTCGTTTAAAAGGTATATAAAGATTATAACTATTATGTATAATGGGATTATTAGATATTAGTGGTTTCTTTACAGGTCTAATTATAAATTTATTGTTAATCACTTTGGTATGTTATTATTTCAAACGAAAATATGAAAACATCGAATCAGCTCAAATGGAACAAGCGAAGGTATTGTATGAACTGTTACAACAATCTTCAGAGACAAAGAGCGAAAAGTCCGTTGTAAAACAAAACTATTGTGAAACATTAGATGTTGAAGTAGAAAGCGAACACGATATTGACGATGACGATGACGATGACGATGTAAGTTCTTCGGATGAAGAAGAAGAAAAACCACAAGATGAACTTATAGAATCGAACGTAACTGAAGAACTAATGGATGAAACAGATTACAATAAAATGAGTGTAAAATCATTAAGAGATTTATTGACCAATAAGGGAATCAAAACCAATCCAAAAATGAAAAAAAACGACTTGATTCGTTTAGCAAATAGCAAAAAATCACTTGTGATAGATTTAGCCTTTGAAGAAAATTCAATTGAAGTAACCAAACTACCAGAAGAAGAAAAAACAGAAGAAGAAGAATCAACCGAAGAACCACAACCAAACGAAGAGAAATAAATTATAAATATATATTAATGAATAGTAGAACATTTACCGAATATTCGCAAAATTCTTTGAACAATGAAAAAATCAAGAAACAATATGGTATAACAAACAATCAATCTTACCGAGAGTTTTTGGTAAAACATGCCGACCTTATAATGAAAAGAAACTTTCAATCGATAGAACCCTCTATGGAGATTCATAATCCTCCCTATTTATTTTTAGGCATTCATGACGATAGTAAACCAAAAGGATATAGCGAATCCTCTATGAAAGACGTTTATTTGTCTCGAGAAAGGTTGAATGCTATGCACCAGAGGAAATTCATAAATTAATATAAATATATACATATATCTTATATCAATATGATATATGTTAGTATAGATGTTGGAATCAAAAATTTGGCTTACATTATTTATGAGACAAATAATTCAACTATTTTGAAATGGGATGTATTAGAATTATGTAAAGAAAAATCAAATCAGGTAAATTTAATTGATTTAGGAAAAACTATGTGTAACTCGTTTCACGATATTTTTACGCCTTATGAAGTAGAACGAGTCATTATTGAAAATCAAATAGGTCAAAACGCGATACGAATGAAAACACTACAAGGAATGATTACAATGTATTTTATTCAACAAGGAATAAACGATATATATCACTGGAATGCGTGTCACAAATTAAAAGACTATGATATTCCAAAAAAAACTACTTATAGTCAACGTAAAAAATTAAGTATTCAAATTACCGAAAAACTTTTGAAACAAGATTATGTCGAATACCTTGAACATTTTTTATCCCACAAAAAAAAGGATGATTTAGCAGATTGTTTTTTACAATTAAAAGATGCTTTAAAAAAACAATTAGTAATGCGCTAAATATAAAGCAATAACATATAAGTTATTATAATGGAAGAAATTATTGATTTGGATTTAAATCAAGATAATGTTGATTTTGGTTCAGGTGTCGAATTACTTATGAATGATAAACAAAAATCTACCAATAAAGATATATCTTTAGACAAAGAATTGTCTGAATTAAATGAAATAGAAGATGTAAATATAGGTAAAAATACTGTAAAGATGGACACTCAACCAAGTATTCCATTTAAAAAAATAAGTGAAATCAACATCGAAAAAGAAGTTCAAGAAGTAGAACATAAAACAAAAGAAGATTTACTGAAAGAAAAATTTAATTATTTAAGAAAATTGGAACAACTTGAAAGTAAAGGAGTAACGTTATCCAAAAGATATAGTATGGATTCTTCATTAGATGAAATGAAGGGTGAATATGAACATATTATCTTTGAAAAAGAGCGGAGCAATAGTATGAAGTTTCAAGGAAAGGTATTGACTACCCTTATTACTGGATTAGAATTTTTAAATAATAAATTAGACCCATTTGATATTAAATTAGAAGGATGGTCGGAACAAATTAATGAAAATTTAGAAGATTATGATGATATCTTTTCTGAATTACATGAAAAATATAAATCTAAGGCTAAAATGGCACCCGAATTAAAATTATTATTTCAATTAGCAGGGTCTGGTATGATGATTCATATGACCAATACGATGTTTAAATCGGCTATTCCGGGTATGGACGATATCATGCGTCAAAATCCTGATTTGATGAATCAGTTCACCAAGGCTGCAGTAAGTTCTATGGAAGAAAAAAGTCCGGGATTGAGCAACTTTATGAGCGATTTTGGTATGAATCAATCCTCTGATGCTAGAGAAGATATGAAAGGACCTGAAAATATTGATCAACTTCTAAATCAATTAAATAAGAAGGTGGATATAGAACCAAAAAATGATAGCACAATTAGTGTAGAAGATTTAGAAAATCTAAGCAATGCTTCAGCACCATCTACAAACCGCCGAAAACGAAAAAGCGATAAAAATTCAATTCGTTTAGCAGTCTAAATTATGTTCTTTGTATCTTATACAATGGAAGGTAATTATATTCAATTACAACAAAAAATGCAAAATATGAAAATAAACATCAATGAAATCAATCGTATTGTTGAAAAAAAATCTGAAATGATTGCCAGTTTAAAAGAACAACAAAAAGAAATCAACAAAAAAATAACTACGGAAGAACATGGATTAAACGATAATATAAAAAAAAAAGAAGATTTAGAAAAAACTCTTCAAGAGGCAAATAATAGTTATAAACAACTTGAAGAAGCAGTGTCATCCATATTAAATATGATAAATAATAAATGTTAAATAATATATATATATAATTTTGTATGTACATTCCATTAGAATTACAAAATTATATTTTTTCTTTTTTACCTATTTTATCTCCGTCACAAAAAAGATTAAATCATATAGTGAATCATTATAACGTTTATTTTGAAAGAGAATTATGTAAACAATATGATTATCTTACCATTTATAATTGTTGGTTAAATAAAAATCTGGATATCAAAATATTTTTGAAAGATAATAAAATGACTATGTTACAAATACAACAATTATACCATTTTGCATTACCTTTTTTCTATTAATCAAATATAATCTTTTTTATAAATACATACAATAATAAATGTATTGTACTTTGTTTCAAAATGTCCTTTTTTTCATTAGGATTAATCTTTACCATAATAGATATATAAAATAGTTCATAAATAAATATATACAAATAAGAATTGATGGTATCATCCGTTATATGTTTATATTTCAAAAAAGATAAAAGTTCATTGGTAGAGTCTTCATTCAAAAGTTCAAGCGATTTTTTCATAAGTTTGTATTTGTGTTTGTGTATATAACGAATGCTTAGTCGTCTATATATATTTATACTTTTCGGCGTGAATAACGTCGTTGATAGTACTTTTTGGATAAGCATCGTTTATTATATGTTTTCTTTTTATTTAATTTCAATTTTTTACCTCCAATAATGAGACGTTTGGTATGTTTCAATAATTTAAATTTAATTTCCTTACAATCATACAATGTGGTTTTTTTAAAGTTTTTTTTGTCTAACAATAAGTTTACATATATGACGTAATCTGGTTTTTTAGAATAAATTATATTTTTATATTGTTTTTTCAGTTCTTCCTTATTCAATAATGATTCGAACGATTCTTCGTATAATTTATAATTTTTTTCATTTTCATTATACTGATATATTTTTATAGGACTATCTAGCTTAAGCTTGTATTGTGTATTGGATATACTAGAACTATTACGTGGCTTCAAATGAAACAACATATTTTCTTGGAACAACAAACGTGTCAATACATCAAAATCTTTATAATAAGTCAACATATTAGTTTCAAGTTTTTCAGGGACTTCATTTTTTAATCTCTGGTAATTTTGCTGTAAAAAAACCTCGTATTTTTTAAGTTCAGTTGGACTTTTGAAATATTTTATCGCCTCAGTTGGAGTCGTTTTTTTTGTCAAGAAATCTTCAAATGATTCTTCGGTTATATGATATTCTTTGGGTAAAAAAACTTCTTGACCTTCGTCTAATACCTTATCAATATTATTATGTTTCAACAGTTTAACGTCATTTTCATTAAACACTTTTAAAATCCCATTTTTTTGTTTTATTTGTATTATATTTGTGGGTTCACTTTCAATGGAATAACGATGCAAAATTCCTAACAATGAATTATCTATATTTATATAAAAAACAATATTATCTTCCTTTTTTTCTTCAAAAATTAACTCTTTTAGTTTTAATGTAAATTTATATTTTGTTTTACGAATATTTGTTAATTTACCAATACACCTATATTTTTCATTTACTTTATATTTGCTTACAACATCCTTAAACTTTTCGTCATTATTTTCTTCTTGTGTAAAATATGTTTCATCTATTTTTACAGTAGGTAATTCATAATAATAATCTTTATTCAAAGTAGATATATCCTTCTCTAGAAAATCGGTGGAATACAATACAAGTACTTTATAGAATTTAGATTGTAAAGCATAATCTTCACGTATATTTCTATTACGACTATAGTTATATAACGTTTCATAGAAAACTATTTTTCTAGATTTACTTTTTCCTTTCTTTAAAATATCCAATAATCCTTCCAGAGAGTCTTCATTTTTACTATTTATTTCTAAACTAGTAACAAAAGGTAATTTTCTTATTTTATCCAATTTTTTTTGTTCAAATATATCCTTATATGGAACGAGTTTTGTTTTAGTATCTTTTACTTTGAATCTAAATTCCAAATGTTTCTCATCATACAAAGGAATATGATATACCACCTTGATGTATTGAGTACTCATATTTTCCTTTTGTATTTTTCTTAAATTACTTTCTATTATGTTTGTAATATAGTCGTCTTTGCTTATTTTTTCATGTTCATAGTTGATTATTTTTGTTTTATCTATATTATTATTATAGGTTTGGTCCAAAACATCATCTTTATAAGGCATTATGATGTAATGAAATACACCTTCGGTGGTTTCAATATAAGAATTGAACTTTAATTTATTTATTTTGTCGTCAATATGAGAATCTTTCTTATTAATTGTTTGATTTTCTATAAATTCTCCAAAGTCTTTTGATAGTTCATCCAAATAATTCGACATCTTATCATTGGGTAATAAATCATACAAAGACGAAATAGGTTTTATCATGATGGATATTTCACTTTTAATCATACTATATATATCAAATAAAATTTTCTTTGTAAAGACTATGTTCAACGAGTGAATCTTTACTCTTTTTTTGCGCATGAGCTTTTTTTAAAATACGAATAGAATCGTTGATATCTTTTTGGGTAATATTTCCTGAAAAGTCTTCCACTTTACAATTAGAAGGTATGATACAATATTTACTTTGGTCATTCAATAAATAATCCGCCATAATTAAAAACATTATGGTTAATGCAATAGATATAATGATGTCTCGTGTACCCATCCATATGATGGCAAATATAAGCAACTGTTTACCAAAAATATATTTCACATAATATTCTTGTGATTTGCTTAATTCTAATGTAGCATATCTAGAACATATATTCATAATCAGAATGATTACTCCCGCAAAAATTTTATTATTGTTTAGCGAATCATAATAATCCATAAAAGAAAGTTTTTTTTTACCCATTTTATATTTAAGTATAAAAAAAATATATTACCTTTAATTAAGTATGGCTTTTGCTTTTAATGCGGCATTAATAAAATCAGAAGAAGAGGAACCTTTGAATTATGAAAAACCTAAAGTAAATAAGGATAATTTGTCTAAATTATTAAAACCATCTATGGGAAAAACAAAAGAAGAACCAAGTACAATACAAAATATACACGAAAATTTAAAAGAAGACAATGAAGAAGAACTCGCACAATTTTATCATAAGGAAGAAGCACCTATATTCAAAACAGACTATGAACCTATTGAAGAAAAAGTAGTTCCAAGCCCTTTATTAATGAAAGTAAATCATATATTAGAAATATTAGAACAACAAAAAGAAATCAAAACGAACCAAAAAAACGAAGAAATTGTATTATATTGCTTTTTAGGTTTATTTCTGATATATATCATTGATTCATTTGTTAGTATTGGTAAATATAGTCGTTAAGTTGATTTAGAAAAAACAGCCATATGTTTATCTTGTTTTATAAACTTAAATCCTCTTAATCCTGCCTCGTAAATGAGGTTGTCTAATTGTATGCTTTGATAATTCCAAATATTCTTTCGTTTTATGGTCCCGTGTTTGTCATATATATGTTCGCTTATTATACTATATCCGGGTTTATCATCTACCTCTAAGGAAAATGTATAATTATGTTGAAACTTATAAGAAGGGTTATGTTGAACTATTTGGGATATGTTGGATGGTTTCAATATACTTATAAATAAATATCCTTTGTGTATCAACCAATTATAACATATACTTAAAAAATGTCCTATATCTAACTGCAAATGAACGCAATAAAGAGAACATATAATGTGTGTTTTGTGTTTGTATTTGTATGGGTCATAATATAAGGTTTGAAAGGATAAATTTGGATAGATTTTTTTTGATTGTTCTATCATAAACGACGAACTATCTAATCCAGTTATATTACCGAAGTTAGAAAGTAATTGGACACTATGTCCAGTACGACATTCGAGACATAATATATCGCTATGTTCATTTAAGTAAGGTACAATCGTTTCGCATTCTTTTTTATGAAGATCAATTGTATCGTATAAATCATCGTATACTTTACAATAAAATGGATCAACCATATCTTTATCCATTCTAACATAAGATTTTTCTTCTAATAAGGTAAACCCTTCATAACGAGATATTATAAAAAATACATACAATAATATGAGTATAATTAGTAATTGTATCATTTGTTATATATTTTTATTTTTTTTTTATTACATTTATAAGAATGGATAAATGTAATATTGTAGATAATAGAAAAACATTTACAAGATTATCTTTTTCCAATCATAAAAAGAATAAGGTCATTGAAGAACTAATATCGTGTTTATATTATAAAAAAAGAGACGAAGCTTTACATTGGACTGCTGAGATGATATGCAGTTTATATATATTTGATTTATGGAAAATATATATAGTATTTTACTGTAAATATATACATGTTCATAATGTAAAAATTCCTATTTACTTGTCTAAAAAATTAGAAGAATTCAAACATATACATCAAAGTATTAAAAATGATATGGATATGAAAAACAATGATGATATACGTAATCTATTTTTTACCATTACTATTATTTTATGTGAGACAAAAAATGAAAATACTTTATCCAATAAACCACTTGTGTTTAGTTTAGAAGGTATATATGATAATTTAAAAGCGGACCACATAGAACATATCAAACCATTTTTTAAAGAAGGAGACCCTAAAGAATATTATATTCCAATGAATGAATATGTATATCATATAAATATAACAAAAGACGTTACCAGTATTTTTTATTGGATTGATTGGATCATTGAATACGATATTTACTTAAACAAAAAAAAGAAAAGTATATTTATTCAGAACAGGTCTTTAGTAGATTTTAAAGATGACAAAAAAAATAAAAATATAATATGGTTATTATGGGATATTGTAATTCAAAATTCTAAATCGTGTAGTCCATTAATTCAACAGGCTATCATGTCTCTATTTCGTCTTTTTCAAATAAAATATAAAGTCACTAATAATAAATCATTCAAATGTTTGTTGTATGTATCTATTCATTTAATTCTTTCCAAAGAAATAAACACTCAAATAAAATTAATTGAAAATACAAGTTTATTTCAAAATCTATATAACAATACCCAAATTATATTTGAGGATATAAAAAAGAAAGAAGTCTGGATAGAAGAAGTCAAAACCGAAAAACAAAAACTATATGATTCGGTATATAAAATATAATAAATATATTAAATGACGCTTAGTAAAAAATACGAAGAAATGTATGGAAACAATGCGAACTTTTCAAATGAAGTAAATAAAAATGTATTGAATCAACGTAATAATTATACAAATAATGATTTTAATGACTCTACGAATAACTATGTAACAAAAAACAACTCAACCAATAACTATTCCGAAAAATCCTATAGGAATTACCCAACTGAACCTTCTTATGAACTACCAGTATTAGAAACTGAATCTTCTTCATGGATGTTTTATACATTTTTATTGTTTGTTTTAGCTTGTGTCGCGGGTTCTATTATTTATTTCAAAGATAACCTAATTGATTATTATAATAGGTTTATAAAACCAAACCCAAATATAAATAATGAACTAAAACAACTTAATAAAAGTATTAAAAAGGAAAAGGAAATCCGCAAAAAAAAGGAAAAGGAAAAAGAAACCAACAAAAAGAAGGAAACAGGTGGGATTCGTCAATTATCTAATCAAATTAATTATAAAACTAACCAAATCGCAAAAGACGACGGTTATTGTTATATAGGATATGATAAAGATATGAGGTCTTGTGGAGAAATATATGAAGGTCAAGTATGTATGAGTGGTGAAATATTTCCATCTCTAGAAATGTGTATGTTTCCAAGATTAAGAGAATAATTATAATTTATCTACAAATGGAATACTTGTGTCATAAACAATTGGATTACAAGACCCAACCTTTGTGTTACAATTAAGAATGGCATTGGTGTCTCTTAATTGTTTTAATTTAGTTTGACTTATTTTTTTTGGATTATTTAAACCAATATTTTGTTTATATAATTCATTTTTAGTAAGACTATTATCTTTATATTGTAGGGATTCTGCTTTACGACGCATTTTACGTGTTTCATAATCGTATCTAGTAAAATCTGTATTTGCTCCTGTTGTTCTACCAATTCTAGTACGAGCATATGGATCATCATATATTTTCAATCCTTCGCGATTCTTATATTCTCTTAAATTGGATAAAGCCAAATATTCAGGATTCCCTTGTGGAAATTCGTTATTTAGTGAATTACTAATATCTACAAAATTCCAACGAGTAGCTGATATATCATCAATGTAAACTGTCCTAGACAATGTGACTAAGGATATATCTTTCAATAATATGTTTCGAAAAGACATTATATATAATTGTTTTATTTATTCTCATTTTGATTATTCTCGTTTTGATTATCGCGTGGAGTTTCAGGTTCTTCAAATAATTCTTTACGAATTTCTTCTAGTGAAGCATTTACTCCTAATGTTTTTTCTTGTGTATTCATATTTTCAATAGAAATAAGTTCACCCTTTTCATTGATACTTTGGGTTAATTTATTATCAAACTCATTTGCCTTTTTCATATTTTGTTCAATTGCATTTACCTTAGACTCTTTTACTCTAGTTTCAAAATTTAATTTTGCTTTATCTTCATTTTTCTTTTTCTCGTGCATCAAATCGTTTAGCTCTTTTTCTAGGTAATTTACATTACCAGTTTTGTATGCTTCAGGATGATAAGGTAACCATGTTCCAACCGGACCAACGTATACATCATGATTTGGGTCACTTTCTCGCAACATTTTACAACGTAATTCTGCTTCTTCTTGAGTTGGAAAGACACCACGTACCTTCAATCCTCGTACACTTGTTTGAAACGAATGTTCTTTAGAGAATTGCTTTTCTAGAGCGTCTTCATTTTTATCTACAAAATTTTTATAGTCGTCGGAGACATCATTTTTTAGGGTACTTTTGAATGTATCAACAAAGGACTCGTATTCTTGATTGAGCTCTTCGATAGAAATATTATATTTATGAGAAACAAAATTAATGAATTCATTAAACTTGGTCATCGATTTATTTGTATCATATTGAGAGACAAATTCCTCAAAATAAAATAATTCCTTTTTCTTAATCAAGAATTCAGGAGAAACAAAGGATAAACAAACGAATTTTTGTTCTGAGATTTGTCTATCTTCTTCTAATAAATCTACATTATTCATTATGGTTAATTGTTTTTTCTATTTATATATTTTTTTCTGTTTATTAATTATAATGTTAAATGTAAAAGAATTAATCAAACGCGTTATAAAATATCTAGTGGAAGGTTTGATGGTATCTATTGCCGCATATGCCATACCTAAGCAAAGTCTAAAATTAGATGAAATTGTTCTTATCGCCCTTGTTGCTGCAGCAACATTTAGTATTTTAGATACTTATATACCTACTATGGGTGCTAATGCTCGAACCGGGGCTGGATTTGGTATAGGCGCAAATCTAGTAGGGTTCCCAGGTGGTTTATAAAGTAGGTATAAATTCCCAATCTAAATCTATACATATATTTTTCCAGATTTCATCTTGTTCCACCTTTTTTTGTTCTTTTAACATTGGAAAATGTGGTAAATAAGCCATTTCACCCAACAACTCACACAATTTATATAAGGTATAATAATAATTCAAAAAATTTACTCTATCGTTTGGACAATATTTAGAATAAGGAATTTGTATATCCATAAATAAATTACATAATGTATCTTCTAATTTAGGACTCATTACAGGTGGTTTTATACCCAGTCGGTCTTTTATAAAAGGTATATGTTCATAATACTTATTATGTCCTAGCTTCTTTAGGATTTCTTTTGTTTTTTTGTTGGTCAGTTCATATAATTCAATACGCTCTTTTTTTACTTGGCTTTCGATTTGCTTTATGATGTCTTCAGGTATATCGGTAGACTCCTTTGCTTGAAATTGAGACAAAATCTCACGAAAATGGTTGATTCTTTTATAAGCATAAAATGATATTTCTTTAGGAGGGTCTTTGTAAGAAGGTTTATCATTATCCACAAAAAAGGTTTCATTGTTAAAACAATTATTACACAACAAAATACCTTCCATCATTAATTTAATCATTTCACCTTTGTTGCATTTGCTACAAATATTATTATCATACATGAAATCATTTATATTGATATTTACAAAATTATTTTTTTTTATATAATTTTGTATACTTTTATTTAGAGAGTTTGTACTAGTATCTTCATCTTTATTAAAAAATCGTTGAATAAGTTTTTTAGGATTTTTATTTTTTTCGATTTGTTGTTTGCATTCAAAATAATTAAATAAATCAGATGAATTGTTTAAAAAATATTTTTTTTTCTTGTTTCGTAGTTGTTTTAATTTTTGGAGTTCCAAATGATAATTTTCATCATCATCATTATATTTAGACATATTGGACAATAGTTTCTTTTCGGACTGATTTAAATCATTTAGATATTTTGTATATAAATTATCTATGGTAAGTTCTTTATTCATTACTATATCTTAAATAGTTTATTTTATATATTAACAATCTAAATATACATTATGGATAAGAAGACTCTTTTTATTTTGAATGCAAAAAAAAATGGTTGGAAAGTAAAGAGAAAAACGTCAAAAACATATGTATTTATAAAAGAACTGTGTAGCGAACATTATTCGTGTAATTATTTGAATAAGTTCTTATATCAAAATTTAATTAAATAAAAATTCATTTTTTTTTTCTTTTACTATTTTATAGAATGGGTGGAGGACTTATGCAATTAGTAGCTTATGGCGCACAAGATGTATATCTTACAGGTAATCCACAAATTACCTTTTGGAAAGTAACTTACCGTAGACACAGTAATTTTGCTATGGAATCCATTGAACAAACCTTCAATGGTCAAGCTGATTTCGGTCGTCGGGTAAATTGCACTATTTCCCGTAATGGTGATCTTGCTTACCGCACTTATTTACAAGTTACTCTACCAGAAATTAACCAAAATCTAAATAATAGTGGTAGTGTATATGCTCGGTGGTTGGATTTCCCTGGTCACCAATTGATTGAACAAGTAGAAGTAGAAATTGGTGGTCAACGCATAGACAAACACTATGGCGACTGGATGCAAATCTGGTGCCAGTTGACCCTTGACAAAAATCAAGAAGCTGGTTACAAGAAAATGGTTGGTCAAACCACCCAATTGACCTTTATGACCGACCCATCGTTCGCAGATGTAGATGGACCTTGCGATTCCAATGCCCCAAGACAAGTATGTGCTCCTCGCAATGCTCTTCCTGAAACCACCTTGTATGTTCCTCTACAATTCTGGTTCTGCACTAACCCTGGTCTTGCTCTACCTCTTATTGCCCTTCAATACCACGAAGTCAAAATCAACCTCGATTTAAGAGCCATTGATGAATGTCTGTGGGCGGTAAACACTTTGTCGCCAGATTCGTCGTCTGATGTAAAAGTAACCTCGGCTTATTCTCAATCGCTTGTTTCGGCATCGTTGTATGTAGATTACATTTACCTAGACACGGATGAGCGCAGACGTATGGCTCAAAATCCTGCGGAATACCTAATCGAGCAACTACAATTCACTGGTTCGGAATCGGTTGGTTCATCGTCCAATAAAATCCGCCTCAACTTCAATCACCCATGTAAAGAGTTGGTCTGGGTTGTACAACCAGATTGCAATGTAGACTATTGTGCTTCTACTCAAGGTGAGGCTACTCTATTCAAAGCTCTTGGTGCTCAACCATTCAATTACACCGATGCTATTGATGCTCTTCCTAACTCCGTAAAAGCATTTGGTTCAGATTCGGCGGTTGAAGGACCTAACTCGTTCATTGGTGCGTCCGGTCTTTTCCAACAAGCAGAAGCTCCTAATGTTGAAGCTGGTTCCGCAAATTGGTCTATGGGTGCGGATGCTGATGCGGACTGGGCTATGAATGGTGGTTCGGTAGTTGCGTCCGGTGTATCGGATGCCGGTACTTTCGTATTGGCTGAAACTTCGCTCGACATGCACTGCTGGGGTGAGAATCCAGTTGTAACCGCCAAACTACAACTGAATGGCCAAGACCGATTCTCTGAGCGTGAAGGTACTTACTTCGACCAAGTACAACCATTCCAACACCACACTCGCTCGCCTGATACCGGTATTAATCTTTACTCGTTTGCTCTAAGACCTGAAGAGCAACAACCATCCGGCACTTGCAATTTCAGTCGTATTGATAATGCTACTCTACAATTGGTTCTTTCCAATGCCACTGTAGAAGGCACCAATACCGCGAAAGTACGTGTATATGCTAGAAACTACAACGTACTAAGAATTATGTCGGGTATGGGTGGTCTCGCATACAGCAATTAAGTCATTTTAAACTAATTTTTATATAATAGTTCATTGTATTATATAAAATCAACGACTTGTCCCCATCAAACGTACAAAAATATTAATAATATCTAAAAATAAATTCGTAGAAACCAACGGATAATTTGGTGAATGTATACATTGCTTAGCATAACTAAATAGCTTGGATGTATCATACGAAATAAACATTGAAAATAATATTATCACGATATACGATATCATATTGTATAAAGGTCTCGTGTATTGTTGGGTAAACAATAAAAACAATTCTGTGATGATAATTACAATAAGAGCAATCAAAAATCCTAAGGATGCTTTATAATATGTTTTGCGTAAAAAATCGGGTATAACGAATACCAATGAAGACATTGCTAAAAATATCATACAAGTCATTATCAATACCCTCTGTAACACAACAGAATATTCAATCGATTTGAAATAAGGATATAATGTAAGTGATATAGACCCTAAAAATACAAGCCATAATATATGATTCATCAAAAAACCATTTTTACTGAACATTGGACGCATCGACAAGAAAATAATAGATACAATAGCTACCAAAAAAGAAAAAAATATATAAGGCATTATTTGTTGAAATACTTTGGATTCTGGTAAAAGGACATTTAATTGGTTCGGTGTATTTAATCCATAATTATACATATGAATGAAGCAACCTACCAAAGAAAAAGACAATCCTAAATATAGGTAAACATTGGTGACAAAATGATCACAATGTGGTTTATTATTTACAAACGCATATTTGTAGACCATTAATATGAAAAAAAACGTTGTAAGCGATATAAACAAAAGATTATTTTGATAATTCATTATAATATAAGAAGGTTTTATTTTGTATTACTATAATCTTGAAAACGTATTATATTATGTTTTTAATTGTTTTATTTTACGAATTAATTTTGAGTCATACACTATACTATCTCCGTAGTAGATTACTTTATTGGTACACTTTGTACATTTATAAGGTACTCCGCTGATATACACAAAGAACTCATTGGGTTTGTAGATAAGACATCCTTCGCATTTATAATCGTCCATGGTTTTTTTATTTTTTCTTTTTTTATTTCAATTTTTATTATCAGATAATTCTTTAAATGCCTTTTCAGGGTCATTGTAATTATTCAGTATATATTTGTTCAATTGTGCTGGGGTGACTAGAACGTTGTACTCAAAGTCTTCAAATAAATGTTGGCAAGACCTTTCATAAAAAAAATCAAACATTTCAACTATCATTTCGAGAGAACAATACGACACCTCTAAGTTAATATCAATCCGACCAGGCCGGATAAATGCTTTATCTAATTTTTCGACATGATTGGTAGTGACCATCAAAATACGCCCAGGTGTCTCTAATATACCATCCAACAAATTCAAAATAAAAGACAACGTAAGTTGTTCTCCGTCTACATATGGATTATCGTCTTTTTTAAAGGGTTTAATATCTTTATTGGTTTCTATATCTGAAATAATATGATTTTCAAATAATAAACCTTGTGGAAAATCATTATGGAAGTTGTCCAAAGAATCGACTTGCTTAGGTTCTTCTTTTTCCTCTTTCTTTTCTTCGCGTTCATAAATGATATCGGTCAAACAATCGATGTCTTCGATGACATAAATACGTTCATCCATAGATATATTGAAATGTTCGGTTTTTCCATCGTTTAATACATTTATTTTCTCATCAAAAAATAAATTTCTCAATTGTGTTTGGGTTGTATCTTTGTATAATTTAATATTAATCACATGCCGATTGGTATCATTCGCAATGGCTTTGATGAGCGATGTTTTTCCAGTTCCAGGTGGACCGTGTAATAAAATACCTAGTGTATATGGAATACCCTTTTTACAATACCATTCTTTTTTATTCATAAACATATCAATTCGTTCTTTGACTACATTCAAATGTGAACCAAATACATTTTTTAAGGATTTATTGGTATGAAATGGTGTCATCGTAAAGGTGACATTCTTAGGAGCTTTATCCAATTGAATGACCCCTTCTTGGTCCTTAGGTAAACATACATGTTTTTCATCGAAAAAATATTTTTGAATTCCCAGTTTGTTTTTTTGTTCATACAAATACGTTTTGGTTAATTTATCCACAAATTGTTTCATTTCTTTCAGGGACTTGGTATAAGAAATAAATTCAATGTTGTAGATTCCTTTTTCGTCTTCATCCATAGACGTATTTGTCACCATACATTGATAATGTTCATTTAAAATAAAGGTTTCGTCGTTCACTACTGAAAAATCGCTATAATATTTTAGGTTTTTAGAATTATTATGATTCACAATGTAATAGTTGATGGAATTGAATATAATATCATTTTGATTTTCTTTTTGAATGAATTTAATAGACGATTGAATCGTTTTTTCATTTTTTTCAAGAAACACATTTATATTGGATTTTTTTTTGTCATATGTTTTTTTAATATAATCTATTAAGGTGCTCTTTATTTGCGGTAAGTATTGTAATGCGTTCATAAAGATTAAAGAACCTAATACTTGATACATCGATACGTTGTCTTTCATAGATACCATCGTCAACAACTGATTGTTCATCATATGGTTCAACGTAGAATGATCCATTATAGTATGCTTATATTCAAATGTTTATATTTAAATGTTTCATATAAATATTTTTCATAGTATAGTATAATGAAAATAAGTCCAATATATTATGTTACGCTGAATAAATCCTTATTATATCAATTTGTTGGTCATTATTCTATTTTTCATTATGATAAACAAAGAGATCATTATAGATACGGTTCTAAAAAAAGATACAAACTAAAACAAGAATTGGGATATAATGATTTAGTACAAGACCATCATATTATTCCAAAAGAATTCAAGGAGCATGGATTGATACAAGACATAGAATTTGATGTGGGTTGTAGTAAAAATATTATGATGATACCTACACTATATGGAAATGAAAAATTAAACCTACCTAACAATACATTAACGCATTACAAAGGACATCGTTCATACAACGATTATGTAAAATATAATTTAGACGATTTATATGATTTTACTAATTTTGACGAATCTAAGTATCAATTCATGTTGTTTTTTTATTATTTACAATCCAAATTAGAATCCAAAAGCGAGTTACCATGGATATGAATATTTACATTTGTCTCTAGTATATTATTATAGTGGTTCCAAAGGCAACCATTCCCCCAACATAGCTTGTCCGTAATGATTCCAAATGATTTGTAGAACTATGATTTCCACGCCTTTGGTAATCGCCTCTTTCACTGCATCTTTGTATATAGGGTCATTGTCGCTAATTCGAAATGAGGTGGCATCACTACGTTGAACTACAAAACACAATATAGTTCTATAGTCAGGATGCATTTCTTTGATTTGTTGTAATTCTTGAATATGTTTTAACGCACGTGGACTGATGATATCGGTTTTCTTTTTACGATAACCATCTGGGAAAAAGGCAACTTCATCTTGACACAAGGGAACACTTTTGACTTCTAATATAAAGCGTTTATTGTCTTGGTCTATCCCCATAAAATCAAATCGCGAGTTCAACATCTTTTTTTCGCGTTCAAGTTTTTTTAACTTTTTTAAGGGGGGTACATAATCATATTTTAATGCAAATTCTACTATTTTTTCACCACTTTTTGGATGAATACCTACAATAGTATCCTTATGTTGCCCCAAGTGGATGACGTGAGTACACGTTTTAGGCTCTTTAGATAATGTCATATAGACCACGCTATTTTTTTCACACAAACCACAACAACCTAGGGATGGTGCGTGAGCAATGACTTCTTCGCCGTTTTCCAATAAAACATCGGCTACATAAGGTGATTTGCAATGTTTTGAGGGACGCTTTATAATAGTCCCTTTTATCATTGGTTCGAAAAAACATTCCATTTGAAATAAAAAAAAATATTTTTTATTTCAAATTTATTTCAATTTTTAAAAACAACATTCTTCCATTAGTTCGTCAATACACGACATATCCATCGTGTTCACATGTTCGGTGATATCGTCATCTACGTTTGGAATTAATTTTATGTCTGTGAGTACAAGGTCGGAATCATGATAAAACATATACAAAATATAACGCGTTATCCATACCATATTGTAGGCATCTTTTTTTTTACAATAAAGAGAATATTCATTGGGCTTAGAAAATACGTCAATGTTCATATATTTACAATAGTCTTTGTGTTGGCGGAAATATAAAGAATCTGCTTTATAGCATTGTGTGATTTTGAATGAATCGCTAGCAAATTGTTCCATATATTGGTCAAACTCTTTGCGTTTATTTTGTTCGCTCAAATGAATTTGTGAAGGATGACAAAATCGATTGACTTCGTATACATCACAAAAGACAATATAATCATAGGGGCTTTGTGTGGATGGATTACGAAACATTTGTGCTGGTTTTAATAATATATTTTGTTTATCAAAGGAAGGTAATTTGTCTACAGAATCATAACACATAGTGGTATTTATGGTTTCCAACTCGATTTCATATTCGCTATTAATCCAAACATAATCTAGAATTTGTTGCGCCATGATGTCTTTATATATTTTATTTATTTATTTCAATTTTTATTGTTATAATAGGTCATCCAATTTTCTGGACAATGTTTGGTACCACCGTCGTATTTTACCGCCATATTTTTTTCGCATAATAAGTCGGACAAGTTAACCTCGTCTAAATAAACATCGGCTAAAATGCGACCATATTTTTCGAGTTCTACTTCTTTCAACATTACCATTTTATCCATCAATAAATCTTTTAAAAAGTTTCGGGTTAAAATAGCACATTCCTTCTCTTGTGCGTTTTTGGTTCGCATTTCAGGACAATCGATCCCTTTTAGACGTACTGAAAAACGATAATAAGGTGATTGGTCAAATGGCATTTTAGACGCAATGGTGATGGTGTCTCCGTCATATACTTTGATTACTTTTCCTTCCGTCAAAGGCGGTACAAATGGAATAGTATCTTTGTATGTAATAGACTCCATGATACTATACTATAAAAAATATCTTTAAATGAATATATTATTTAAAAAAATAAACTTTTATTATTCATTTTTGAAAAATAATTTAATAAATAAAATAATGTATTCTAAATTCATATAAATAATATTTTTAAAATTGATCCAAATATCATATAAATAACATTTTTATGTATTATGCTGTAAAAAAAGGACAACAAACCGGAATATTTGAATCATGGGAAATATGTAAGCAACATATACATCAATATTCTGGGGCTGTTTTTAAAAAATTCAAAACAAAACAAGATGCCTTGAATTTTTTAAACGATCGCGAAGAAATACTGAACCAAGATAGTAATATTTATGTATATTGCGATGGTAGTTGTATTCATAATGGTAAGTCAAACGCAAAAGCAGGTATTGGTATATATTTTGGTGAAAATGATCCACGAAATGTATCTGAAACCATCAATGGACATAGCAATAATGTTGCTGAATTAATTGCAATGATTCGTGTATACCATTATGTAAAAAAAGATATAACTATTGTAAGTGATTCAAAATATGCTCTACATTGCGTGAAAGAATATGGTAAAAAACAAGAAATAGATTTATGGAAAAATAATATACCTAATCAAGAATTAGTGAAACAATTATACCAAACCTATAAAGATACAAACATACAATTTATGCATGTATATGCTCATACAAATAAAAAAGATATTCATTCAATTGGAAATTCAATGGCAGATAAATTAGCGTATGATTCTGTAATTAATAATTAGATTCTTGTCCATAATTATTGTTTCAAAACATGAGTCATCACACCAATTTGGCTTATTGTATACCTTTTAAGAGTTCAAACGCCGATTACTCATCTAATAACATTAACGCCATTGCTGAATAATTATGTAAATCAATTAGTGTATCTCTAATGCCTTCATCATTTATTAAGTTTACTCCATTTTTTGTTATAGACATAGAGCGTTGTAACTTATCTTCTATTCTCATTAAAACCCCGATAATTCCATATTTGGAAAACGCATCTCCATAATCAATATTTTTTTTAGTGAATAATTCTAACGCTTCCTTTTGAATTCTTACCATTTGTTCTACTCTGTCCATTATGAATTATAATAATATATATTTATATTATTTTGTAATCAGCGTTTGAAATATTAAAAGGCGTAATAACACTATTTTCTAAAGATTTGTTTGTTTCGAAACAATCGGTTTTATCCGCTAGTTTTTTATTAATGTTTAACCCAATCATTATACAGAGTATAAAAATTGAATTTTCTTCATGCTCTATTTGGGTTTAAATGACCCAAGTACAAAAAGGAAATTATTATTATGAACCCTCGTTGAATGGCGAAGGTGTTTATATAGATTATTTACCAAGCACGAGTCAATATATCAAATGTTATTGTGGAACCAATACTTTATTTACTACATTGACCAATTTAAAATCGCATTTCAAAACAGAAAAACATACGAAACATTTAGAGTATTTGAATAGTCAACAAAAAAATCATTTGATGGAACTAAACAAATACAAACGTTTAACGAAAAGTCAGCAACAATTGATACAACAACAACAAGACATCATTACCACTCAAGAAATACAATTGGATACATTATCGAGACAATTGTTTGACACCAAACAAAAATTAGAAATCATTCGAAAAAGTGTTTTGGCTCACATGGATTGATTGGGACTCCAATATTGTCTTAAGTCTTCGTATAGTTTTCATTTTTTTCATATATACTTTGATACAAAACACCATAAACCAATAACAAAATATTATCGATGATGTATTCCATCTATATAAAATTGATTTATAATTCATAGAATATATATTCTATGAATTATTTCAAGTTGTTCCTACAAAAGTTATTAAGGTATAATCCTAAACCCAAACCGCTAGGTAGGTGGAAAACCGAATCATGTGACAAAAAACTAAACTACAAAATATATTTATCTAACATAGACAATAGTTATTCTAGTAAAAATTGATTTATAAAAATATATTTTTTAATACAATGAACATCATCAAACTATATTACGAACCAAACAAACTAAAATATGAAGGACAAATGGAGAATCAAATGTGTAATGGTTATGGTAAATTATATGATACAAATGGTGAACTTTTATACGATGGTCAATGGGTAAATAATATGTCTCATGGGGAAGGGGTATCTTACAAAAACAAACGTGTTGTATATGAAGGACAATGGAAATATGGTATGTATAATGGATATGGTAAATTATACAATGAACTCAATGTATATGAAGGGCAATGGTATTTTGGGATGATGTACGGTCATGGAACTCGACACTATGATGGATTTTTGGCATATCGCGGAGAATGGAAAAATGACCTATACAATGGTCACGGAACATCGTATTGCAAAGATGGTTCCTATAGTTATTGTGGTGAATGGTTGAGTAGTATGTTTCACGGTAGTGGAAAATATTATGAAAAGGGTCAATTGGTGTATGATGGTGAATGGAAAAATGATATTTGTTTTGGAGAAGGAATATCTTACAAAAATGGGGTCATAGAATATGTAGGATATTTTGAATATGATATGCGAAATGGATATGGAAAATATTATTGTAAACATAATATGATTTATGATGGACAATGGGAAAAGGATATGCGGCATGGTTCGGGTAAATCGTATTCACTCGAAGGAAAGTTGATTTATGATGGACAATGGGAAAAGGATAGACGAAATGGAAAAGGTAAGTTATATTATGAAAATGGTCAAATAATATATGATGGATATTTCGAATATAATATGTATAATGGTCAAGGTACATTGTACCAAATGAATGGACAAAAACTCTACGAAGGAGATTGTATGAATAATATGCGTCATGGTCACGGAAGATCATATGATAAATATGGTCACATTGATTATGAAGGACAATGGTATAACGATCGAAAAATATAAGACATATGACAAAAATGATTTACGCCAAAATCTTTTTCTGGGTTCCCCCCTCGTTCCCCTTTTTTTTGGTAAGTCCTCTTTTTGAAAAGGGTCATGCGGATTTTTGAAAAAAAGAGGGATTTTTTGAGACTTAATAATATATAAAAGAGTATAAATATTTTTTTCATCCTTTTTATATAAATGGAGTATTTTATTCGTCGTGATAATTATGAACGTCATTTAGAAACAGCAAAGCATAAAAAATACTTCAAAAGTAAGCCAAAAAGAGGGAAAAAGTAAGCCAAAAGTAAGTCTAAATGACCCAAAAAGTAAGCCAAAAGTAAGTATTGAGGGAACTTACGATTGTAAATATTGTGGAAAAAGTTTCAAACATAAACAGTCTGTTTCTAAACATATCAAATATAGTTGCCCCAAAAATAAGGATGAAGATTTACACCCTTGAAGATTTAAATCCGCACCCCTAATAATTTTTCTTAATTTAATATAGGAATATGACTAAACATAAAACCGACGATTATAACAATTCTGCTGTTAAATATTATTTGAATAATGAAAATGGAGATGGATATAAGAAAACCTGTAACATTTTTGATTGTAAAAAAATCTACATTACGAGATTGGATTTACAAATATAACACAACTAAAAATCTTACAAGAAAAATCAGGAAACCCATTTCTTACAAAATAACCAGACCGCAAGTAAATACTGCGTTAGAATTATTGAAGAAGAATGAACAACTTACCATGCAAGAATTGGTTGTGGATATGAAACATCATTATTCTAATTTTGATATTACACCTCAACATTTAGGTCAAATTGTAAGAGATAATAACAAAACGAGAAAACGCGCCAGACACGAACATTTTCCAAAAAAAAGATACAGAAAACCGATTGAAAAACAAAGTGAAATGAATAAGTTTTATAGTAAGATGAAACAATATTCATTAGACAAAATTATTTGTTTAGATGAAACCAGTGTTGGTTCAGCATTGAAACCAACTTATAGTAGATGTAATTTAGGTAGGCGTTGTGTAATACAAACATCTAACCAATTTGTATTTCGTAAATTCACTTTATTAGTTGCTATCAGCAATTCGAAATGTGTTGGTAAAGAATTATAGGAGAAAGGAGGTATGAATACTGAAAGATTGTTAGAATTTTTTGAAAAGCATATTTTTCCAAAATATAAAAATCACCTAATTATTTTAGATAATGCGAAAAGTCATAATAACGAAACAATTAAAAGTGCAATTACAAAAAGTGGTAATGACTATTTTGTGTCCCATATACACCAAAAACTGATGCAATAGAGGCATACTTTAACCAAATAAAAACATATATGAAAAAGAATCGAAATGTACATAATTACGAACAATTAGAAAATATTATAGACAACGCTATTGGTAAAGTGAAACCACAAAATTATAAGAACTATTTGAATATACGTATAACTTGAAAGAAGGGATACAAATGGAACGGAAACCTTCGACGCGAAAGCGTAAATTAAAAAAATTATAAATAACATACTTAAAATTTATTAGTTATATTAAGTATATTATGAGATTAAAGAGTGAATTGTATAAAAAAGAACAGGGCGAAATTGTGGATAAAATTATTCATATTTTAGATTTGGAAAATAAGAATATATATACGCTTTATGAGTTGGATAAAAACGAAGAAATCCAATTAAAAATAATGGAACTAATACCAGAAATAAGAAAATGGTATTCCTTTAATGGAATAAAGGCAGTTGGCGAACCGAGTAAAATAAAAAGACCTTGGTTATCAATCATAAAACATTTGATAAAATCAAAATATAAGTTAGAAAGTAGGGATTTTCAACTTACTGAAAACGGACAACATATTAGAACACATATTTATACTTTTACTCAATTGTAGCATTTTTATCTTGGTTATCTTTAATAAGTAAAGGTTGTAAATTATTATAATTACAACATATTTTGATTTCATTTATATCATTAAAATCAAACCAAGCGGAAGGAATTATGCGGTCTATTTGCCATATTTTAGAATAATTATCCCAACTCATCCCAGAATGAAAATGTGTTTCAATATAATTAAGAAATTCGACTTTATTACATCCTGTAAATTCACAATATTTATTGGTTTTTAATCTCATTAAATTTCTTGCTTTTGCTACATATTTCTGTCGTACCTTAACATATTTTATATAACATAAATCACAATTTCGCCATCCATTACCTCGGTCTGTTGCGGATTTACAATCTATACATATACCATTCCACATTCCATGATCTACATATATACTATATTTATCTTTCCATCTACAAACATATGTCGGATAAATATCTTTCCAATTACTACGATTATCCGTTAAATATGACATGTTATTAATTATACAATTAAATTCTTATATTAATTCAATTTTATATTAATTCGTTAAACTACTTAAAATAAAATCTTAGGAATAGTATAAGGATGGAAAACGAAGTAAATCCACCAACCGACTTTTCAAAGGAATTAAAATTTCGTTGAAAAATGTCCTGAAACATCCTGCGATTAACTCGCCTAAAATTACAAATGCCGTTATTAAGTGCAATAAAATAGTTATTCAAACATTAATGTTTATGAAACTCTTCTTATTACACCATTATGAGAAGCATTCTTCTTTACCAACCATTAATGGTGAGTTCATTAATTCGTGTATGAAAATTCTTTGTAATGAAAAAGCACCAGGTAGACCACCAAAACCAGATATTAAAGCACTCAAAGAAAAACTAACCGCATTTTACCAAACCGATTTTCAACCTCTTATTCAAAATGAGATTTTGGATTATACGCATATGAATACCATTTTAGATTATCTTACCATTGATATTCTTACTATGTATGGGAACAATATTAAATTACAATATGTGGAATATGTTGAACGATATGTAAATGTTGTTTGGAAAAAATCATTTTTAGTAGGTAAAATTAGAAAAATGAATATTACCAAGAAGGACAAAGACGCACGAATAAATAAACTATGTAATCAATTAAGAAAAATCAAGAATGATTTATTAAATGTTGAAACTGTAAAATATAAATCTCATACTGCTTATCATACTTGGATTGATACACAAAAACAAGTAATCATTCCTGTTAAAACTTTCAAGAAGAATTTGTATTATGATATACAATGTAGTCCTTTTGATTATTTTCAGTGTATGATACGAATGATGAAACAAGTAGAAACTGAAAATCAAACAATTAGTAATGTATTTCCAATGAGAAGCGAAGTTATTCCAAAACATATAAGATTGGATACTACAACATTAGTGCATTTATTAATGACGAAGAAACAAGGAATTAAAAGTGATTATTTAACAAATGGGTATTTGAAGAGAAACGAAGATAAAATATGGGATTTCTTTTTAGGACTGAATTGAAGAGTTTTCATAAAAAGTATTACGAGTTTCATGATATGATAGAAACCGATAGTATTAGTTGCACACTTTTATTATTGCGTAAGGATTTAATTGGTAAGCGATTACCAATGATGAAAAAGGGAGCGAACCAAGAAACATATATTGATGAAATCAAAGATTATGTGCCTTTACAAAATAAGAAAATAGTTGCAATCGGTCCAGGTTTGTGTGATTTGATTTATTGTGTTGATGATGATAATAAACAAGCAAATATCTTTAGATATTCACAAGACCAACGAAGAAAAGAAACCAAGAAAAAGAAGTATTCAAAAATACAATTAAAGTTGAAACGAGAACAAATAGAAGGGCATGGAACTATTATAGAGTTGGAAACTGAATTATCTAAACTAAATAAGAAATCACTTAACCTAACAAAATTCAAGGAATATATTCAAAAGAAGAGTGAAATAAATGGGTTATTGTTTTCGTTTTATGAAAAATACATTTTTAGAAAATTAAGATTACAAAGTTATAGGAATACCAAGAAAAGCGAACAGAAAATGCTGAACCATTTCAAACACATTTTTGGTAATGAAAATGATGATGTATAATAAAAAAAACTTGTTACGAGTTACAAGTGGATAACTTATTATATGAACGTATCCAATACATATCGTGCGTCGTCTACACTATTGATCTGTTTCATAAAGGTAAAATTTTTCAAAACTAACCAAAGAATCATTCGGACCACAATTCAAGAAACTATAATTGTTATGAAGAATACATGACAACATAATTATGCAAGACCAAGTAACTAATAAGCGTGATACCGATAACATATATAATTATATCATTGTATATTTATATATGAACTATAAAGCTATCATATTATCTTTATTTGCCTCATTATGCATAGGATTACATATTTTTTCGATTAAATATATTCAACTAAAACGGGAATATTCATCTAAAATAATAGGATTAGTATTTGCGTCATTTTCTTTATGGGTTTTGTCTCGTATATTCCTATTTTGGTCGTTCCAATATACCAACGTATCTACGTTTGTTCATTTGTTTTTAACAAGTTCTATATTGGTGTCTATTTATTTAGATAGGGTAATTCTAAATAAACCGATTGTTGACCCGTGGATATATTTTGGTATTGGTTTAATCCTATTAGGATATTTTATTATTATTTATAAATTCTATTAATATATGTGGTTGTTATTATTAATGGTGATCTTGGTATTAGATTACTTTTTCCTTTTTCTTATTTCAGGTAGAGTATCTAAAATAATATCAAGAATTCAAGGTTCCAAAATGATTGTAGATAAAATGTATGCATCTATAGTATATTTATTTTTATTTTTACAATTATATTATTTTATTTGGTTGAAAAAGGGTACTCTTGTAGAAGCATTTTTATTGGGTTCCACAAGTTATGGAATTTATGAATTTACTAATATGTCTTTTTTAAAACATTGGGATTATACATTAGCACTAATAGATACCTTATGGGGAGGAATATTATATACCTTATCAATTTACATTACACGTTACATAATGAGTCTCAATACAAGGGTAAATACAATAGTATGAACTACAAATCCAAACGCAGTAGGACATCCGCGTTTATCCGAAATGTTTCCTAAAATAGAATTGACCAATTGGTAAGTATATGGATTCGACACTAAAATAAACACAATGGTCGTATACAACGTATATAACCATTTTTCATAATTCGTGGGTTTTACATTTTTTTTTTCACAATCACACATATATATTATAGACAACAAAATAATTCGTTCATTTTCATGCCTTCTTTGGAAGGATTGTCTTGTAAAAATAGATCACTATACTCTTTTCGTAAAAAATGAAAGGTGAATGTCTTGTTTTTTTCTTTGCGTCCCACACGTCCGATTGCTTGAATAATTTTTTCTTGTGTTATGTTTCTAATATCTTCTGTCAAATAACCATGTGCGAACTGATAATTGGTGCCGTAAATATAATCACTTGTTGCCAAAATGAGCATAAGTTGTTTGGCATCGGCTAATTCTTTCATAATATCATTGAATTCCAAATCTACTTCATGTAAAACGCCTATACCCAATAAGAGTAATACTTTATAATTGAAATCTACTCGAGTGTTCATAATACGAGTCACATAAGTTTCGTCTAAATCGCCTTTGAATACGTTAGAATTATTATATTGTGATTGTTTTGACCATCTTGTAAAATGTTCATAGGTATTTGGAATATACAAAGGATCCAATTGAACTTGTTTATAACTTCCTTCTAGTTGTTCAATGTGTTTGGACAATCCAATAATATCTGGACTAAAACGCTGATTTTTCATTTTGTTTTCATTGTCTTCGTCTTTTGCTATTTTGTCTTGGTAATCCTTTTTTAGTTTATTTATTTTTTCATTCAATTCTACATTATAGATTATTTTTTTATCCAATTGGTCTAACACATAAGGTTGTATATTCATTTGTTGTATCAATTGACTTACATAAGTTTCTATGTTACCCACGATCCAAATTGCCGGTCCGTGAGTAATATGAGACGCCGATTTGGTCGTAAAATACGTATCATTGCTGTAAAGACTATTTTGTTCGGTTGTAAACAATTCATTGCGAATTACTTTATAGTAAAATAATTTAATAAATTGTGCGTCAATCTCATCTATAGAAATTTGGTTGAACTCATCCTTGTACGACGATTTCAATATATAATTTGCACATTCACCAATACTTAAAAATTTCAAATAAGATTGCCCCTTTGTCTCCAAAAATCGTTCTACGTCTTCTTTATCTTTAAAATAATTATGAGGCATAATGATATTTTGTTTGCTATCCAATAAAGTGATATTGCTCAAATGGTCGGTAGTCTCTATTTTATAAAACTCCCCTTCAAATCTTTTTTTATAATCTTCAACAATGGGTTCTAAGTTATTGGGTAAAGTAGCTGACGATAAAACAATCCGAGGAATAACGTTTTTTTTCCAAATTTGAGACAAAGACTCGTGTAAACTATGATGGTCATAATCCATAGTAATCGTTGGTTCATCCCAAAAAAGAATTAGACGTTCTTTATCAAAAAAGGACAACATATACTCCATAGCATATTCATAAGAATGTATATCACATATAAGCATATCTAATTTAGAACCATCGCTATGATTCGGATGCTTGGTTGAGGTGTAACTATGTACCGAAAAATAATGCAACCTTATATCTTGATTCGAATTACATCCAAACGCAAAGCCTGTTTTGACTCCTACATTAATAGCACTTTTTGCTAAATGAATACCAATATGTCTCGAGGCACAAATAAAAATAACTTTGTATTCTTGACACAATCCAATGGGTGTAATGGTTTTACCCGAAGATGTAGGCGAAGTATAAAATATCAAGGAACGTTTATTGTTTCGTAATGTAGTATACATATCTTTTTGATGCTTATGTAATTCAATCGGTTTATAATCAAAGATAGGATTATTTTCAATCACCGAATCGCTATGAGTTAATAGTTCGCTAGGATAAAAATGATACTCAGACAAATGTGTCATTAGTATTTGTTTAAAATAAATATTGATATCATAATGTTTGAACAAATAAAGTATATTATAATAATATTTCACTTTTTTGGTTTTATTTAATTTTTTGTAGTGTTCTAAAATAATATATTCAATAGTGTCCTCTATATGTTGTATATTTTCAATACGAATTTTATCGGCACTATTCAAAGGTTGTTTAGGGGGTTTTAGTTTTAATTCACCCAAATTGTATTTTTTTTTCAACAAAGGTTTAAGAATATAAAGATAAATATAATAATGATAATTTTTGTGATTTATTTTAATACACTGATGTAACGTCAAATGAGTGTTATGTTGAATATCTACATTATCATACCCGTTCTTAATAATATTCATGATAATGAGTTCCTTTTTGTCTAGTTTTTTTTCAATACTAATCCATTCCATTTTAGACAATTTGGATTGTTTGAATTCTTCCATAAAAATATATGTTTATTATTATTTAAATTGTAATATATCTAATGTTGTTCCATCTGTTTTAAAATTATCATTACCATATATTTCTTGTAGCATAATCCATTCAAACATTCCACCAAAATAAATAAATACATTGGAAAATCCTAATTTTTTTAGTTGATTGAATTTTTTAATAATAGATTTGTCTCCATAATTTTTTCCGTAAATAATTATCCTGACTTTCTTGTTGGTTTTTAAATAAGTGTTCATAATATGAATTTCTTGATTTGCTGGAATGGTGTTATGAATGAGACAACCTTGTTCATGTTCCTGTAACGTATTTATTAAAACACTATTTTCTTTGTATATATCTTCAAAATGTATCATTGGAAACGAAGAATATATATTTCCCATATGAATATAATGTTCATTTTTTTAATTGAATTTGACAGTAATTTCGATGGTTTCCTTTTTCAAACATTTACTGGCCGAAATAGATAATTCTTGTCTCTTTTTACGAGTAAGATTCATATTTTTTTTACTACGTGATAGACTATTGTTATTATTCATATCTTCTTCTATTTCTTGATAATGATTTTCAATGTAATCTATAATATTATTTTCAAGTGCCCATTTGAAAAAGTTTAATTGTCCTATAGTGGTTTCAATACTAGAATCTTTACCATATGGAATTTGTATGCGTTCCCATCTACAAAATGGGTCAAATCTTTGTTTTTTAAATGCTTTTAAATTTAATTTATAATCTTCATAAACAATAAATCGTTTGTCATTGGAATTATTGTATTTTGTAAAATATTTTTTGGCATAATTGGTAGTAAACCAATCAATGATACGTAGAGATATTTTAGATTCGCCGTTGATAATCGATAACATTTTATGTAAGTTATTATCCTTGTTATAAAATTTCATTAATTTTACCAATAAAAGTTGGTTTTGGTCAATTATCATTAGTAGAATAAAATTTTTATGTTTATATACGATTTATTTTAAATTGTTTTGAAAATTTAAAATATTCGTGATTGTTGGTTCTTCGTTGTAAATTACATTTCAAACATGATATACATGTATTGTTGTCATAATGACCTATATTGTTATCAAATCTTTCTAGTGACCATTGATGACTTGTTTTTTTCTTATCATAAATAATGCATAAATCATCTTTACAATAATAGCATTTTAATCTTGAAAAATATAATTTATCTATCATTTGTTTATAAGTAATGTGTAAATCAGGGTCGAATCTATGTTTCAATTTATCTTGTTGTTTATATGAATTATATTTCTTTTTTAATTCTTGTTGTATATGTGTCTCAAAAGAGACATCATTATAAATATTATCTATATATTGAATTTGACACGAAATGTCATAATTTAAATTATATAAATTTGTTTTTAAATGCTGATTATATTTAATCTGTTTCATATATAAACATAATATATATATAATATTAATGAATGAATTAAAAAGTGATTGTAAAGAACTGAATGCTTTGAACTATCGTACTATGATTCATACAGGTAATACTATAAATAATAAAAATATTGATACTACCGAAGAATCTTTGGCTATTTTTTTAAATCAAGACATGGACAAAAATCGTAAAGGGGTTTGGTCTAAATTAACTAAAACTGCCAAAATAAATAAAATTAAAAAATATATCAAAGACATTAGTGAAACCTATGATTTGAATGAAGAAGAAATGACCCAAGCCACTAATTTTTTTATTAAAATTATTGAACGAAAAAAATTAAGTAAAAACAATGAATTGAATTATAATCAAGATAGTGGAAACATTGAAAATATACCTGGATTGACCTTTCATCAAAAAACGCGTAGTTTTTCTCTTGTTCAAGATAAACCGACTACTTTAAAAAATAAATCTAAAAAGAAGGATAATGAAAATTGATTTAAAATCATTCGCAATATATATTTTATTATGCAAGAAGATATATTACAGTTGGCAAAAGAATTCCCACATAGTATTACCAATAATTCTTTCAAAGATAAATTACTTATTCATTTGAAGGATAAAATAAATGATGAAGAATTAACCCACTTACTAAATGAACATAATTTCATACGAAGTAAAGAGAGTTTTATATCTTCGTACGAAGAACAACTTTTATTAAGACCAAATATAGTAGACCATATCGAATACTTAAAACAAATAAAACAACCAGAACAGCGTACCAAAGAATGGTACGAGTTTAGATTCAATCATCTTACAGCAAGTAATGCGTGGAAAGCATATTCTACTAAGGAAAAAGTAAAAAATCAACTCATATATGAAAAGTGTGCTCCCAAAGAACATTATAGTTCAGGATTAACCGAAACACCTATGAGTTGGGGGAATAAATACGAACCATTGACGATCCAATTCTACGAAATGAAAAACAATACTGAGATTAGCGAATTTGGTTGTATTGAACATCCGACCCACTCCTTTTTAGCCGCGTCACCAGATGGTATTGTGACTGGAACTAATAATTTCGGTAGAATGATTGAAGTAAAAAATGTGGTTAGTCGTGTGATTACTGGAATACCCAAAGAAGATTATTATATTCAAATGCAATTACAAATGGAAGTTTGTGATTTAAATGAATGTGATTTTGTGGAGACAAAATTTATAGAATATGATAGTTATAATGACTATATAGAAGATGGGTCAGGTTGTTTTACCCATGATGAAAAATATAAGGGTATTATCAAGGTATACATTAATAACAATGAACAATATGTATACGATTATATGGACATTCATTGTACAAATATAGAAGAATGGCTAGATAATAAAAATGAAAATACTGAATATGAATGGTTCAAAAACGTGTATTGGAAGTTGGAAGTTTATTCTTGTGTATATGTTCCTCGTTGTAAGTTTTGGTTTGACCATACATTTCAAGAGATCCAAACTTTATGGGATACTATTTTGGAAGAACGTGGAAATGGTGAATACAAAAAAAGAGAACCTACCAAGCGTATAAAAAAAGAAATAGTCCACTTGAATACTTGCCAAATTCAAATGAATTTGATATAAAATTATAACCTTATGATGTATATATGAATGAACTATATCAAATGTGTATTTTTGTAAGTGTTCTTTCCTTAGTTTGTTGTTGTTATAAAGAAAGATGTGTTCAACCTGAACCAGTAGAACCAGAATTAAGAGTTCAATTAAATCCATTTCACACCGTATCTTTTCATAATGAAGAATTATGTTTTCATAAAGAAGGTGAATGTATCATTTGTTTAGAGGACTATGACACACAACCTTTAAGAGTACTGAAATGTTTTCACGTGTTTCATAAAAAATGTATTGATAAATGGTTGATCACATCGCAAAAATTAAAATGTCCGATTTGTTCGTATAGTATTTTATAAAATGAAATAAATACATAATATTCAAATAATATAGTATGGACCTTATTGAATCTTATTCAGGTAATGAGAAACGTTATCACTCCTATTTGAATGGGGCGTGTGATTTTTTTTATATTCAAGATTCTGAAGATAAATTTAACATAGAAGTTTGCAAAACTCCTGAACAGAACTCCTTTCAAACTATATATAATGTAAGTGTAAAAGAAAAACATTTACAATATGGGTGTCTTTATAAAATAGTAGATGCGTTTGTATATACATCACCTATGATTACATTTGAAACCTTTGTAATGAATGAACCTTATTGTCATCCACATAAGTTTGAACCGCTTTGTTGTTTAGAAACTTGGCGAGATATCAACACGAATGATATTGAAGTTTTACATAAAAGAACCAAAGACCTTGGGGAATATGAAATAAAATTATCTCATTGTATGTATGAAATTAACGAACTCAAACACCAGATAGAGCTATTATCTTATAAAGAAAATAAACCTTATTACGAAATGTTTAAAGAATATACCGAAGATCAGTTTATACATTTTATGCATAATATTGAACTAGGTGGATGGTTATGTTTGATTGCTGGATTATTTTTAAAAATATTTGTATATAAATTATAAAAACGAAATACTACCAAAAGATGGTCAGCTATATCTAAAAATAAACAATTGAATGTATTGTGATGTTTTTACTCCATATATGAAATACTTAAATAAAACCTACGGATTAGGAAAATAAAGGATATTTGTAAAATGTAAGTTATATATTTAAATGATATAAAATAAGGTTGTATAATATATAAATGTCGTATGTGATCAAACGCAATGAACGAAAAGAATTATTATCTTACGATAAGATTTTAGAACGGACTAAAAAATTAGGAGACAAATACAATTTAGAGATTCAGTATAGTGGACTAGTTTTAAAAATCATTGACCAATTGTATAATAATATCAAGACGTGTGAAATCGATGAATTAATGGCCGAACAATGTGCCTCTATGGGTTCTATACATTACGATTATTCCAAATTGGCCGGATATATTTGTGTATCAAATCATCACAAAGAAACTAAACATACCTTACTTGAAAGTGTACAATTATTGCCAAAAAAATATTTATCCACTCGTTATTATAGTATAGTCGAAAAGCACCATAAAGAACTAGAACATATGATTGTATACGAACGCAATTTTTTAATTGATTATTTTGGATATAAAACTTTAGAGCGTTCTTATTTGATGCGAAATAATAATAAGGTGGTTGAAAATATTCAGTATTTATGGATGCGTGTCTCTATCGAAATACATGGAGAAAATCTTGATAAAGTGAAGGAAACTTATGATGGTCTAAGTAAAAAATTATTTATTCATGCTACACCAACCTTGTACAATTCTGGAACTAGACGTCCACAATTGAGTTCATGTTATTTGTTGGGTATGGAAGACGATAGTATTGATGGTATTTTTAATACACTCCATGAATGTGCGTCAATTTCAAAATGGGCTGGTGGTATTGGTCTACATATTCATAACGTTCGTTCAAAAGGTACTCATATTTCAGGTACAAATGGTAAATCCAATGGGATTGTTCCTATGTTAAGAGTATTCAACAACACTGCAAGATACGTGGACCAAGGAGGTGGTAAACGAAATGGTAGTTTTGCCATTTATTTAGAACCTTGGCATGGAGACATCGAAGAGTTTTTAGAACTCCGTAAAAACCATGGTGAAGAAGAAATGCGTGCGCGCGATTTATTTTATGCTTTATGGGTACCCGACTTGTTTATGCATAAAATAGAAAAAGACGACGATTGGTATTTGATGTGTCCGAATCAATGCGAAGGATTGTCGGAATTATATGGAGAGTCCTTTGAAGCATTATACAATCAATATGTCAGTGAAGGAAAATATCTAAAGAAAATGAAGGCTCGCGAACTTTGGTTTAAAATTTTAGATAGTCAAATGGAAACCGGTACTCCGTATATGTTGTATAAAGACGCGTGTAATAAAAAAAGTAATCAAAAAAATTTGGGCACCATACGTTCCTCCAATTTATGTTGTGAAATTATAGAATATAGCGACAAAGAAGAAAGTGCTGTATGTAATTTAGCCAGTATTTCATTGTCTTCCTTTGTGAAACCTAGTAAATATAAATTCAAAGGAAATGTAAACGTATATACAAAAGAAAAGTGTAAATGGTGTGATTATTTAAAACATTTATTAGACCATCATAAAATCATTTATACTACTCATTTGATTCCTGAAAAGGAGTATGATTCTTTTTTGAAAGAGCACACTACATTTCCACAATTATTTGTAGATCAAGAAAAAATTGGAGGGTTCAGTAAAGTAAATGAATTATTAACTCCATGGTTTGATTACAAAGGTCTTCATAAAATTACAAAAATAGTCACCGAAAATTTGAATAATATCATTGATGTGAATTATTATCCAACCGAAAAGACCCGACTCAGTAATAAAAAACATCGACCTATTGGAATTGGTGTACAAGGGTTAGCGGATACATTTGCGATGATGAATGTTGCTTTTGATAGCAACGATGCCAAACAAATCAACAAAGATATTTTTGAGACAATGTATCATGCGTCTATGGAAAAAAGTATGGAACTAGCCAAAGAAAAACAAGGTCCATACGATAGTTTTGATGGTTCGCCTTTGAGCCAAGGAATCTTCCAATTTGATTTGTGGAATGTGACTCCATCGAATAAATATAATTGGGATAAGTTACGCAATAATATTATGGAATTTGGAACTTATAATTCGTTGTGTTTAGCACCAATGCCTACTGCGTCCACTAGTCAAATATTGTCTAACAATGAATGTTTTGAACCATTTACAAGCAATATGTATACACGACGAACACTTGCTGGCGAATTTATGGTCATTAATAAGCATTTGATGAAAGAGTTAATTGATTTGAACATTTGGAATAGTTCGATTAAAAATGAAATTGTTAAACATAAGGGATCGATTCAAACTATAAAGGAAATTCCAGATTATATCAAACAAAAATATAAAATTGTATGGGAAATGTCTATGAAATCGATTATCGATATGGCAAAAGACCGCGGAGCATATATATGTCAAAGTCAGTCTATGAATTTATGGGTAGAAGACCCTAACTATAAAATTTTAACCAATATGCATTTGTATGCTTGGAAATCTGGATTAAAAACAGGTATGTATTATTTACGTCGAAAGGCAAAACATCAAGCTCAACAATTTACGGTTGTACCTGATAAAGAAGACCCCGAATGTTTAATGTGTGGTTCTTAAATTTCTATATACCAAGTAGACCAAGCTAATTTATATCTTATATCAGTTTCATACAATTCGGTCATATCTACGTATTGAGACATACTTTCTAAGGATAATTTTAATTGGGTACTTTTGATTTGGTCAGGCGACCAAAACGGAGATTGAATCACGTGCTTTACACAAAACCCCTTTGTTTTATGCTGACACACAACTAAAAACAATACATCTTTTGAACCATTTACACATTTGGGCATCCACGCCATATAATAGTCATTTGGTTTTCTATTTTCTTGGATGTATTGTTCTAACTCATTTATTTTGTTAATGATATGTAAATCTGGATGGTCTCGATAACTAATAAAACGGTTATGTTTTTCATTTGAAATCAAATGCGTCATTATATTGTTCATCCAGTGTTTACTTATGAACGATGCTTTTGTATGACCTAGCATAAATAAATCTTCTTGAGGATTTGAACTAGAGACATATATTTTAGAATTACCATTGGGCAAGTGACCAGAACGTAAACCTAATACACTGATGAATCCACTGAATAAAAGGAGAAGTCTCATTATTATTATTGTATAATATTTTATTAAATAGGATTCATACAATACAATAAATATTGCATATCTATAATTCCATATGAACGCGTAATATATCCTTTAGAAAATAATCGTTTTAGTTCATGTTCTACCCTTTCTTTGGAAAACAAACGGTTCAAAATGGATTCATAGTCTCGGTTAAAATTATTCCGCATAGTATCATGTTCACATGACATCTCAAAAGAACATATAATATCATAGCCGTCTAATATCACAATGACTTGTTCATTTAATCCATGGTTAGTTTGCTTCATATTCCAAAAAGGATACATATAGTTTGGAAAATGTTTTACTAAAAATACATTATCATTTGCTAGGTCAATTTGTTCATAAATATATTCTGGATAATGTACGTCATTGTCTCGTGTCTTGATATTTAGAAATTCCAAAAGGTCGCGTTCCAATTGTATTAACTCGTGGATATTTTTGTCGATTATAAACTCAAATATAATTTTTTCGTCGATTGTCGTGGATATACTAAAATATCCGACGCATGGTTCATTCAAAAGTGTACGTTCTAATACAAACATATTACTTTGTAAAAAAGGCCATGGTTCATTGTTATATTGAAACATTTGAATTTGGTTTACATCGTGGCAACCGTTTAAAATACTTAGATATTCTTGTTGGTGGAGTTCGACCAATCCTTTTATCTTGAAAAACATTTTAATACGTGAAAGTAGTTCATCCATTAGCATTATATATATTGGCTTGTTTAAGTATGTTTGACAACAATGTTGCGCATAATAGGAGAAACAAACGCATCTATTTCTTTCAAGGCTAATTTGTATTCGTCAATCGTTATATCCTCTATATAACACAATTGTTCCGCACGTTCAAACTTTTCCATTAGTTTGTTATACGTTGGATAGTCGGGAACCAATTGGTCAATCGAATATTTGATTTGTGGGTCATATAAAGTAGATTTATGTTCCATGATATACGATTCATACTCTTGTTTAGCTTCTCTCCATAAGAACCATTGTTGGTCAGCATACTTGTCTTCTTCATATTGCAGTTTGTGTTGGGTCAAGTTCGCTAAGGAAAATGTCGACACCAATGTATCGTCCAAATATACAGAACATTGATCACTGTTCACCTTGAATTGTATAGTCCATAGGTCTTTATAAGGAATGTCAAACGTTCCAATATATATATTTTTAGAACATTGATAATATAAACCTTGATATACATCAAATGAATACATCGTATTTTTCTTTGTAGTAGGTTTCAACGTAGTTGTGTCATTTACAATGTAAAACATATCGTATAAATCAATACCTAGCATAAATACATATACATAATGACTTTATATGTATTCCAATAAAAATTGAAATGAGGTCTTATTATGGATTTTAGAAAAATGGAAAACGTCACGGAAAATGTAAATATTATGAGAATTGAATAATTCTATATCAAGGTCAAGGTAAATCTTATAAAAATGGAGATATGATATGAAACACGGACGAGGAAAATTTTATAATAGAAATGGAAATATTGAATCTCGAGGTCAATGGAAAATGGAGAGTTTCAATATTAACAAATGGTTCGCATCCAGCACGAAATGTCTCCATCAAAATTATTTTCATAAATATAAATTGCATATCTTTAATCTTGGAAACGTGCCAATAAGCTGAAAACCCATATTTTTGATAACATTTATAAATATAAATCCATCGCGCATTTCAATGTGTTCAAATTATGTGGAAATAAACGCTGACTATTATATTTATAAAAGTTACCAAAATAACCTATTATTTTATCTACCAATACATCTATATTTTCTACAAATAAGAAGTCGCATAATTCAACCCGTTTCAAATAATTGTATTCATTGATATGGAGACAAGCAAAATAATTCAAATATTCTTTCTTTGGATTGTTTACAAAACAATGTTCCAATTTTTTGTTTTCATCACTCTCTTTTATGGATTCGTATAATTTTGATTTGAACCACATCTTGAATGATTATTTAATTTTAAATTTAATTTTATTTTAATATTATATATGATGAAACAATTTTATGAATGGGCAAAATGGGAAAGTATTACGCATAATGTTTTATTTGTATTTATAATATACATATTATACTTGTTTCTTATGAATAATAAAGAAAGAACTTTAACGAATATTTTATTGTTTACAATTATACTTGGTATAACTACTATGATCCACCAAATTATAAATATACGCAATCATACAACAACAAATTATATTTTATAAAAATTGAATTTCATGAAAATAAATAAATAATGTAACTATGACACAATTCTACCAAAATAATATGCCTTACTACATTGGACAATGGGAAAATGATATGAAAAACGGAGAAGGTAAAATGTATAATCAAAATGGAAAACTTTATTATGACGGACAATGGAAAAATAATTTGCCTCACGGACAAGGTAAATATTATCGTGAAGATGGGACGCTTATATACAACGGACAATGGGAAAATAATATGTATCACGGACAAGGTAAATATTTTCGCGATGACGGAACCATTTACTACGAAGGACAATTTAAGAATGATGTATTTTGCGGACAAGGTAGAATATATTACAAAAATGGAACACTTAGTGGACTATGGGAAAATAATGTGTTTCAAGGATAAGCATATAATATAAAATATTTTGTAGTAGTTATTTTTTATTGGTTGAACAAAATATAGTTGTGCGTTTAAGATGACCAATATCGAACCTTATAAAAGGACAAGTCTATTTAGTTGATTTAAAAAAGAAACGTTGTGAAATTGAAGACAAAGATGGTATTTTATATAATTGTTTTATTCAAGAATCAAATAATCTATTATCAAAAACGTATATTTTAAAATAGATGATAAACCAGACGATATTGAAAAACAAAATGTCACGATCAAAGAAAGAATCGATGATATCTTAAAATATGAAAAAGAAACAGAAACAAATATCGAAAATTAATATAGTTGGGATGGTTGTTGAATCAAGCAATGTTCTTTAAAATTGAATTAAAATTGAATTAAAAATAAATAATAAATAGAATATTATGGACAATCTTTACAAAGAATTCGAAACAATCTGGGGAAATTATGTCACTTTACCAGAAACCAATAGTTTAAATAAATTAAAAAATATCTATAGTCAACATAGTAAACTAGTTCATTCGATAATAGATTATTTTATAAAATTAATAAAAAAAAATATTCACAAACCTATTGATAACGTAATTGAAATTATTCAAGAACGTATCACTTTTTACGAGCTGGATGAAAATAGACAAATCATACTTCAATGTAAAGAGGTTATATTTAATTATTTTTTAGAAAACCATATATTTAACGAACTATATGATTCATTTAGACAAACTACGACGGATTGTAACACATCTTTTATACCTAGAATCAATCAAATTGAGGCATTTGAATTGATAGATAGTAAAATAGAAACAGGTATACATTGTCAAGCAACTGGATGCGGTAAATCCTATATCATATTATATTATATTCAATCTATACTAAAGAAATTTGGAAACAAAAGCAATATTATATTGTTTACAGAACGTATTGATATTTTACGAGATATGTTTGGGTTAGATAACGATATTGTACATAATAATAAAATACAACAATGGGAAAAAATGGGAATAGTAGACTTATCGAATACAAAGATTATAAATGCTGTCACCAAAAAAGATAGAAAATGGGTAAACGAATTTGTAGATACTCAATCGTGTTTACTATTGATTAATAGGTCGTATTTAACTACCAGTAACTACACACATTTGAAAAATATTCATTTGATTTTACACGACGAATGTCATAATACACCAAGTAAAAATTGTTATGATTTTCTCACTTATATGAAAAGAAAAGAAGTACCCATAGTAGGATTTAGTGCCACACCAATAAGGAGTGGATTAAATGAAATAGAAAAAAGTAAACATATATATAGTGTAGGCGGTGAAATTAATTTGCTAACCGATTTTAATATGGTGTATTCCATATCAGAAAAATTAATTTTACCACCGGAATTTTATTGGTATTATTACGAGAAAGACGTAGAAGATACTATAATGAAAGAATTGATACATATTTTACCGCAATTATTTTATAAGAAAATCATTATTTGGTGTCAAACCATTCAGAATACAAAATCTTGGATGGAAAAATTCCAAACATATGTTGAAACGTACGAAGAATTATACGGATTCGCTCTGTATATGGATACAAGCAAAAGTAATACAGATGATTATGAACATTTTTATAATTCAAAAGGTAATTCGATATTGTTTTGTGCCGTAAAACATCGCGAAGGTAGCGACATTCCTTTTTTGGACGCGTGTTTGTTTGCGGATAAAGTAAAAAATAGAGGCATCATCCCGTTTATACAATCGATTGGAAGAATATTAAGGATTGCTCCAAATAAAACAAAAGGAATTATTTTGGAAGGGATCACTAAAACGAAAGATTATCATCACGACATAAGTAACAAAATTATAGATTATTATTGTTCTATTTATAATTCATCCACAGACAATATAACACGAATTTCAAAATTAAATGAATTACTAAAACATTTGACTTTTCATGAAGAATCCAAAAAAATAGTGATGCATATTAACGAAACAAATAATATTTGTATTCATCTAGAAGAAATACGTTGGAACCAAATTGAAACAAAAATAAAATCAAACATACGAGAAAAGATACAATACTTGGAAAATGAACACAAAGACGTCATATACACACATTCCAAAATTTTAGAATGTGTAATAAATCACCATATTCTAAACAATCGTTTAAGTTATAAAAAAGTCATTGAATATATGTATACCGACGTGATCAATGATTATGAGATTTTAAAAAATACGTGGGGTGTAAAAAAAGGAGAAGAATATTATGGTAAAAATGGGGTTGAAAAATTTGTTTTAAAAAATGGAGATATTATTTATGTACAAGGAAAATCGGCAAATGCACATATGGCTGAAATAAAAGAGAAATGTCTGAAATACAACATTTCTTTATATATGAAAATTATGTTAAAAGATAATACCGTAACCGAAATAACTTATTAAATACTATTATGTATACTTTATAATGGACCAAATGGATAAATATTTTTTATGTGATCATAATACGTATGATACACTGGTTCATTTGTATGAAGACAAAGAAGATTTTGACATAGATTTTCAGTTTTTTTCAGAACATATAATCCAAACAAAAAATAACGTAAAGCAACGTTTTAACCAACACGAATTTCGCGAAGAACTTATCAAAAAATATAAGTGTTGCGTTGTAAGTGGTTTTGGGGATGTAGATGAATTAGAAGCGTGTCATATTGTACCATATTCGTCGTTAAATACACATATACACAACGGAATATTATTGAATAGAATGATACACAAAACGTTTGATAAATATTTATGGAGCATTCATCCTGATACGTTTCGTGTAGAAGTCTCTGATCATATCCATGCCGATTCTTCTATTATGATTTTTAAAGGAAAAACGATTTCGATTGACACAGGTTCTATTTATTATTTAAAGCAACATTATTCTAAATTTTGCCTGAATCGTTAAAATTGAAAACAAAATAAATGATAAACATAAACAACTATGATGAAAGAATATTACGAAGACGGTACGCTTTGTTATGAAGGACAATGGAAAAACGGAATGTCTCACGGACAAGGTAAATCTTATCATAATAACGGAACACTTTATTATGATGGACAATGGGAGAATAATTTGTCTCACGGACAAGGAAAGTCATATCGCGAAGACGGAAGTCTCGAATATGACGGACAATGGGTAAATGACAAAAAATATGGACAAGGTAAATCTTATCATAAAAATGGACAAATAGTATACGATGGGAAATGGGAAAATGGTGTAAAACATGGAGAAGGAAAGTCTTATTTTAAAGACGGGACACTTGAATATGATGGACAATGGGAAAATGGAAAACGACATGGACAAGGAAAGTCTTATTATTATGACGGGACTCTTGATTATGATGGACAATGGGAAAATGGAAAACGACATGGACAAGGAAAGTCTTATTATTATGACGGGACTCTTGAATATGAAGGAGAATGGGAATATAATTTGAAAAACGGAGATGGAACGTCTTATTATGACGGGACTCTTGAATATGATGGACAATGGGAAAATGATAAATATGATGGACAAGGTAAATTTTATCATAAAAATGGACAAATAGTATACGATGGGAAATGGGAAGATAATTTGCCTTACGGACAAGGTAAATATTATCTTGAAGATGGGACACTTATATACGACGGACAATGGAGATATAATATGTATAATGGAGAAGGTAAATATTATCGTGAAGATGGGACACTTATATACGACGGACAATGGAGATATAATATGTTTGATGGAGAAGGGAAGTCGTATCGCGATGATGGGACCCTCGAATACGACGGACAATGGAGATATAATATGTTTGATGGAGAAGGGAAGTCGTATCGCGATGATGGGACCCTCGAATACGACGGACAATGGAAAAATGATATGTTTCATGGAATAGGTAAGAAATATTACGAAGATGGAACACTTCTCTACGAAGGAGAATTTGTAAATAATTTATTAAACGGTAATATAAAAAGATATTATGAGAATGGAACCATTCAATATAAAGGACAATGTGTGAATGGTATTAATAATGGTAAGGGTAAATATTATCGTCAAGATGGAATCCTCGAATACGACGGACAATGGAGATATAATATGTTTCATGGTAAGGGTAAATATTATCGTGAAGATGGGACACTTATATACGAAGGACAATGGAAAAATAATATGTATAATGGAATAGGTAAGAAATATTACGAAGACGGAACAATTAATTATGAAGGACAATGGATAAATGATGTTTTTAAAGGTTAACTATTGTCTCTAAAACATATTGTTACAAATATTTTTATTTCCTACATTCTATAAACATAAATTTGCGTTCTTCGTTTTGAATGATGGTGAAGTTATTTTCTTCCAATAACTTCACAAATTTGTTGACCGGTTTATCTTCATCATCTAACTCTTTGTTCCATCGTTTGAATGGTTCGGCAATCAAAAGCGTATACCCCGTGTCCAGAATGCGATATGCTTCTTGTATGTATTCTTTGCAATTGCTTCCCCACATTGCCAGCGATAATATGGCAATATCGACAGAATAATCTTCTAAGGGAATATCTTTGATATCTCTGGAAATCACCAAGTCGTTGTCGGAATGATGGTCAAAATTATGAAATTCAAAGCGATGATTCTCTTTACACCTTTGGAAATTTAAAACGCCGACTTAAAGTAAAATGTATTTTAGCATTTTAACTCTTTTAGTTAAAAATGAGTTAAAACAAAAATATTTAGTAATAGTATAGAATGCCGAAATATACTTGCGAACGCTGTTTGAAAGAGTTTTCTCAAAAATCCCACTATACTAAACATCAAAATAAAAAATTACCTTGTCAAGACAATAAGGGAAAAATAGAAGAGGTTGTTGAGAATATTTTTATAAATAAAAAATTGATTTCAAATAAAACGAATTATTTAAATAACAATATGAAAACAACACATGAATTGGGACAGTATTTTACTAAAGATGATGGTCTTAAAAATAAAGTTTTGGAATTGGTAATGAATAATCCCGAAGTTATTTTAGAACCTTCTGTTGGTCAAGGCGATTTAATTCAAATTATATATAATAATAATAATAAAATACAATTTGATATGTATGAGATTGACACTAAAATTAAAATGTTAGATGATATTCCCAAAAACGTCATTTATGGAGACTTTATAGAAGTAGATATTAAAAAAAAATATAAAACAATAATAGGTAATCCGCCTTTTATAAGAACAACAACAGGAAATTTATATATAGATTTTATTGAAAAATGTTATAACCTACTTGAAAATAATGGTGAATTAATATTTATTATCCCATCAGATTTCTTCAAATTAACGTGTGCTTCAAAATTGTTAAACATTATGATTTCACACGGAACATTTACTCATATTTATCATCCACATAACGAAAAATTATTTGAAAATGCGTCTATTGATGTTATAGTTTTTAGGTATTGTAAGAACAATAAATTAGAAAAACAAGTAGTGTATAATAATGAACTACTTTATATTATTGATAATGATGGGTTAATTACTTTTAACAAAAATAATAATATAAATAATGTTTCAATCAAAGATTGTTTTGATATTTATGTAGGACTTGTTACAGGTAAAGAGAGTGTTTATAAAAATAAAGAACATGGAAATATAGAATTATTAAATGGTGAAAATAAACGAGATAAATATATATTTATTGAAGAGTTCCCTTCAATTAATGAAAAAATTAATAAATATTTATTGAGTTACAAGGATGAATTAATGAGTAGAAAAATAAAAAAATTTAATGAAAAAAACTGGTTTGAATGGGGTGCTCCAAGAAATATTAAAACTATTAAAGAAAATTTCGGAAAAGAATGTATATATATTTATAATTTAACAAGACATAAAAATATTGCGTTTAAAGGAAAAGTCAATTATTTTGGAGGTGGATTAATAATTATTATTCCAAAAAAAAAAATTAATCTTGATAATATAATATCTTATTTGAATAGTGATGATTTTAAAAGTAACTTTATGTTTTCTGGAAGGTTCAAAATAGGCCATAGACAGATCAGCAATTCATATATACCCGATAATTATTTATAATATAATTTTCCTAACATCGTTCAAGAAGGACTCCTTCCAACTAGGTTTTGGTTTTTGAAGAGCATTCAATAGTATTTCTATACTTTTGGTAATATGTTTATATTTAAATATTCTGTTTTTATTCCAACAAACTTGAAATGGTAGATTATTTATATTTGGTGTTAATTCAGTTAAGCCTTTAACTGAATTAACTATAATATCTTTACAATTTTCTTTATTTACAACAACAAAATAGTAGTCTTTTTTATTATTGTAGTTAAATTCCTTTTTTATAATTTTTTCTATTAAGATTTTGCTCATTCTACCATTTTGATATGTTTTATATAAATCAAGTGGTTCATCTGTGTAAGAATATACACACATTGCAAGATTTCCAGTATTATCACTTGTTAATGTTGTTGTAGACTTTATGTTTACAGGTAACCAACCATACTGAAAATCACGGACAAGTATATCATACCACATTCTTGCTTTTGGTTTATAGATTCTATTGGGTAATTCCTCTGATAGAATTCGTATAATTTCATCTTCGTCCATACAACTATTTATCCTACCATCATTGCTTGTTTCACATAGCTTAATTGTCCGTTCTTGTAATATTTTTTTTATTGTAAGTAAGCTATTCGGTAAATGGTTTCTGCGATATAGGTTTCCATTCAATATTGCTGTAATTTTACTGATTAATCTTTCCATTGTAATATAATTTTTATTACTGAAAATCTATCAATTTTATATGAAAAATAACTTAAAAAGTTGTCTGCGAATGTGAATAATGAATTCCAATGTTATACATAATATTAGGAAACATCCTTGGGGTGGAAGTCACAAAAAGAAATAAGAAGATTATTGATACAAACCGGTCCTATAAACAAAACCCTTATTATGAATAAAAATGAGTTCTTGTTAGGGTCAACCCAAGCGTACCGCACCATTCACGAACGTTTTTGTAAAAAAAAAGATTTTACGAAAATCTCATACACCACCCCTGAATTGTCTTTGATGATCAATCATATTATGCATCTTACCAAACCAATAAAATATAAACCAATTCAGGAATTAATGTCTAAAATCCTGAATAGTTGGATAGAGGTAGGAAACGCCAATTCAAACGAACGATTATTTGGTTCTTGGGATTACAATCATATAAAATATGAATTCCGATATATCAATTGTTGGGATGTATATGTTGGACCGTTCAAACAAAAGAAAAGTGATTTACAAAAGCGATAAGGGACGAATAGACGTTTGGTAGTTTGAAAAATGTCTTATTGAAATAAACTCCGTATGGAGTGTGTGTAATATCAACAATATATTATCACGATAGTTGGTGATAATAAATTTAAAATATGTATAGACCTAGACATTATGGATGAAGTCATAATGGATAAACGTGAGATAGTTTAAAAATCAAACGCACAATCAAACGCCTCGTCTTTGCCAGACTTTTCAGCCAACGAATATTCCGATACGCGTGACTCGAAAAAGTTGGTTTTTTGTTCTAAACTAATAAGTTCCATAAAATCAAATGGATTGTTTGTAGCATATATTACATCGCAACCTAACTGCATCATAAGACGATCCGCAACAAATTCTATATATTGGGTCATCAATTCGGAATTCATACCAATCATTCGACATGGTAAGGCATCCACAATAAATTCTTTTTCGATAGTAACCGCTTCTTCTATAATTTCACGTACCTTCTTTTTATTGAGTTTTTTTTCTAATCTATTGTACAAATACACCGCAAACTCAGTATGTAACGCTTCATCCCTAGAAATAAGTTCATTGGAAAATGTTAGACCAGGCATAAGACCGCGTTTTTTCAACCAATAAATCGAACAAAATGCCCCAGAAAAGAAAATACCTTCTACACAAGCAAAGGCAACCAAACGAGTGGCAAAACTTGATTTTTTATCTTGAATCCATTTCATTGCCCAATCTCCTTTTTTCTTGATACATGGAAAATGTTCTAGCGAATGAAATAATTTGTGTTTTTCATCACTATCTTTGATATAACTATCAATCAATAAACTATAGGTCTCAGAATGGATGTTTTCCATCGCAATTTGAAAACCATAAAACGCACGTGCTTCTGACAATTGTACTTCATTCATAAATCGTAATCCCAAATTTTCCAAAACAATACCATCGCTAGACGCAAAAAATGCCAAAATCATTTTTATAAAATATTGCTCGTCTGTATTAAGTTTGTTCCAATGAGTCATATCTTTGGATGTATCTATTTCTTCTGGTCGCCAAAAACAATCCACTTGTTTTTTGTACATTTTCCATATAGTTTCATCTGACACTGGAAACATAACAAATCGGTTATCATCTTCAGTCAATAGCGGTTCGGTATTTTTTTTGGACATCTTAGAATATAGTATAAATATATATTTATTTTGTTTTAATATAATACTATGGAAGAAATGTCGATCGAAGATTATAATCGCGAACAAAAAAATTGCTTGAAACAAATACTAAATTATGAAATAAAAAAAAATCCAAAATATTTAGAACCTATCCTAAAATTAAAATACTATTTGTCCAACAAAGACTATAACAAAAAAGATATGGAAATTATAGAAAATTATTTAAATGCTATATATAATGAATAATATAGGATTTTTATGGTTTTTGTTGCTAATATTGATAATTATGGTCTACTATTTCATATACTTAAATGATATACGTAGTTTAGCATTACTTGCGTTAACCATAATGTTATTGAGTATAATCAATGATAATATGAACGTGGTTTTATTTTTATCATTATTATTGGTTAGCGGGTTCAATTTATTAGGAGAATTAAATAGCGATACTCCAACAATAGAATACCATATATGGAGTAAAAAAAAATACGTTCAAGAAGAAGGACTTTTCCTAAAAGAAAAAACCCATGTTCAATCGTCATTTGTAATTCCTAATGTATCCACAAGAGAGGATATGCAACAAATGATGTATGATTGGAATAAATCAAGACCGAGTATTGATTAAAAAAGTAAGAATAAATAAGAACGCAACAATATATTGTAAAGACACTAAACCCGAGAATATGCCTTCATAATAGACCATATATTTTTGCCATTTATTTACGCAATAACAATCATTGCGAATTGAATTATAAAAATGATACACATTATAGGTCATATATCCGTGTACAAAAATAACTAATAAAACTGAAAAAAGTAATAACATATTCTCAATAGTGTTTAGTTTGGATTTCATCAAAAACAAAGAAATGATTATCGTAAATAGGTCTAATAATACGTAAAATTTCATATACTCTAAATCCACCTTGTCTTTATGAAAACATTTACAATGAGCTAATTCTACTAAATAATAGTAAGTATATAATAGAATGATTATCAAAATAAATGATAACAACATTATATTATATTAATATTAATATTAATATTTAATAGGTTCCGGAACCTGGTAACATACTACCACTTCCTCCAAACAAACGGCGTCTGGATTGCGATTTGCGTCTGGATTGCGATTGGCGTCTGGATTGCGATTTGCGTCTGGATTGCGATTGGCGTCTGGATTGCGATTGGCGTCTGGATTGCGATTTGAGTCTAGATTTGCGTCTGGATTGCGATTTGCGTCTGGCACCAACACCTCTTTGTCTGGCACCAACACCTCTTTGTCTGGCACCAACACCTCTTTGTTTTGAACCTCCGGTCATGCCTTTTTCACATTCGTGATCATTATCTACTTCATCATTCATATATATATAGTTAATATTTTATATTTTCAATAAACATTTTTTTTTAGATTCTTTTGTTTTTTCATTTTTAAAATATTGATTAGAATTAGAAAAAAGTTCTACTAAATATTTTTTTTTGGAATAATAAGCCTTTCGTTTTTTATATTGATTGCTAAAAATAGTATGGGGGTCTACAATATCAATGACTAAGGGGGTACTATGTTTACTACGCAAAATACGCCCAACGCTTTGACATACATCTGATTTAGGCGTCGCCATAAATAAGGTTGTCAATGTTTTTATGTCTAAACCTTCAGAGGCCATGGCATAAGTGGCAATGATAATTTTTTTGGATTCACTTTCTTTAAGAGCATTTTCTTTCATACCTCCTAAATAAAAACCAACGCTTGATTCAAATAGTGAAATCAAATCATATAGGTTTTGAATCAATGATTTATTATGAGCTAAAATCATCATTTGTTGATTTGGGTTCAGTAAAAATTCATTACGCACAATATCTACTAAAAATTTTGTACGCGATTTACATTCACATAAAGTACTAATCATCGTAGAATACAAAGGATTTCCTCTAAAGTCGGTTTTGACATTTTGAAATAAATCATCGTCTTGATAATGAATAGTCTTGACGTGTACTTCGACACTTAGGTCTGTTTTCTCTTTATGAATGACTGGGCCGATAAAGTACTTGAATACTTTTGTAAGACCGTCTTTACGTGTCATCGTTCCACTTAATCCTAAATTATAATTACATACAAACTGGATCATCACGTTCGAAAATACTTCCGCACTTAAATGGTGACATTCGTCAAAGACACATAATCCAAATGAATCCCACACAGTATCATCGTATTTTTTAGATGATAGACTTTGTAACATTCCTAATACAATATCTTTGTTATCTATATCAATGTGTTCGCCTTGAATTTTTCCAACTCTTGCGTTAGGCAAAAATTGTTCAATGCGTTCTATCCACTGATTCATCAAAAAACTTTTATGGACAATCACTAATGTTTTTTTCTTTAATTTACTTATGATGTTAAGCGCCATAACGGTTTTACCTTTACCAGGTTCTACATCTAAAAGTCCACCACCACTGTCTCCAACATGTTGAATATATTTATCAATAATCTTGTGTTGATAATCAAACAAATCTCCGCGAAATGACAAATCTATAGGGTCTCCTTTAGAAAGTACATTTGTAGAATACATCCCCAATTTTTCAATTCCGTAATATCTTGGTAAATAAAGTTTAGTATTGGATTCACGATAAATCGGATAAGAGGTTGCATTTCCTAAATGAGTGGAATAAGGTTTTACATTCAACTCATTACGAATAGTATACGAATCTTTTAATCCATCTTTATAAATGGTATACCCTTTTTTACCTAAATAGGCCATAGTAAATATAATATATTGTATTTAACTTTTAAAAAAATATATTATACATATAATGAAACAAAAAATCAGTTTTTTCAAAAAAGAACCAATCTTTACTCTCGAAAATGCAATAGGACTTCTTTTAGCCATTTTAATTATATTTGACTTGAAAGTAGAAGAAAATATATCAAAACTATTAAATACCCCCTTAGGTATTATATTTTCGTTGTTAGTAGTTATTTTATTATTTATTTTTATGAATCCTATTGTTGGTATATTATTTTTAATTTATTTATATGATACCATAAAAGATGTACCAACTCTTATAAAAGATACTAAAATGAAGGCAATGAACCCTATTCCACAAACCCAATTGGAAGAAAGTATTATTCGCGATAAAGTTCCTATTGTTCATTCTGGACAACATAATCAGGTAACATTTCAACCTTATATGTCTGAAAATATGAATATGTCTGAATTATAGGTCATTCGTTTTAGGTGTAAACATTTTTTGAATAGATTTATATTTTAAAATCATATACAAAATACAAAATACAAAAATGTATGGAAATACATTTTCAAAAAAAGAATATATAGATTGATAATTAGTAATGAGTTCAATAACATTTTCTTGTTGAGTTTCATCTACAGGTTGGCAGTCAATATAAATGTCATTTTCAGAATAACTATTTGATATACGAGACACTTTCATAGCAGGTTTTTTAGATATTGTAAGAGGTACATTTACAGAGGTTCGCTGATCGAATGGAAAATCTTCTATTTCTACATCGTTAATAGTCAATGTAGAGTCTTTGAATAAAATAATATCAGATATTTGTTCATTTATGCCAATCGTTTTGTAAGAATAAAATCCCTTATCCATTGGAATATACATATTTAGGTCTTTTAATACATTGTTTTCAAATGCATCATTCAATTCCGTATTGGTATTTACTTTTGATACAGGTAAAACAATATATAAATACTTATCTAAATTATAATTCACACATTTTACTATGAGCGCATAGGTATAATTTGTATTTTCATCAATCAAATCTTTATTGGTTGTAATGTAAATACCTTTGAATGAATAAATTACGTTATTAAATTTGACATTGTTTGTCGGATTATTTACACTTATTTCAGAATATATGGAGTTTGAAATATCAGATGGATCCTTCAATTGAATATCAATCGAACTATTAAAATTATACAATAATTCTGAATCAACATAAATAGAGTCTGTTTTAAAACTATTTGGATAAGTATTTATAACCGACATATATATATAAAATAATTTTATATTATATTATAATGGATAAATCACTAGATAAATCCGTAGATCAAGATGTTTTTTTTAATTTTATTTACTTATTTCAAGCACCAAAAGAAGACTCTAATTTAGTAAATATATTTGAAATGAGTGATTTATATTATAGGTCTACTGAGTATAAGCAATTGGCAACCAAGGAATCTATAAGTGATGAAGTCAAAAATCATAAAGGAGAACATTATTTAAATTCTCATTTAACATTAAATGAAGAGCAATTTTATACTAAGTTAAACGATATCATAAAAACCTGTATAGATGTAGATGTAAATAAATTATATTTGTTGTTTACATTATTGAAAAGAAATTATTTGATTAAAACATCTTCATAATATTGTATAAAATATTGTTTACTTACTTTGCGATTACTTTTGAACTCTTTACAATAATTGTAATATAACTCTTGTATGTCTCCTTCTTTTTTAATAAAAGGTTCCAATTCTTTTTTTTTATTCCATAATGTACACCCTATTTGTTTGATATATTTATCTTCTATGATAACTATATTTGGATAATAAAATTCTATCAAGTCTTTGAATATAGATTCATTTATTTTACATTTGTAAAGATCACAAAAAATATAATATAATTCATTTATTTCAAAATCATATTCTTCTTTATCATAATAAATATGCTTATCCCAAAAATCTTTGAATGATTCTACATAAGGTAAAAACAAACTATAAACATTCATAAATTTATTGTGTTTGACTTCAATATATTGCTGAACAAAATCAAATAAATCTTGTTTTTTTTGAAATATGTTGAGTTTACCTTCTTTGGTCAAATAAGATTTCCATAAAAAGGATATATCTTTTTCATCCATAGTACAATCTTTTTTTTCAATGATATGTGATTCTATGAATTGTTGTATCATATGTTCTTTCGTTTCTTCTTGTAGCCATAATACTTGTCTTTGTATGTCATAATGCATTTCATTCAAATATAATTCGCTAGATATATGTCTAACAGAATAATGAATACTTACACATATAATATTCGTAAAAAATGAACACGACAAATTAAAATGATCCATATTCAATGATTTCATTGGAAGTATTCGCGATATGGACGTATCGTGTTCCGAGTACTTAAATTTAAACCAATGAAATATATTTATCGAATGAAAATATAATGAAATATATTTATTTAATTTTTGTAAAAAAGTCTTCATAAATATGGGTACAAAATATATACAATTATTTTTTTTCATAATGATGTCTCCTAATATAGTTAAAAAATATTTTGAAGTTTGTTTTTCAGCAAACAAATTGGGGTAAAAAAAAGATAAAATATTTTGTAATGTATCTGAGTCGGGTATAGATTCATGTATTTTACGTGTTTTTATTATTTTTTGTATCTTTGTTTTTAATAATCCTTTTGTGTGAGTATCGATTACATATTCTTGTCTATGTTCACTTAAATAATGTAATATTTTATGTAAAAGTTCATTTTCATTTATGACGCTATAAGAAGAATCTTTGTATTGGATATACAAATTACTAGTATGTATATAATAATAATTATTGGATGAAAAAAATAGTTCTATAATTTCGTGTGGATTACTAGGTCGTTCTTTATATTCATCTAATATATTTGAAATTTGTTGAACAATGACTTCATTATCAAATTCATTATGTTTTTCAAAAAAAATATTTAGTTTTTCAAATATATTCATAATAGATACATTAATGAAAAAATTTTAATATTAAATAGTATATTATTTATATAATTATGTGTGATAATATCAACATGAATATAGACGATTATACCAATAGCGACTTATTTGCACTGTTGTCTCTATCGGCAGAACTATCGACAAAATCATTGATTCAACAACAAGCCTTAAAATTAAAAAAAGAGTTTTTGGACGAAGATTTTCACGCATTTATAAATAATGTAGAAGAACGATTAATTCGGCATATTAAGAAAAGTTGTGGGTTTGAGAATAATGTAATTAACTTTGGAGAAGAAATGAAACCATCTGACGAATTTTCTCTTATAAACACAAATAATAATAAATATTACGAAAGAAATATTATTGAAAAGGTATTGATAGTAGACACTAAATATAGAGATAATTTTCTTACAGAAACATCCACAAATTTTAATATAGTATTACCGAATGTAGTGAAAAATGTGATTAGTATTCAATTGTCCGACATTGAGTTTCCAAATACATGGTATCCATTCGATGAAACGCAAGGTAATACATTTTTTCATATAAAAGCTTCTTCTATCAGCCAATGGATAAGAATTGACATATCTAGTCAGGCCTATTATTATCAAGATTTATTCGATACAGTCAATAAAAAACTTACCCTGATTTCAAATGTTTTTTCTGGCGAAGATAATTCTTATAATTCATTCGAATTTGTAAAAACATCTCTTAATTTAGAATTAGCAAATTCTGGTGGAACACCAAGTGGTACCGGTACTATTTCATTTACTTCGGTAGATACTTATACCGAAGATATATCCAATACTCTCATTGAAAGAAATAATTATACAGGAACTACCAATAAAGTAGTTGTCCCATATATTAATTACGATTTAGATTTTTTTTCAGACAATCCAAATGAATTAATATATTCTGGTAATGATTATGGTCGTTGTTCTAAATATTTAGGTTGGCATTTAGGATTTCGAAATATAACACCAAATTTTTATAGTAATGAACAAAACTATACAAGTGAATCTACAATTGATTTAGGTGGTCCACGATATTTATATTTAATTATAGATGACCATAATAATTATATGAATTCAGCATTTATTCCATTTTCTAGAAAAATGTCATCTATCAAAGATACGTTGAACATATTTGCACGTATTTCTTTACAAGGAGCTCCCTTTTCTTTGTATAATTCGAATAGTTTTTCGGTATATTCCGACATAAGAAAATACAATGGATTAGTAGATTTGAGTCACTTGTCCATAAAATTAATAGACGAATATGGTACTCCTTTGAATTTAAACAACAATGACTATTCTTTTACAATAAAGATGAATACGGTTCAAACCACTTAAATAAAATATCGTTTATGGTATTGGAACTATAAAACTCTTTGAAATGTTGTTTTATGGTATAATCTTTATTCCACGGAACATAACCATTGTATAAATCTAAACACATATATATCATTGAAATCATATCATCATTGAAATTATATATATAATTCGTAGTATGACAATTATAACTACAATATTTTTTGTTTCCAATTAATCCTTTGCATATAGTGTTAGTATGAAATGTAGACAATCCAAAGTCAATGATATACAATTTGTTTTGATCTACTAAAAAATTTTCAGGTTTGATGTCTCTATGAATCACATTTAATTTGTGTAAATGTTCTAAAATACATTTTAGTTGGTATAGTATATCTATAGTAATGTGTTGTAATGTTTGTGATTTATATTCCATAATAACATATAAATGACCTATATTTTTTATAACCGGTATATGTTTATATTTGGAGTTCAATAAATAAGAATACATTTTCAGTTCATTTTCCAATAATATTTTGGATGTATCATCATAATATGTCTTTACAATAACCTTATGTTGCTTTATTTTATGGATACCTTTGTATAAAGTTGAGAAATGACCATTTGAACTATAAGGTTCTATGGTATAATTAGATAACATATACAATAGAGCTATGAAATATTTAAATACTTCAGTATATATAAATTAATGTCTAAATCAATGATTGGTGGTGGAGGAGGTAGTAGTGGAATTAGTGCCAACTATAGATTAGTATTATTGAAAAATCATGTCTTAGGTATAGTTCAAACAGTCTCTTTGGATCCACGTGTAGATTTTAATACAATCATTGTTGAATCAAATGTTTTATCTCAAACAATCCAGACTACTACATTGAATGATGTTAGTGATTCCATTTTGTTGATAAGTGAAAATGTAGAATCTATTTCGGGTATATTAGACCAAATTGAAATTAGTTTGAATGAGGTGTCTATGGATACATTGTTGACTATGGCGGATTCTATAAGTGGTGAAGTTATTTCTATATCCAATGAACTCTATGCCATAGAGACAAGTTTGAATGATGTGTCTATGGATCAATTATTGTCTATGGCGGATTCGATCAGCGGTGAAGTGATTTCTATATCCAATGAACTCTATTCCATAGAGACAGATTTGAATTCTATTTCAATGAATACATTATTGACTCTTGTCTCTAATATAAGTGGTAATATTTATACAATAGAAGGTGAGGTTTCTACAATAGAGACAAGTTTAAACGATGTATCTATGGATCCATTATTGACTATTGCTGAATCTATAAGTGGTGAAGTGATTTCTATATCCAATGAACTCTATGTCATAGAGACAAGTTTGAACGATGTATCTATGGGTCCATTATTGACTATTGCTGAATCTATAAGTGGTGAAGTGATTTCTATATCCAATGAACTCTATGTCATAGAGACAAGTTTGAACGATGTATCTATGGATCCATTATTGACTATTGCGGATTCTATAAGTTATGAAGTGATTTCTATATCTAATGAACTCTATGTCATAGAGACAAGTTTGAACGATGTATCTATGGATCCATTATTGACTATTGCGGATTCTATAAGTGGTGAAGTGATTTCTATATCCAATGAACTCTATGTCATAGAGACAAGTTTGAACGATGTATCTATGGATCCATTATTGACTATTGCGGATTCTATAAGTTATGAAGTGATTTCTATATCTAATGAACTCTATGTCATAGAGACAAGTTTGAACGATGTATCTATGGATCCATTATTGACTATTGCGGATTCTATAAGTTATGAAGTGATTTCTATATCTAATGAACTCTATGTCATAGAGACAAGTTTGAACGATGTATCTATGGATCCATTATTGACTATTGCCGAATCTATAAGTGGTGAAGTGATTTCTATATCTAATGAACTCTATGTCATAGAGACAAGTTTGAACGATGTATCTATGGTTCCATTATTGACTATTGCGGATTCTATAAGTGGGTCAGTTGTCTCTATTTCATATGAAATATTTATCCTACAAAAACAATTTGAATTTATTTATTTGGAAACAAGTAATAATCCTATTTGGAATAATGATGAATTCGATACTTGGGCTGGTAATATAGGTCGAGATTTATCCTATAGTATCATACAAGATAATCTAGATAGTATAGACCAATCCTTAAATAGTATATATAATAGTTCGCTATTATCTACATTGAATCAATACAAAAATATTTTACAACAAATATCATTTGATTCAATAGACCAATCCTTAAATAGTATATATAATAGTT